CCATAGCGTTGGCTTTTTCCTGCGCTAGTCTCTGTGCGTCAGCCTGTGCCGCGGCGGTAAGTGCGGCCTTATCACCGTTACACTTACACCAAGCGCCATTGTTTCCGCCAGAAACCCAGTAAGCGGAAGCCTTCGGAGCCGTACATCCTGACGGACAACCTTGCTTGGTAGCAGTAGCCTCTACATAATCATTACATACTCTTCCACTGCAACCCGCATCCGCTAATGCCTGAGCTTGAGATCTAAGACTCTCTATCTTATCGCTAGCCTGAGCGTTGGCAGAAGACGTGCTAGATGCGCATATAGATCCAGAAGGTACATCCGGATAGGAGATCGTTACTCCACAAGGTCTATCAGATGGACAATTCCTACTAGTAGCAGATCCTCCTTGGAAACCGATCGTATTACAGCAAGCAGATCCATAGCTTAGATATTCCTCTCTTCCACAATCATTTCTGTATAAAGCTACACTTTCGCCAGATCTACACTCAGCCTCTCCTATTCTACTCCAAGAATTAGGATCACAACAGCTATCGCAAGAACCACCTGAGCATCCACAATCGCAAGACTCATGCAACCTGTTCTCAGTCTCGTCAGAGTGACATCCAGTGCTATCAGTCCTTCTATATCTAGCCCAAACATCACCACCTGAGCAATAGTTTCCGCCATCATAGCTCCAACTACTCCAATTAGGAGGAGTATCCTCGCAATCGCCGTTCTTGTTAGCGTAAGCTTGAGCGGCAGTTCTGGTAGCCGAATTACTTCTGAAAGCCTCTTGAACCTTATTGTTGGCATCAGCCTGAGAGACCGTTGATGTTATAGGATCTAATCCTAACGAGCTATAAGGAACCGATATAGCCACACCCTGTTTACAAGAGCCGCAATTATCCTTGTAGAAAGTAGCGCTTCCAGTACCGGTCCATACACAAGTGCCATGCTGGTTAGCGTAATCTTGTCCTTTCTGATCCAGGATCTGCTCTGCCTTGCTTCTGGCATCCGCCAAAGAAACCTTGCTGGTGATAGCCGTGCCGCCGTTGGCTTGTGTGGAGGTCACGGTAATCCTCTGGCCTACCCCGCCTTCGGCGCAGTTATTCTTATAGAAGTCACGGCTTGCCACGTAAGTCCAGGTACATCCTCCGTTCTTATTGGCGTAAGCTTGACCCTCAGCTCCACGAACAGCATTCTCAGCTTTCTTATTGGCGTCGGCCAAAGATATGTTGGAGGTGTACGGATGTCCCGGAAGCTTGCTGCTGCTTACGGATACCATGTCTCCTACGCCGCCATCAGCGCAATTGTTCTTCTGAACCTGGCCGGTATAGCTTCCTGTCCACGTACAAGTACCCTTCGAGTTAGCCACGCTCTGTCCCTGAGCCGTAACAGCCTCCAATGCCTTGGCGTTAGCGTCAGCCTGAGATACACATGATTTGAACTTACCATCAGAGCTAGGAGCCGGATCCGTAACATCATTCTGAGTCACGGTAACAGAGCTTCCAACCCCACCATCCGCACATTGACGGGTGAAGGCCTTAGACGCCGTACCAAACCAGAAGCATGTCTTATTACCACCAGCTATATACCGCTCTTGATTCTCAGGATCAGTGTAGCAGGTATTGGTATTACGTTGATGTAATTTAGAGATACAATCCTTACATACGGTCTCGATAGTCTCCCAAACCGGTTGCTCATCCTTAGTATGACACGTGTCATCATAGTTCTTGTTAACGAACGCCTGACCCATCCTATCGATGTAAGCCTTAGCCAAAGCGTCAGCCTCCTCTTGTGAACGGGTAGAGGTGAAGAACTGACCCATAAGATCCGGGGTTACGGTAATAGGATCAGCATACTGGCAAGTAGGACACTTAGGAGTGAACTCCTTACTATAATTACCGACATATATCTTCAACTCATCACAAGTACCACGATCGTTGGCTATGGCCTGACCTTGTGCCTTGACAGCGGCCTTAGCAAGCTCATCAGCGGCGAACTGGCTCTCGTATGAGTAGAATGGACCTCCGGTTACATCGGCCTCAGTAACGGTAACTGAAGACGGGATAAGACCGGACGGACAGTTATTCTTCTCGAACGCCTCGCTATAATGACCGGTATATTTAGGAGCCTCATGACAAGTACCTTGTTCGTCGGCGATCTTCTGACCTTGATTCATTACAGCGGCCATAGCCACTAAATTAGCCTCATCTTGAGATACGCAAGACTGGAACGGATGACCTTCCACCATATCTTGTGTTACGGTGAACGGATCTCCTACCTGATTAGCGCCACAATTGCTCTTCGTGAACTCGAAGCTGGCCTTACCGGTATACATAGTGGCATTAGAGCAAGTACCCTTGGTGTTAGCCAACTTCTGTCCTTGAGCCTGTACTGCCGTCATAGCCATAGCGTCAGCGGCGGTCTGCGAGTCGTTGGACTGGAATGGGTGTCCTTCTACCATATCTTGAGTGATCGTCACTTTAGATCCTATCTTACACTCACCACAGTTGTTTCTCGTGAACTCCAAAGAAGCACGGCCGGTGTACGTACAAAGGGCATGGATATTGGCAAGAGCCTGCCCTTGGGCGTCAACGGCAGCCTTAGCCTTGCTGTTGGCATCCTCTTGAGACACGGTGGAAGTAAATGGATAACCATCAACCATCCTATCGTTTACCGTATAAGTTCCACCAGTACCAGTACCACAATTATTACGGGTAAACGTACGTGTATAAGTACCGGTATATACAGGAACCTTCTCACACTTACCTTTCACGTTAGCCACATCCTGACCTTGGGCCTCTACAGCCGCCTTAGCCTTGTTATTGGCGTCTTCCTGTGATACAGTAGACCTGAAGTCTCCGGTAACCATCGTCTCATCCACGACGACCTTAGTACCGTATTGAGTCTCATCACAATTGTTACGGGTAAATTCCTTGCTATATTTACCATGATATACGACCTTCTCCTTACACTCACCTTCAAGGTTAGCTTGTTGTTGGGCGTTAGCCTCAAGATCGGCCTTAGCCTTATTGTCAGCATCCTCCTGAGAGATAATAGAGAAGTACTTACCAGCGGCTACAACATAAGTGTAAGGTTGACCGATATGAAACTCATCGCAATTGTTTCTAGTGACTGTCTTCTCCATCCTAACGTTATAGTAGACGTTAGTCTGACAATCGCCACGCTCGTTGGTAATAGCCTGACCTTGCGCCTCCACAGCGTCCTGCGCCAGCTTATTGGCGGCATCCTGTGATACTGTAGAAGTGAACGGATAGCCGGTACACATCTTCTCATCCACGGTAAAGTCAACAGGCGTAGAACCTTCAGGACAATTGGTTCTCTGGAATACCTTAGAATACGATCCAGTAAATACCGGTATCTTCTCGCAATTACCCTTGATATTAGCTATATCCTGACCCTGAGCCTCTACAGCGGCTTGAGCTAAGCTATTAGCGTCTTCCTGGGAAACGATGGATCTAAAGTCTCCTGTAACCATCGTCTCATTAACAACCACTTCCGTTCCGTATTGAGTGGAGTCGCAATTGTTACGGGTAAAGGTCTTGCTAAACTTACCATAATAGATATTCTCCTTAGGCTTACACTCACCTTCCAGATTAGCTTGTTGTTGACCATTCTTTTCAATATCCTCAAGAGCCTTCCTGTCGGCGTCCTCTTGAGAGATAGAAGACACGTACTTACCCTCAGGAACGATGTAAACATATTCCTGACCATCACTGAACTTATCACAATTGTTACGGATAAAGGTTTTCCTTTGCTCCTCGTTATACCAGATGTCAGTTATACACTCACCATGTTCATTGGCGTACTTCTGTCCGTTAAGAGCTATATCCTCCATAGCCTTAGCGTCAGCGTCCTCCTGTGAGATAAACGACTTGTACGTCCGCTCCTCAACCACATACAAGACAACCGAACCGTGCTGGTTGGCTAGACAGTCATCCTTGGTAAACGGCTGAACCATCTTGATATTATAATAAACGGGCTTGGCATCTTGAGCTATCATATACTCCTTAACAACACTACCATCCTTTGACGTTATACGGAACTTAGCCGTACAGATCTGACCGGTGTAATTAGCCTTGTATACGATGTTAAGCTTATTATCGCCTACCCCATGGCTCTTGTCGTTAATGGCAAAGCAATTACCCTCAACGCAATTCTTATCTACTTCCCTTGCCATGTCAATCCTCCTCTATTCTCCATGAAACATTATCTCCGGCCTCTACCCTTACGATCTGGGTATCACCATCCTTATTAAGCGTCAGCCTTTGCGGATCCACATTAAAGGGTGGTTCCGGCTCCGGTTCCTCGCTGCCATCGCCGCAAGTGCAACATACCAGTTCAATATCATACTCGGTATTGGACTTGATATCGATAACGACCTGACCGTTCTCACTAGTTACGTTATCAAAGTCATGATCAAGTATAATATAAGGTATATCATTAGGCTGTTGATTGATATTAACAACCTTGCCATTCAAGACAAACATCTCATGATGCTCCTCGTTATCCATGTTCTTAGGCATGGCTATAACGAAGCTAGCGTCATACAGGTCAGTGGCTCCCGGATCCTCAGGATCGGCGTACACCACGTATCTGCTATCCTCGTCAGGTATCTTAACGGATAACCCGTTGACGTTCATAGACACCATATAGCATTTACTTACCGAACCACCAAGGGTAAGGCAGGAGGCCTTGACCGAGGCGGAGTTAAGCTTGGCGTTGATGACCGCCGTCCCGCCCTCCATGTCAAACATGATATTGGCCGGATCTACGCTCACCCGCTCAATACCCTTCTGGGTTATAGTGGCGAGCTTCGTTACCTTGCCTTTCTCGACCGCCACGTAAGTCTCCCTAGGCAACCTACCCATCCATCCCGGCTCTACCTTAATAGCGACCTTATCTGGTCCGGTACCGGAAATCTTGTCGTAGGACACCCATGAGGAACCTTGCTCGATCTTAGCAAGAATATCTTTTAAATTATTCATATCATTCCGCTTGAGTTATAGTCCATTTATCACTCTTACCTACGATAATCTCCAGAATCTGCTCACCGCCCTCAGGAGGATACTCGAAGTTAGTAGGCTTAATCTCAAATACACTGGCGCCTCCACAACCAAGATCGCAGATCATGTCCGGCAGCCATCCCTCCTCGAAAAAGCGCTCTATAAGCTCCCTGACGGCCTCCGAGAAAGAGTCAAGCTCCAATCTATCGGCCGGGACAGATCCTTTCTTAAGTGTCTCACCACATACCCAACCGTCGCACTCGGAAGCCAATACCGTATCATATACTCTATTAGCCATAACAAGATGAATTTAAAATATTACTATTTAATGTAGTATATACGATATTAACATCAGCGAACTCATCGCCCATGCAATACCTTTTCTTGAACTTAACGGATCTACCAGAAACGACATACCCGTCGTTAGGTACGATAGTACCGCAGTAGGTCACGCTAAGAACATTCAGAGGCTCGTATCTTAACCTTACGGCCTGCACTCCTTTAAACGAATCCCTTTGGATAGACGCCGTTGCTCCAGATACGGCAACCAACTTCCTTACCAGAGACTCGATTACGCTATTCATGCCATCTCCGTTCCTGATATCTGCCTCAGGAAACGACTGACCATCATATATGATCTGGGAACTGTAGATACTACACTCATTCCCAGGTCTATATTCCGGCTTACATGGATTACAGTTATTCCTCATATCAAATCAATTTATTAATCATTCTCCTTAATTCAAGTATCTCAGCATCCCTGTCCCTTATGGCTTTTATCATAGCGTTAAGGACATCAGACATATCGCAGCTGGGAGATAATCCCAATGACTCCACACGTACCTTGTCTCCGGGATAAATACAATCAGTGCTCATATACGTAGAACATGGCACCTTCGTCTCATCTACAGTAGGCCTGTATTGCTTCTTGTTACAACCATTCATTATTACCATACCTCCTCTTCTGCACCATTATCACCGCCGCCATTACCGGCGTTGACAAGCTCGTTTATAATTTTCTTCAAATCCAGAACCTCACGATGGTATAAATCTATCTGCTTATCCCTAGACGCTATAATACGCCTCAATGAGTCTATAACAACAGAAAGATCCGTGCCTTTCTCTATACCATCCACCACCAACTCATCGCCTGAGTATAAGACGCATTTATCATATAAAACTATAGGACATCCATAGCCAACACAAGGCTCGTCCTGACAATCCCGATCGCAAGGATCACAAGGATCCTCGGGGCATTTGTTAAGAAACTTGTCTATCTTAACGCCATGACAACACTCTTCGGGACGTTCCCGTGAATGATCATGACAACAACCACCTGAATTACACATATGAATAATATTAATGTTTTTAGCAAAGATACAGATTTGGTTTGATTATAAGACAACAAGACGTATGAAACAATAAGAGGTAGAGACCATAAGCCCCTACCTCCAAACACTAAATCAACTATTATGGAAAACTAAACGCGCATCATCACCAATAACATTGATCCTCTTGATCAATATTCTCAATCCATTTCTCGCACTCAAGATTAAGATCAGCGTACTCCTGCCCCTCTACCATCAAAACCTCACGGGCTTTGGCGTTGGCATCCTCAACCGATATCCATGATCTAAACCTATTGGCTTTGATAGAATAATATACCCTACCTGATTTATATCCAAACGGGCATACCTTCTCAAACCAATCACCGATCGTAGTATTATAGAATACAGGGGAGCAACTACCTTCGGAGTTAGCCTTCTCCTGTCCTTCTTTCATGAACTTCCTATAAGCTAACGTATCAGCATCAATCTGGGATATATCGGATATGACGGCTCCGGCTGGCAATTCATACACAATACCTTCTTTACCTGATGTCCCAGCCTCACAATCGTTCTTGTAGAAAACGCCACGAAAAGGCTGTGAGGCCCAGTCCTCGCAGCAAGCCCCGACGGCGTTGGCCTCACCCTGCCCGATCCGTCCCAGCTCCGCCCTAGCCTTATCATTGGCGTCTTTCTTGGATACGTATGACACAAACCTACCTTCCTCTACGCATATTTGCTCCTTGGACCCCTTACCGCTTACGCAATCGTTTTTAATAAACTCATCGCATACCTGATCATTATACCATACAGCCGGTATTATGTCGGCATATGTGTTGGCGTAATCCTGACCGTTGGCATTGACATCATCCTCAGCCTTACTATCAGCCTCTTCCTGCGTATCGCCAAAATAGACGTTGGCCGGGACCCGGTAGTCAACAGAGCCGCCCACGTACCCGGCAGGCGGGTTGTTTCTGGTGAACGTCCGTACTATTTCTTTATTTCCATATATCATCGTAATTCACTTTGTCACAAAGATAGATATTTTACCGACATGAGGCACATAACCGTAAATGCAAATACGCAGTTACCTGATTATCATTTTTGGGCAAAAATGGAATTAATTATCCCAGTGATTAAACGACTCCGATCCGGCGAACACCCCATAGTCCCTAAACATACCTCCACACAATATGAAATCACTTTTCTTGCTACCATTTATAGATGACAATATGTATTTATATCCCTTGCCTGTTATGTAAATAGTCCTAGCATATATAACCTTACCAGATTCGGTGCATATATTCTTATCACGATAATGAGCGAATCCTTTCCTTACAGCATTAGCCGTAATCTCCCAATCTCCATTAACCTTAACCCTTTTGACTATTATCTTTATCTTAACAAGAAAATCACGTAGACATCTATCACTTATGATTATATCATTCTGCTCAAGTTTCTTGGCCAAATCCCTTATCAGCAAATCTGACTCTCCAGACATGATAAATGACTCGGAAAACTCTATATCCTCTCTCTTCGATTCAAGAACCTTAGCCATCTCCTCGGCTTTGGCCTTCTCCTCTAACGCCAGCTTCTCGGCGGCAACCCTGCCACGATATTCCTTAGCCCAAGCCTCAGCAGCGGCGGGAGGATCATTAAAATCAGGAATCACGCATTTGCCTGTAGTAAGAAGCTCTTTAATCCTGTCCAAGCACCATAACCTGAAATCAACGCTAAGCCACTGAGCGAAATCTAAAGCCAGATCCTCACACATCCATGTGCCAGGATTAACCGTACCCCTGATAATCGTAACAGGCTGAAAATCAGCATTACCATATTTTCTGGTAATGGCATTAATTAACTCATTTACAGAAGATAACGATAAATAATCATTTGGTCTCTTTTTAAATGGCTTCGCCATTTCGGTAGCATTCACATAAGTAATACCGTTCTCTGTTTTGAAAGTTATATCACAACCGTTGTAGCTAAATATTGTAGATAATCCGTTTTCGTTGGATTTAGACGCCAAAATCCTACTACTATTATTCATAGAATCATTGGAAATAATTATATTTGCACTCATAATAAATAACCTATGTCCATTACATCGTGAGATATGATGGACATACAAAAATAGCCAATCGAATCGTCTATGACAAATCAATTGGCTATTTTTTATATCCAACGCATAAAGATACTTTACAACTTACAAGAGTATCTATCTAACCTACTTGTTTAGAAGACCCCTTACAAATTGGATACTTGATTAACAGATACTCAATATCTAATAGTACCTCATAAATAAATATCCATACCGTTGATTATCACCAATGTCGATTTTTCTCCATTGGCTCGTTATCCATTACAAATCTTATCCTCCAAAGCATAAAGAACTTTAGCCACGGTCTTATCGCCACTTACCTTCACGCAAGACTCACCAAGATCCCGGACGTCTATAGCCTCCCTGATACGGGTTAGCTCTTCGTATATCTCCTCTATCACGTCGGAGATCATAACGCACTCACCAGAATCCTTATATTTTGACCACTCTGGGAGATCGCCCTCGTAAGGTACGCAAGTGGACGGAGTTATATGTAAACAACTGTATTTTTTCATGCCAGTAACTTATTAACACGTTCCTTTAACGATCTTACCTCATCCGGGCATAACCCGCAATCATTATCGCATAATGACCTTTGTAGACAAATTATCTTGCCCCAATAAGATACATCGGGCTTGTCTCCGATTCTATACCTATGATACCTCATGTATCCACTCCATTGACAAGACAGCCATTCGTCTACAGCCTTACATAGATCTAATCTATCAAGGTTTGATATAGATTGCGCGCCCATCTAGTATCTCCTTTCTCATTTCTTGTACCTCCTCATCAGGCGGGCATCCATATGGCAGATTCTTGATCCATTCACGGATCTTCTTCTGCATGTTGAGATAGACGATACCCACGTCACCTATGGTACGGGTCTGTTTGTATATGCTCACCACGTCACGCTCCATGGTCTTCAACGGATCAAGCATAACCATACAACCGGCAGTGCTCCTAGAAGCGTATTCCATATCGCTAACAACGGTAGAGGAAGCACGATTCATCATACTTCTCTCAATTCTTTCCCTCTCGGCCTTCAACGCCTTTTCCTTACAAGTATTACAACCCATAATTATATCTTTAAAATTCAACAATCCACGCAATTGGTAGCCATCTCAAGAAGCTCTCCGACACGATCAATGATCTCATGAGCCGCCTCTATATTATCCAACCTGACGTTAGCTTCCGCTACAGTCATAAGCGTCTCCATCTCCTGTATCTTATTTATAAGATCCTTATCCTTATCCTCGCATAGGATATCAGTCTTAATCCATAGCCGATCAAGACGTCTGCGTATAAGATCCGTCTTAAGATACTTGCGACTGAAGTTGTAAGTAGAAGGGCTACCTATGATCTTGATATCATATATACCATCAGGTAGATCAAGGTACTTGACATTACAATCATCGTAATTAAAGCAATTGAGGCCTAATGTTAGGCTAGTAAAGGTATTGACCTGATTCTTGCCAAGGAACAACGTAACGGGGTCGGACATGCCCGGCGTAGTGATCTCGATAATCGCCTTCCTGTCCTCCAGTAGCCCCCACTCAGACTCATCCAATACCTGAAGCACCTTAGGATCACGTGTCTCTAGCACCTGAAATGACAGCCGAATATCATTCATGTTAACCTTCTTATCGTACCGGCACAAGCTATCGTCATAACGAGCCTGCATATCAAGATCCGGGACATCGGTATAATATGTCTTGACCTCATGACCGTTGATAAACACCGATGTTATCTGGCAAACATGAGACCTAGCGACATCGAAAAACACCATCCTTACATTACCCTCATAATCAACGCCAGATGTCGGGTATGTCAATATCTGGGTATTATACTCACCATCGTTACGTCTAGCCACGACAGTAATAACGATAGGTTTCTCTATATCGTAATCATCCATGATAATCCTTGCGGCGAACTTATCATGAATTATCTTCGGTATGATATTTATCTGATTCATCTTTACTACTTTTAAGCAAAGATACAAAATAGGGTCATACCAATACAATAAACCTACTTTTAGATAAACCCTAAGGCATTAACTATATCATCACGATCACCGATAAAACCTTTATCAATCATCATAGAAAGCAAATCGGTAAGAGTAAAAAAACCATAATCGTCAACATACGGTCTACTTAACAAAACAAACAATATAGATATTATGCGATTGTCTTCCTTGGCAATATCAAATAGCTTCAACATGTCATCTGACATATAATTTCCTACATTCAAACTTACCATGTCGGACAATGGCAGATAATCAATATTCCCATCACCACTATGAATAAGATTGCTACAATAACTCAATATAGGATCAACGCTATCATCATAATCATCAGAATCGCAATTGACATAATCGACAATTAAACGCATCACCTTATCTTTCAAATAGAGAGAAGAACATTTAATAGCCAAATCCTTAACATCCCCACCATCATATTCCCCAAGAAGCTCTATCATCATAAATATATCCACCCATATCATAGACAGTCGTTCGTCAACAATATACATGAATGTGCCAGAATCCATCAAATCTTTGACTATATCTTCAGATTCATCTAAAGAATCAAATAATGATGATACTTTAAAAAGTTGCTTCTTATCATCAAACACCGTATAAAAGTCATGTGATTTTATATTAACCATAATATTAGAAATTAAAATTGTTAGACAAATAGTTGTAAATTTTATAGAAAATCATAGAAATAACTAAGACATCCTACTCCATTTTAGACGCTTCAACACAACCGGCAACCCGGCTGCTCTGCGTCCGTATAGCCGCATCAACTCCTACGGCTTGTATGTTTATCGCTGCGTTGAGATCCCTGTCGATCTCCAAGCCACAATCTTTACAAACAAATGTTCGATCCGATAATTTCAGATCTTTATTCTTCCGGCCACATTTTGAACATGTCTTTGATGATGGATAGAATCTGTCTATAATAACTAGTTCTTTACCATACCACCTACACTTGTATTCAAGTTGGTTACGGAACATCGAGAAAGAAGCGTCAAATATAAAACCGGCAAGTTTGTGGTTCTGTAGCATACCTGAAGCATTTAGATCCTCAATGCAGATAACATCGTAATTATCTACCAGCATCGTGGTCAAATTATGCATGTACCATGAACGCTTGTTGGCTATATCACGATGAAGTCTTGATACTTTTAGCCTGCATTTGTTTCTTCGATTACTTCCTAATTTCTTTCTCGATAAATGCCGTTGCATCCTTTTTAACTTCGCTTGGTTCTCACGAAGAAAATGAGGATTCTCAACAGCAATCCCATCAGATAATGTAGCTAATGTCTTAATCCCTAAATCAACTCCGACTGTTTTGCTAGTTTTCTGTTTGTAGCACTGTTCTGTTTCTACAAGAACTGATACGAAGTATTGACCAGCACGGTTCTTTGAAACGGTACAGGAGATAAAACGAGCGTTATCCGGGATTTTACGATCAATAACAATCTTAACCCATCCGATCTTTTCGATCCGGATCTTATTGTCAGTGATTTTAAACTTCGGGAATGGCAACCTAAATGACTGGTTGTCATGTTTATCTTTATAATTCGGTTTACCGAGTTTTTCTTTTCTGTTCTTGTTGAAGTACTGTCTGGAGAACTCAATAAAATCACGTTGCTTCTGCTGTAAGGTAGCTGCCGATACTTCATTTAACCAAGGTTTTTCAATAACAAGATCCGACTTTGTCGGGAATTTCGGATTAGGGTTTGTTTCTTTATCGTATGAGTTAAATGAGTCAACACAAGCATTCCATATAACACGAACACATCCGAATGTTTTTGCAAGAAGTTCTTCTTGTGTTTTGTTCGGATACATACGATATTTATATGAACGATTTATTAGACTCATTATCAATTCATTTAATATATCAAATATACAAATAATTCTATGATTTTACAATGGATTACTATCGATTTTGTAATTATTTAATCATACTGCGATTCAATATAATCGTCAAGGAACGGTGTGCTATTATCAGGAATCCACACCTCATCAGACAACGCGGCCATGCCAAACTCATCAGCTATCTCATCCCCAGACACATAATCATAAGCCTTGACGCCAAAAATCTTAATCCTTTTAACCTTGCCAAAAGCGGACTTGACTTCCTTTATCTTCCTATCCAACTTCCTCACCCCATCGACGAACTCAGAGAAAGTGACACCACGCTCATCTAAATAGCTCTTTATAGCCCTCTCTATGGTCTTGATACTGACATTACCAAAACCCTTCTTCCTGACCTTGTTCTGAACCTTTTCCTTAAAAGAAATGCTCACCCCGTTGTTCTTGGAGGACACAAAATCCTTAAGGTCACGTTTCCTGATCGAATCCATGGAGTCATAAACAACACGTTTGATATCCTCGGCGCGCTTCCTATTGCACTCATGGGCTTTATAGGTAGGATTATTTATATTTCGTTCATCCTCTAGCTTGCGATGCTTAGGAGGGCAATTGTCCCAATAATAATACCTCGCATTGTTGCTATGCACAAAAAGATCAGGATGCTCCTTCTTCGCCTTCCTTACCATAGCATAATAACCGTGTACAACAGCCACGTTAACATAACTGATCAAAAGCCACCTAACTAACTTTATCTGATAAGCAAGATTATCACCACCAAAACGATGATGCTTGATATAGTAATTAACTATTTCATTCACAAAGTAATAGAACCACTTGATGTTGTATTGGACCCCCAGCGCCCTAAACCTTATAGGGTCAAGACATATGATAAGAATGCCTATCAACGTCTCCGATATCGGCTTCTCAAGTATCTCTGACTTGGATGATGATTGACGCTTTATCCTAGGGTTATCGCAACAAGGATTAGCATTGTCATTAAGCAAATAAAGTAGGATGACCTTGCCGGAATCCCTCCTCAAGGCCCTATTTTCTTCTGACATCCTCTTTTTTTCTGAGGAAGAGACGAATTGATCAAATATAAGCATTATCTTTGCCATAATTAGATTTGGTTTTAGCACAAAGATACTAAAAACTTTGTCATTTCAAAATGAGTGCTTGTGAAAGTACTCATTTTTTTGTTTATGATCACGGCTTTTTACGGCGATCGCTATGGTCGAAATCCAACTTGGACATTGCGTAGGGAGACTATCGTAGGGATAGTTAAGAAAAGAGATGCATTTATTTATCCACCTTCTTTTATAAACACAGTTGTCTATTTTGTGACATGTGACATAGGAAACTTTCGCCCCTTAAGAAGGGAGTCTCATTATAAAGATTTTCTTTATTTATTTCATAAGTTGATTGATTAAAAAGAGTTAGCTAACGCTTTGTTATTATCTAAAGTATATAACTTAAATACATTAACTTAATAATCTGTAGTAGATTGAAAATATAAGATCTTAATAATAATGTATATCAATGATTTAGTTTAGTGTATTTTTGACACATACTTATGTTATCGATGGATCTTTGATCGACAAATAACTACCTATATCAGACGTTAATATATTGACATGCTTACTTCTTTCCAACGCTTAAGCGTAATATGCCAAGGGGAAAAGAGAGGTGGGCTACGAGTCGCTCCGCTCCTGGCCGGCCGTGTGGGGATACCTCCTGCCCTGCCTCACGGAGCCGCCACATTTCCTTTTGGTGTCAATAAGTGTAGACCTTGAAAAGACATTTCCTCAAACAGTATACTAGATAAGGGATTTTCTTTAAGGGATATTCTAGTTGAGTAAAAATCTGGTCAAAGAGGTTGTTTGGTCAAAGACAAAATTTTATATTCGCGATGCGGTCGGTTGGATGAGTGGTTTAGTCGGTGGTCTGCAAAACCATCTACCTCGGTTCGAATCCGGGACTGACCTCATTTTGGTTTTGGTTGGTACGTGGGTAAGGATGAATGGCAAGGGATTATGGTAGATCATAATCCCTTTTCATTTAGGAGGATCAAAATTAGACGTCCATCTAGCTACATCACTTATCCTAAAATTATCTATCACAAAAGATCCTCTATTACTGCCATCCCTTTGTCTATTAAAATCTATATTATATAACCTCAACGAATAACTAGGGCATTGTAACTGCCCCACAAGAATACCATTAATAAAACAAAACAATTTATTATCAATATTCCTTGCCATAGCAACATGATACCATCTACCAACATTTACATTACCTGCATTGATCCCATATAATCCTCTATAAGTGGCGAAATACAAACATAAGCCATTATCATTTGCTATACCAAAATAAAAAATACCATTAAACCATTCATGACCAACAGCGCAGCCACCAATGATAGCTAATGGCTTATACCAAAAATCAATAGTAAATGGATCTCCATCGTTAAAATAAATGGATGACAATACATTGGATGTATCGATCATTCCATAAGAATCGGACGTATTCGTGTATTTGTATCCAGTCCTTGTAAGATCTGTAGCGAACTCCCCTCCCTTGATGCTTAAACCATCCTCAATATTAGGGGGGGGGTATCCATCAACCTTAAAATTATTATCAAATCTCATCAAAAACCTTGTATGTTCATCAACAAGATCATCATTATTATTATTCAACATTCTTCTTCTCATAAAATCTTTATCCTCTTTAATATATATACCAATACCAACAATATCATCAAGATACCAGCTACTATCCATACTATAGGCCATCTTGATTCTTTCTTATCATCTACATCCTTAGATTTGATATCTATCTTATTGTCCAAATCCTTTATATCATTCCTCGTCTTATTGACTCCAACGGAATCGGCCGTCACCGTGCTGTCCCGCCGGCCAATGACGATATGGGTATCTGTCTGCGAGGACACCGGCCGTTCCCCCGTGGCAGGATCAACATCCTTGTCCGTATCGAACTTCCTCTCCGTTATAACAATATCGGCATTAAGATCAGATGTCTTGATCTCTACGATCTTCCGATCCATGACCTCATCTATCATCGTCTCTATCCTGCTGATCAACCGGCTATCAATAGACGTTTCGCTAACCTGCCTCCTGCTTCCGCAAGAGGACAGGGACAGCGACAGACCTAAACAAAAAACAGCCCTAAGACTTATCCTTAACCTCATCATCAGCAATCTTCTTTATATCGTCAAACGTCTCGTCAGGTATGTTCTTGGAAAAACTAAACATCTTGAATACGTTTATCCTCTTAAACACAGCCTTGAATACCTTAACCAAATAAGCGTCAGCGAAAGTATCCCCTATGGTATTCAAGAAAAGCATGACATATCCCACAAGGGCTATATACACACCATATTTGGTTACGGTAAGTATCATACTAGCCTCCTCCTCGATCGGGTATAGCGTCTTATATATAACACATAATGTCATTACTATAAAACAAGACAAAGCGAACTCCTTAAGAATATCAGTTAACCTGACCTCCCTAAGCCATCTCTTAAAACTAAACCGTCTTCTACGGCTTCGTCGGAGCTTCCAGCCCCTTACGCTTTGCGCTAACCTAGCCAAGAAATTCGCTATTAATACTATAAGTAATACGGTCAATAAATGGTGTACTGGCTGGAAATAAGCCCAACAAGAGGCACCATACGCAAGCGCAATATTCCACAAAGCCCCCACTCGCTCTATCATGTCTTTGTCTTTCATTTTATACCCTACTCGCAAAGTTAACTACTATACCATTAAGTACCTAAAACACCACGGCATGTATACCGTTCCTCGTGTCAAGACTATCAAAATGCAACCAACCCACCTTCCCTTCAAGCCGGAAAGGATATGGTAACATATCTTGATGATCCAAAATCAAGCCTCTGGCCTGTTCCGCCGTCATTGACTTGACATCGAAATCCCCAGCCTTACCCAACACATGAGCGGATAGATAAACATCCTTCTTATCCTTGACAATCTGGCACATGTTGCATCTAAGACCACGCTGGGAAAGCTGTCCTTGCTTATCCCAGTTATTACAATACATAGGCTGTTTGATTATATCCCTACGCAATATAAGTAAATTATGGAGAAACCCTGTGTCAAGGAACTGCCACGATCTGTCCTTCCACTTATTGTACGTATGAGGACATACCAATTCTACTATATCAAAATACAATCCAAGTTCTTTTATGATATCATTTCTATCCATATTAAGCCGGTTTTATCGTCCATCTCTGGGCGTAGTTATTTTTTAGCACATATATCTTCTCCATAGGTGTAGCGGGAGACCCGTTGGACTGGCCTTTCACGAATCCCTCGGGGGCCTGCTCCGTGCCGGAAGGACGCTGGTTTTCGGTTGGATAAATAGCATTATACATGCTTACCGAAAGACTATAGAACTGGTTCCTCTTCCCATCCTTAGCCACGGATGTCATAGTAATCTGATCCCATCCTACAACAAGGTCGTAGAAAGAGTTCACGAAATCATCTGATCTTTTTTGGCTATGAGTGGATGCATTCACGTTAAACCATGTAATAGCCCTCATCTCATAAATATAATCCGGAAGCTTATCCATTCTAAGACTATTGCTATTAGCTGCAATGAAACCAGTAAGATGTTCCAATCCCCTTCCAGACATATTATCATCATTCCAATTCGTCCTCCTCTCTCCATTCTTCCAGTCATCTAAAAAAATAAAATCAGTAATGTTAGGATTTATCTTATCTACCTCAAAAAAAGGGAGGGTGTTTATATCAAAATAATTCCACATATCAGAAGGGCCTTGAGTTATATTCAACGAAGTTAATTTAGGAAGATCATTAAACTCCTTTATATACCTATCCAAATAACATGAGGACAATTCAAGGGTTTGAAGATTTTTCATATTCTTTATATTCCTTATCCCGCTAGATTCTATATCACTAAGATCAAGCATATTAAACATACTTAAATAATACACCTCAGTCTTACTAGTTATAGCCTCAGGCATTTCAGTCATTCTTTGCCCTACATTTGAAAGATCTATATAAATTAATTTATTAGATCTCGACAATTTATCTACCGGTATGCCATCATTAACATACATCGTATACGATACGACCAAAAATTCAAGACCTGGAATATCTACGATCGGGAAAGCCGTCATCTTACAAGTTTGAATATTGGCATAATAAATATCACAAGTAAAATCTATCGACACAGCCCGTTGTACGTCTCTCCTCCCATCAGCGTAAGCATGATTATCCACAGGTACGTATTGCGATCCATCCTCCTTCCTGAACCACCACGTAGTATTGGGATTTTTCCTGTGTTGTATTGCCAAAGAACGGAATATAATACGATAATTATCCTGCCCTTGTACCTTGGTCATAGGAAACTGTTCCTTTATTCCATCCCCCCAATCCACATTAGCCATACCGGGCTTTCTGGATCTAAACTCAACAAACGTATTAAAAGGATTATCAACGACAGGATCGGGTACATAATTATAATCATCGGTATAAAAATTTCTAAGTGCCCTGTCCCATGTAGTGAACCAAACGAACTTATTTGATGAAGCCTCATATTTATATAATGTCTTAGCCATTACCTATCTTGTTAAAATATTCTACAATAACATTCCTGTCCAATCCCATAGAATCACATAAATACTCCCCTTCAGGTTGACCCCCAAACGATAATACCTTATCCGTATCATGAGCTAAAACATCTCCATTGCCTACAAAGGTACGCCCATCATCAAATACGATAAGCTTATATGGCTTATACGACCTCGTGTCAATATCAGAAGACCGTATTGACCTTAACACCGAAACCTCTGGCGCCATACTAAACCTCCATCCATAATTATTCATAAGCACATAAACCATCTCCATAGGAGTCGACGGAGAGCCATTAGACTGACCCTTTATAAAACCAGAGGGAGCCTGTAATACGCCACTAGGCCTTTTATCAACAGGATTGGCAGCTAAATACATACTTAGATACAATCCATAAAACTGATTTCTTTTGCCATCGGAAGCAGAGGAAGACATAGTGAGATAATCAAACCCCATCACCTTCTCATATAATGTTGATATAAACGTATCACATCGACTTTGGGTTGACAAGGAGATATGCATATAAAAACCACTCATAGATCTCATCTCATATATATAATCCGGTAGATTACTTACATCTATATTACTATAGCCATATGAGGCGGTAAGGCTAGTGATATTTTCCAGCCCCTTGCCGATCATATACGGATGCCAGCTCACGACAGACCCATACCATCTATTTATATGGTCGAAGGTCCTTAAGCTAGGATTTATCTTATCCACCTCATCCATAGCCGGGCATGTATTAGGGTCAAATGATGGCATAGCCACTCCCGGGGATATATATAATTCTTTTAGCTTGCTAAAAGACAGCCATTCCCTTGGATATACCCTAACCCTGCAACCTGCTAAAGATAATGTTACAAGATTAGGCCACATAGAGGGGAATTTCCTTATATTAGAAGACTCCGTATCATTAAAATCAGCCGTTCGACTTAAATTAATGCCTTTTAACTTAGTCAACCTATCCCAATCGTCTGGTATGGATGTCAATGTCCCTACACCTAATTCGTTAAGTGTTATATACTCTATATTTACCGATCTACGTATCCTATCTTTAGGGATATCGGTTATATTCCCATCGCCGGTAATGGATAAGATTAAGTTGATAATACTTGGGGCATCTAATATCGGGAATCCTACCATCATTATCCTCGCTGTTTGAACGTATGTAATATCATTCGTAAAAGTCATGGTAATGACCCGCTCTTTATCTAGCCCGTCAGCGTAAGCATGATTAGGCGCAGGGATATACTCACTCCCATCTTCCTTATAAAACCACCATGGATGGCTATCCGGATTCTTACGATAACTTATATCCCTTCTCCTGAACATCAACCTATATCGCCCGTATATGGATTCGCTCCTATCCTTCACGAAAGGGAATTGCTCTTTATTCCCGTCACCCCAATCGACCTCGCACATTCCTGGGGTCTTGGAATAAAACTGTATACTCTCATTGTAATTATTAGCATCCAATATAGGATCAGGCACGTCATCAGTAGTATCATTCCTGCTAACGCCCCTAAAAGCATATTTGCCTTTAGTAAAAAAGGTTATAGACCCTTTATTCGTATCCTTACATATCAACTTCATACCTCTCCCTCCTCTATTCTTCTAAAATACTCGACAACAGGTGAACTATCAAGCCCTAGATTACTACATATATCTATAGCCTCGTATTTATCGGCAAAACTGTACTTGGACATGCTTTCATCTAGCACGTCTCCGCTGAACACGGATACATGCCCGTCCTTTACGCCAAGAACGAACGGGGTGATCCTGGTCTTCCCCGCCCGCCGTGCCCTCGTAAGGGCGGCCTTGGAAGCCGGGGCAGGTGCCAAGATCCACGTCTGCCCGTAGTTGTTGGTAAGCACATACACCTTCTCCATAGGCGTCGTAGGATTACCATTACTAACGCCCTTCACGAACCCCTCAGGAGCCTGATAAACGCCAGACGGTCTCTTATTAGTAGGAGCTGAGGCAGAATATAAATCTAAGGTAAGTTTATAAAACTGATTCCTATTACCGTCAGAAGCCGTCTGTGACATCGTTATATAATCCCACGACATCATCTTATCATAAAACGTATTTACGAATGTATCAGCTCTATCCTGTGTATTTATAAACCTACCACCATCACGCAAATTCCATACCCTAAATTCCCTTATCTCATACAAGTAATCCGGAAGATCGTCTACCGGCACCGTACTTGAAGAACAATATGCCCGCTGAATCTTGTTCAACTTCCCTCCTACCAGATCTTGTTTCCATGAGCTACCATTACCCATAAAAGCAACGCCTGCCTTATCATCCCCTACCTTATCCACCTCATCAAATACAGGTATATTATTCCTATCGCTTATAATATTTATATCCACAGCCGGAATAGAATTAAAAGCTGGATCATAAGAAGGGATGTTACACCAATTGAAATTAAACTCGGTAAGATTCTTCCATTCAGAGAACCTTCTCCAATTAGAATCAGGATCATCCCCGAAATTAAAAACGCTATTGCATCCGAAATACCTCAGGTCTTTCATATTTAAAAAACCTTCTGGCCAATTACTCCATACACCAGAATGAGAAAAAACTCCCATCTGTATATTACGAAGATTAACGCTCTTGCTTATCCTGTCATATGGGATATCGCCATTTTTTAAAACGGATCTAATCACAGCAAAATAAGTTATATCAGGAAGATTAGTTATAGGGAACTCATGAAGGACAATACCATCCATATTAAATTCCCCATCAATTACGTTAGAGAACCTCATCGTAACCTCTCTACGCCTGATATCGCTATATTTATGTGGGGGAACCGGTATGTATTGTGAGCCATCCTCTTTCTTATACCACCATACGGTATCATCCGGATTCTTCTTATACTCAATGTCAAGAGACCTAAATACAATCCTATAAAAACCATCAGATACCTTAACTAAAGGATATTGATCCTTTGTTCCGTCCCCCCAATCAACGTCCACGAATCCTGGCTTTCTTGTCGAGAACCTAAGACTGCGATTAAAAGCATCCGCTGATATTATCGGATCGGGTATATAATCAGCGCCCTTACCATCATAACAAGGGAACCTGTCCTCATTCACTATAAACGTGACATAGGACGCTACCGTGTCGTATCCTGCCAAAAAAGCCATACCATTAATTTATTGAGGTTATATCATAAGACACCCATTCCTTATATCCATTAACCATCTCATATACTTTGTTGATGGTCTTGCATACGACAGCGAATCCGATATCCACGTTAGGGAACTTCTCGTTAAGCTCATCAATAGTAAGTTCCCTGACAATACTCTCATCCCATTTCCTCATCTCCTTTACCTCCATAAGGATCGGTTTTCCGGTTACGCCTACGCTCATCACCCATTCTCCCTCACGGTTGGAGTCAGCCAGATCCGGGAAGATCGTAACGCCAAAAAGATCGGAGAGGGTAAAGGTCTCGCCGGTACGGGTGAAGGACGCCGCCGCCCCAGGCGTAAGGACCACCTCGTTCACGGCCAACAGGCTCGTAAGTTTATTGGCTCCTCCTGATACCGTGGCGTTAAACACGACAGTAACATTGCCGGTAGCGCTATTAACGAACTTGATCTCATCCTTATCGCTATTTATAGCTTGTAAACGTGATCCAGATACGATATTCACGATCTCATAGTTCTTGTCATAAGTGCTTTGCAACGTGACATTACCATATCTTGTATCAATCAACGTAATCCACTTAGCCTTACCACCTACTATCTCTACAAGCTTATAAAAAACGTTATTACCATCAGCGTCAACCCATCTAGCTATAGCTCCAGGAGCGAAATTAGTCACCTCCCGATCTTGGGTATAACTTACAGTGCTTTCCGTAGGCTTATTAGTCAAAGTAACATAAAGGCATTGCTCTACGTCGGCTTCCATCTTAACTATCCCAGCTCCATCGTAATAATAATCAGGTACGTTTTTCTCTCGTATCAACAAGATGGTACCTTCCTTAAGCTTGTCGGCATTGGTAGGATCATCCACAAAAGACTTCATCTGGATATAGGTATCAAAGATGATCGACGTACTCTTATCCTCTATCTTCTGGTTGATATCATCAACAATATTATTAATCTCATCTTTCGTATAATAAGGAGACAAATCCACCTTCGGACCTTCCTGCTCTAAAGCCTGAGCTCCATCCCACCAATAATCAGGCACATCCTGCTCCCTGATCCAGAAGCTGTCCCCCACACGGAGCTTAGCCGTGTTCTCCGGAACCGCCAGCCACTCATTCATGGCATCGACCGTATCAAAGATATACGCCGTGTTCTTGCCCTCGGCTATACGTCTTACGACAGCCAACTCGCTCTCGACATCGCTAAGTCTTTCCTTTATATTATTGATCTCCCGCTCCAGCTTATCATAATTATCCTCCTGATCTATAGCATCGCCTATAGACATATAGACCTCATTGGTGAGCTTATTATAAGTAATACGGGCTACTTTCTCGTAAGATGTCTTATACGACCCAGCTCCTTTATGGGTATTACATACAAAATCATATGTATTCTGATATACTACAGATCCACCGGTATTTATAAAATTATATCCATCTTGGCTCATCGTACCTCCCTTGTATCCGACAAGCTCAAAAGAGCATTTACCCGTACCTTTAGACCCAAACCATGTAGCGTAGGTCATGAAATACGTCTCTTCAGGTAGGATATCATAATACTTAGCCCTTAAATCCTTAACCGACATCCAAACACATTCCTTACCGGAACCGGTATTATCACCACCCCATTTAAGAACTTCTCTAACAGAGCTATCTCCATTTCCGGGGCCAGACCAACCTACAGCAAGATTATCTATGGTGGGAACATTAGAATTAAGGGCTTCCGTCATCGTATCCAAGTCCCTTCCGGAACTTGACTCCCATAAATACCTGAAAGTGACATAATCGACATCCCCGATCTTAATGCCTCCGGTATTGCTGGGATATGTCTTTGTGACTAACTCATAATACCATTTACCATCACGAAAGGTAACCCTTATCCGCTCTACCTGCTTGGGGGATATGGAGACATAAGATCCTCCCACGGAGATATTATCGCCATCATCCGCCCTAGAGGTACCGTCCTTTGGATCCTCGGGATCTACGGGGGTGTAGATAGTAGCCTGCTTATCCCCGGCGTTGATAACAACTATATAATAACTGTCTCCGTCAAGACCCTCATCATGAGCCATAGTGACAAAACCTTGCTCGCTATCCGGTCTCCATTCAACGACAACCATATGCTTGTCCATAGGTATACCAGAAACGCTGTTAACGTAGTTGGTTGACGACATGAAAATAGCATGGTCATCATAAGCCTCATCTACACGTTGATGCTTAGTAGCCAATCCGTCAAGACGAGATATTTCTGTGGGGTCGGAAACCTCGACCCCATTATAATCATACCATTTATATCCTATCATCGTATTCTCACGACGATATTTCCTTTTTCTTATGACCTGACCTCCAGCTAAGGCATCAATCATAAAATAATCATTACATACTTTAACCATAGCCATTCAGATTAACAGGTTTGACATAAACAAGCCACGATAGTAGCGCCATCAGGAATAGAGGTCAGCGTAGTTCCTACAGGGTAGGTCTGGGAGGATGACTCAAGAACCATCACCGACATCCGCTCAACGACCATATTGTTATCCACCAACCGACTTCCCTCCACATAGAACCGGCCATCATCTACCTCATAGCATTCACGAACCGGGACCATATGCCTTTGGCTTTTATCCGCGTAATCACAGATCGTGACCTTAGCCCCCTCTGGAATAGAGTTAAGCTCATCGCCAGCATGATAATCAGGATGATCGGAATACACGACATACAATATGGACTTAATATCCTGCAATGCCGGATTGATCGTCCTGAATCCCTTTAAATGGATTTTATGACCACCAACCTCATAGCAGTCATCTACCTCCATGATATTAAGGTCACAGCTTATTACCGTCCAGCCACTAACCGTATCTTGGGTAGGGGTGGTATCGGTGGGATGATCAGGATCGGTTGACTCCACGATCTTATAATCAAACTCCCGGACATTAAGCTTATAGTCAATAGACTCCTGACGCCTTATCTTAACCGTACCATTCCCTGTATCATAGCAGGTATCTGTCGTATCCAAGAACCTATTTTCCATATCAGGCATCTCACACTCAACCCTACTCCATTTATTAATCATAGAGGAGTTAATATCGCCTACCTCATATTTATCGTCCTCTGACTGCGTAACCTCGTAGAAATGATAATACTCATATCCTAAAGAGTTATATATAACGATATTATGGATCTTAACCCGTTTATCGTTCTCCGTGACATAACACTGATCGTAGTAAGATACATGCCTGTCACGAAGGTTCTCAAGCTCGCAAGGAGATCTCTTCCATCCAAAAGGGATCTCATCATATTCCTGATCTATTAAGATAGTGCCGTCCTCGCTCTCACGTACAATATACTTGGCTTTCCTATCACCTAGATCACCGTCATAAGAGACAACCTTATCCACCTCAATACGCTGTCCTTTGAAGAGATAACACTCACGATATACTTGAACGTTTCTATCCTCCATATCCGTGAAATCACATGGAACCAAGGAGAAACTCTCGGGGAGGGTAGCTAGGCCGGCTCCCGGGACGAAGCTGGCGTCATCCGAATCAAGGACCTCGAAACGGGTGTATCTGGCCTTTATCTTGGAGTCATAAGAGACCAGTCTACGAAGCTTGACATTACCATTGCCCCCGTCATAACATTCGACATAAGACTTGATATCACGCTCCTCCATATCATCAAAATCACAGACAGCCCTTACCCACGTATCTGGCAAGGAACTGAAGCTGGCGCCCTCAGGCTGTGACGGATCGGTAGTCTCCAGGACTTTATAGCTCTTATCCCTAACCCCTATATTCCCGTCCCATGACGTGAGAACCTCCAGCTTCACCTTACCGGCCGGTGTCTTATAACATTCTACAGTTACCTCAATATCCCGATCCTCCATATCCGTGAAGTCACAAACAACCTCAACCCAGTCATCACTTATGCTGGTAATGAACTTACCTACCGGGTTCTCAGGATCGGTACTTTGCTTGACGCGATACCATTCCTTTCTGGTACCCATCTCATAATCAAATATCTTATATCCCTCTATCTGTACTCTCCCGGTACCGGTATCAAAGCATTTAAGAACCGGTATTATCTCCCTTTGAGTCATATCAGGGAAATCACATACTATACGATTCCATGTGTCAGGGATAGCGTCATACTCCGTACCGATAGGATTACTATCGTCTGTCGTATTCACTACCTCGTAATGGGATACCTCGGGATTCAGGCGGGGGTCAACTGACTCTACGCCCTCGATCTGGACCTTACCGCCTTCCGTGGCATAACATTTACTTACGAATATCAACTCCCGATCGGTCATCTCGGCTATACTACAATCTATAGCCACCCATTCGGCAGGAACCTTATCTAATTCCGTACCGATAGGAGTATCGACATCCGAGGAGTTGACGATAAATATCTTCTCGGCCAGTATCTCCCCCTTATTATTCATATAGGTATGGATACGAGCCTCTACCTGACCACCCGGCGTGCGATAACATTGGTTGACGATCGACACACGGGCGTCCTTGATGTTAATGAACTGATAATCCTTTCTAGGGACATCGCTTACAAGTCTCTTTACTCCTTTATCATCGAAGTACACGTAACACCCGTCATTCCTCATCATGACCGGATACGTCTTTCCGTCTATTACAACCCCTGAGAAGTCATCTGGCGGAACGGAGAAACCCATGCTTCCGAATATAGAAGCCAGTCTCTTTAAATACTCATTAATCGCGGACATACTACAATATTTAAGTTCTTATGCCTCAAAGTTAATAAAAAAGGGGAAAGAATTGAATCTCTCCCCTTTAGGAAATATATGAACGCAAAAAAGGTTCTTTATTTCGGCTCGGTTACGATAGCCGGACCAAGACCAGCAGCCGCCCCGATCATATTGATCATCTCCTGAACACCCTCATGAGCGCCATAGCGTACACGTAAGATCAGGTTAACCGGATCATCGGCGATAACCTTTCCGAATCCCTGAGCGTATCTATGAGGATTGAGCGTAATCTGGAAGTCAACGTACTGAGCCGTTTGCTCTACACGGCTATATTCGTTCATGAACGTCCGCCCCATGAAATCCTGATGTTTCGGGAATCCATTGAAGTGAGCATATCCCTTCAACTCGTCATCCATCATATTGCCGCCTACGTGAGTGCGCGGGGCTTTGCTGGACAATCTCTCGAAATGAAGCTGATCCCACCAGATAGGAGATCCCTCATCCAAAGAATCGGGATAACCGCCGCTAGCGCCTACGATCTCCACGCTATCCTCGATATAAGTCATTTTATCCATCAAGCACTCTGATGGAGATAACAACATTTCCTTGCCACGGAAACGGATACCGCACTTGCAGTTAGTGCCAAGTTCCTGAGCCGACTCCAATTTCTTCCACATACGGTTGCGGTAGGACGCCGGAGCCTTGCTGGTGAAGAATCCCTCGAACACCTTGTCACACTCATCACACAACATATTGGTATATACCTCTGTCTGGAAGCTATGCTGGCAAGCAGCAGGAGTGCCGTAATCAGTGATCTCCAGTTCCGGGAACGCCTGCTTGATTTCCTCCAAAGCACTTTCACCACACTCGTTGTCCGGGATCGTGATATAATACTTCTCCTTAGATACCTTGCAAGATCCGCAAGCTGACCATGAAGCGGTACGAACCGTAGGATTCTCGCACATATCGGATGTTTTAGCCACATAGTAGATGATAGCTGTAGGATTGGCCTCCACGAAAGTAGAAATCTCCTCATCCGTCAATTTCTTTGAAGTAGCGGCGATATACAAACCCGATCCCTTGATCTGGCTCATCTTATTAACCGTATCAGCTACCACGTTAGGTAAAGATTCTACCGTAGTAGACATATCAACACCATCATCCTCCAAAGAAATAGAATAAAGATAACCACCCTTAACTTCCGTATAATTAGGAGGACAATCTGTACATCCTTTCATGATAGAGATAAGACGTTGGGTATAGTCAGCAGGTTTAGCCCCTTTCTTCATAACCTTATAACGTGACATGCTACCCTCAATAGTCTCTCGTACGATCTTCAACCCCGGATATTGGGCGCGAACCTCAGCCAAGGCCAGATCATCACCAGTATCACATACCTCCATACAATAGAAGTTGACATCTTCCGTCTCAGGCTCCGTAGCCTCATTGGTGCATCTTGTAACAGGAGTAATATCGATATAATCAGATACCTTTCCACCACCAGCAATAGGCTGGTTCTTCATCCTCTCGATACATTTCAGGACGGCGGGCAACAAATCAACCTCCTCGCAAGGATCGCACTCCTCGCATTGATTTGGCGTATTATCACAATCATCCAAAAGAATGGCGTCATTGATCTCTACACGACCCTCCTCATAGCCAAGAAGCTCAAAGGCACGACCAGCGAGAACCAAGCGGATAGCGATACGGTCTCCCTTGGAAACTGAGAATGCCGTGTCATCAGAAACACCGTTGTATCCTAAGATAACATCATCGACATAAGCATGATCTTTCTTCGGCCAAGAAGCGTAGATCTCCGTGATCTCGTTCAAGGAGAATAACGGCGTGGAAAAATCCTTATCATAGATAGAGCGGGAAGCCGCTTGTTCATTACGACCGATACGGATCTCATAACGCTTGTCGTTACGAGGCTTACCGGTAAAATCAATCACGGCCTTACAACCGTTCTCGGAAGTATCTTTAGTATCGTAAATACCGATCTGTCCTTCCTTCAAGAAGATGGAATCAACATCCACCATCTTAGCGTGTGGGGATACGAAAAGTACCCGGTCTTGCGGTCTGTGCAACATATTATCAATATTTTAGTTTAAAAATCATTTACCTACGCAAACATAACAATAAACAACATCAAGGCAATAAAACATGGTAGGGAATATATGGCGATACAGCCATATTACGTTTTTTGTAAACATATTATACTAAAAAAATGCCACAAGAATGCGCATACCCATAAAAATAGGATAAGATGTTTTATGGCAAGTAGCTTATAATCAATCACTTTCTGGAGTCGGATATTTCTCCGAATCCAGAAAAATAATATCTAATTATACGGTAATGCGATAAAATCCTATTCATATAATTCTATATATCAATATATTATAATATATCTTGATAGCAAATCCCAAACAAAAAGCCTACCCGTTTCCGAGTAGGCTTAATGATCAAACTAACGGTGTTTATTTAAAGGAAGCCACATTATCCTTATCCATACTATATCTACTTAGCTCATTCTCGTTAAGGTTGAATTGCTTGGCGACCATATCCAGAACCTCCTCCACAAGGTAATCGGGCAGCTCCGGGTCGATGTCCGTGGATTGGATACCGGCGGCGTTGATATACCCCGACAGGTCTACCCTGACAGGACGGCGGTAGTACGTCATCTTAACCTCCTCGGTACGGAAGCCTGACTCGTAGACCACGACCTTCCCGTTCCCTATGGAGTAGAATGTCTCACGGTAGTCGTAAGAAGGACGATTATTCTCGTCTCCAAGAAGCTCATGGATATTCTCGTTCTTAGCCTCCCACATAACGAAATCAGTGACCTCACACCCTTTGTATGAGAAAACGCCTTTTATGTTAGAAAACCATAGATAGTCGTCAGGTAAGTTAAAGGACGTAGACTCAGGGTCATCCATCCTACCCGCATTATCCAACGACATCCAATAAACAAGAAGGTTTTGGATGGAGCGTATAGTCTCGTCATCCTTCCTATTTAGATAGTACTTAACCAACCGGTCTTGGGCCTCGTTGAACAACAGTACGAACCTTCCAGGATCCAGCTTAATCCCGCCATTGGCAAGATTCTGCTCGTTCTTCTGCAAAGACCTTAGATACGCTTCTTGGATTGTCATCGTTATTCCTCCTTAGCCTTATCACCTTCCTCTACGTCATCCTTCTTCTTAATATCCTTAACCTTCTTGGTCTTGGACTTATCATCGATATTAGACATAGACATGATCTCCTCATACTCATCTAATACATTAGCCTTTATGTTAATAAAGTCTTTCTTGGTAGCCAAGAACTCAGCGGATGTCCGAACGTCAGGTCCTATGATCTGACCATTATATTGTAATCCGGATGGAGTCATATTGATACGACCATTTCGTTGAAGGACGTTTACGATACGGTAAAACTCAAGAACTTCCTTGAAATCACCTTCCAATGACCGATCCCAGATATCAAGCAGATAATCGACATTGGTCTTCTTCTCATTCATCCAGTTTGATAGAGATCCTGTATAATACTCATCCTCCGTGAAATCCGGGCGAGTTACGATACCGATGTAAAGAAGAAGATCGATGACAGCCTGACGATCGTCGCCGCCTTTCTTAAGGGCGCTGATAAACTTATAGCTGATGTTCATCTTATTGATCTCACGCTGCTGAACGAAATCTTTCATATTGTCTTTCTCTACGAAACAGAACATGGAGTTCATGAAGACAGGATCGCCATCCATTTCCTGAGGAGTCAACATGCCGGAAAATACAGCCAGATATAAATAAAATAGATCTACGGTATTAGCCGTATTATAAACCTTACCCATGAAGATCTTATCCTTAGCGTCATCCCAAAATTCTAAATTGGTTTGAGATAGATCCATCTGCGACATTTCCTCGAAAGGCTTCATGATATTATCTACCCGCTGTTTGACGAGCTTATCGATCTCATTCTTGTCAAGACCATTATAGCATCTTGATCTTGGATAAAAACCGGTGTTATAGGCCTTGGAGAAATCATCCCAAGGGCAACATACGTGAGTGGCGTTCTCCGGGAACGGAGCTTTAGCTATATTAGCGTCTTGAAAGGCCTGAGGAGCACTTCCATCGTGTTTGCCTACAACCTCATATAAGGTATCTGACATGATATTGAAACCGTTTACCTCGGCCAATACCTTCCTTGATTTTAAAATTTCTTTCATTTCCTTTTTTTGCGTTACTTTTAAAAAAAGAGGAGAGGACACCCTCCCCTCTAAAAACCAAATTACATATATGAAAAAACTTAGCCGAAGTAGTTCGGTTGAAGCTCGATAATCAAGAACTTACTGTTATCCATAACCCAAGCCGCTGAAGCTGAGTGGCACCAGAATTGCTCTTTCATGCCCGGCAAGGATGATACGATCTCATTACCGTTGGCTTTGTGCGCCCAACGACCGTACTCATAACCCCACCACATACTTACACCTTCTGGTTTGATATAGAATACGTTGTTATTCATATTACCTAACTTAGCGTTAGCCGTATTAGGAATAGCGGAATACGCGTTAGTTGATCCAGCGTCAGTGATATTCTCGATAATACAAGAATAAGATGATCTAGGATACATGCCATTCACTAACTCGCTACGATCTGTCATGTCAGCGTAATCCAAAGAAGGATCGTGCTCGAACTCAACATTACCGATGCCCGGGATGAAAGCTCCCTTAACCTGAACCGGACCTAAGATCATGGCGTCGTTAGTACCTGAAATAGGATTAGAAGGCAACATCCTATCGCTTCCCATACCCCAGCTTAAGTTCTGCAAGGTAGTGAAGAACGATTCCCTGATCAACTTCTCTAAGTTAATCATAGCCATAGCTCCTACCTTGAACTTAATCTTACGCTCCGTAATAGGAAGATCTTGACGACCACGGAAAATATAAGCGGCAGCAGCCATAAGCGTGTCCTTAGTAATACCCATCGGGCGACTATAGTAGATAGTATAACCACGGCGAAGCTGACGGTAGATACCCTCATTCAAATGGATAGGACCATTTTGATCCATGATAATACCACCTTCTTGCCACATCAACTGTCTAGCTTCCAGCTTAACCAACTCAGCCATACAGAACACCTCCAACGTAGAGGCTACTTTGGCCGTACGCAAATCAAGTCTACCATTAACAGTCTTACCGATAATAGCCAGATCAGGAATATTACCCTCATACTCACTTCTCATGGCATTCATACGACGAAGAGCGGTCTCCACGAACTCTGAAGTGCTGTTCTGGGCGGCCTGCATGGACTTCATACCAGCGTACATAGTTGTCTCTCCTTCAACACCACGGTGGTTTCCTAAACGGAACTCACAAGTCATAGAACCGGCCTTATCAGCACCAGATACCTTAGAGAACTGAGTACTGTACTCACCTAAAGCATGACCGATCTTCCAGTAGCGGATACCCGGACGTAATTTCTCTTTAGGGAAGTATTTAGCCTTACCACCGATAACACGACACCAATAACGTGTCAAGTCGCCTTCTGTCTTAGACGGCATCTCACCTGATATAAGGATATTACAGCCGTTAGCGGCGTCATAGGTAATGACATCATGAGCCGTAAACTCAGAAGTATTCAAAACGATATCAAACAAACCACCGTCAATACCCGGTTTTGGATGATGACCTGAAGTATCCTCAGCCGTAACGACAGCGAATGTCTTTGTAACAGGTAAATCATAACGGAAAGAAGCTCCAATACCGTTAACGGAGATCGTAGCCCCGTTATTAATCATACCCATATACATCGGTACAGGGTAATTAGCGATATTAGAGAACAGATTCAAAAGACCCAGATGATTCTTGTCCGGATCCTCATAATACCAGCTCGCCAATGAGCCTAAGTTATGCTCTACGAGCGAAGTCTTATAGTTCTTGGCATCGGTGAAGGCGATAACGTTATCGCCATTCACGGTAGCCGGGAAACTTTTTGTTAAAAAAGGATTCATAATTATCTATCTTTTAATGTTATACACTCTTTGATCCACTCAGATCAAGGAAGTTAGCTTCTATAGTATCGTTATCGATATTAGTCTTATTCTGCTTTCCTCCCTTATTGCCAGAAAGAAGAGTGATGGTCTTCTTATTAACCTCCATCTTAGCCTTGTTAGTCTTCTGTTTAAGGAACTCGTCCTTATTCATCAAGAACAAGGCCAAATCAGCGGCCATATCCGGATTCTTGATAGCCTCGGAATAGGCTTTATCTATAGCCGTATGACCTTGATTGTCTATCGGCTTTGTAACGAAATCGACAGCCTTACCTATCATCGTGTCAGTCAACTGGAATCCTGAGCTTATAGATGTCTTAAGACCTTTCTTATAGACTTTCATCTGCTCAACTAACTCCTGTCTCCTTTTCTCGGACTTCTTTTTCTCCTCCTCGATAAGGTTATCCATCTCCTTTTTCAGGATATCATGGAACTTATTGGCCTTGGACTCAATAAACTCATCGCCCTTGCCGATCATCATCTCCATATTATCCTTTATCTCGTCTTCCGGCATACCCAGCATCTTATAATAATGCTGGATAACCGCAAGCTGATCATTTTTATTACTCATATCAAGGTTATCCAACGGAGCCTGAATACTCTGATATTGGCTTAATAGTTGGCCAACGTTACCACCGGCCTTATCCACCTCTATCATCTTCTTCATGAAATCAGACATCGAGCCGGTATCAACCTTGTCTTTCAACAACTCATCAGCCTTATCCTTGATCAATCCCTCCACTATATCGAGTAAATCATCCTCTTTAGTGATAGTAGAAAGATCGACCGGTTTATCATCTACCATAATATCAAGGTTCTCGATACTGTCTATGATACCTCTGGCAGCCATCTTCTCCAAGAAAGATTTTCCGTTAAATCCTGATACCGCATTATTATTATCAGTGCCGCCTTCGCCAAGGGAATCAGGATCCGGGTTGGCCGCATCGCCGCCCTTATCCCCGCCACCGTCAGCCGCTCCGCCGTCGGCAGGCTCTTCCTTGGTATCACCTATAGGATTACCATCCTTATCATATTTACCCTCGATATTATTCTTATCGCCATCACCGTCACCACGGTAAAAAAGTTCCTCGACACTCATGGTCTTAAAACCCTTAGCGAAATCACCCATGTCATTCATACAATTTCCTTTTTTGCTTTTTACAAAAGTATTATTAATCCAATTACCAATTAAATCAAACCCATTATAGTATATGACAGAATTTTACGCCAAAATGATTACAGATTTTGTAAAAATATTTACAAAACTTGTAATCAATTCTTGTTTATTATCGACGTAAACCTATCTGTATCAGAACGTTTATTCCTAGCATCTATCTCCTTTTCCTTTAATTCCAACTTCCTTTTCTCTATCTCCTCACGTGATCTTCTATCGGCCTCGGCGTTAGCCTGTCTGGTTCTCATATCCTCCTCACGGATATCCAGATCCCTTTCCTTCAAGGCTCGATCCGCTATAGCTTCCACATAATCCATACCCTCTGCGTTATCTTGTGTCCTAGCCGCTTGACCGGCGGCCATTATGCTCTTACCCCGTAAATCGAAGTTACCCTTGATATAAGCCAGCTCCTTCTCCTTCTCATGCTCGTCATTACGGGCCTGTTGATCGGCCTCGGCTTTTTGCTGTACAAGTCGTTGTTGATTCTGGTACTCCTCCTGTCTTACACGATCTGCGTAAGATCTGGCATCCCTTCCTATCTGATTCATCTCAGCCGTCGAGTTGGCATTCATCATTCTAGTGATATCAAGCAAGTCATTGCCCAAAGTATTCGTCTGTAATATATATTGCTTCAAATTCTCCAATTCCAGACGTTTCTTGGAATTAGAGACAGCCATAACATTAAGATGACGTAACGACAAGCTATTATCCGTAAGACTGATGTAAGCCAAGGACAGATCGCTGTTCCTGTACATCACGGTCCAATCGTATCCTTCCTTCTGGCATACTTGAGCCACGGCTAGATGAATATCCAATGTCCGTTTCTTGAAGTCATCGAAATCATTAAAGTAAGTCTGGGTCTGTAGCATAGTAGCGTTAACTCCCTGTTTTACGCCCGTAGAACTCTCGTATCTAGTTGACTGACCCATCGCTTGCTCGGATATACCTATCATCCTATAAGCCATCATATAGGCGTAAGACGCCATTTCCATACGGGATCTTATCTGATCCGTATTAGTAAGATCATATACACCGAACTGATTATATATGCTGCTCATCTGCGGATTCTGGTAAGGATTGTTTGTGTCATTACCACCTACACCCATAAATGAGACGGACTTAACGATCTGCATAAAAGTAGCCAAAGCTCCCTTCTTGTCCATCATATCCTTATATTCCGTAGGCAGGAATCCTAAGTCGCCTAAGAAGAACTTACCGATCTCCTTCTCGGCGTTATTGTATAGCTGGTTCATAGCAAGGTTATACATCATCTGGAACGGCTGTATGCGATCGGCAAGGCTTGATCCTATGAATCCAGACACCGGAATGACATAATCATATAGACTGCTGTCACCATGTATCTGATGAGGTATTGGATCTCCCCCTATATATATAGGTTTATCCATTAAATTACCTCCAGTAATCTTAACTCCAAACCTAACCTCAGGCACATACTCCAAGATATAGGTATTAACCTCAGGATCACCAACGGCTTCTGCCATCACCCTCTTCACCTTCTTTATCCCGTTCTTCTCCAAAAACTCAGGTAATAGCTCGTCGGTAACAAGCTCCTGATCTACCATACCGGTCTCCGTCATGTAAGTTATTAGAAATACCGGTTTCATGGATACCCAATATCCTTCCATAACCCTAAAAAGGCGAGAGTCTATCTCATATCTCTTACCATCGGCCATACCGGAGTTAAAATATCCAAAGGGATGGAAGCGGGGCAAGAAGCGGGGCTGGGTGTGCTCCTCCCCGTCAGGTCCGAAGGTATGGTACTCTCCCATCGGCACACCATAATAGTCCTCAGCGGCGACTATAGACTCATAGTCATGGTATCCTTTCCATGGAATAACCTCATTCTCATACATACCGGTAATAGACGGTTTCTTTTTCTTCCAATCATACCTAGCGCCGTCATTAGATATCCATCCCTCATAATCATCATCACCTCCCATAATCCGACGCTTGTCCTTGGCTGTCATCTTATGGCCGTATCTTGATATCAACTCGACACCCTCGTAATAATGAAGACGACCTACATAAGATCCATATTGCGGGTATTTCACATCAGGATGGAAAACCTCCATCGAACTCCATACCTCCGGACGATAATAGTCGAAGCCAACGAAATGGTTCCGGAACATCTTTCCGCTAAGAAGACGATCCCGGTAATTCTCCCTGTCAAGCTCATCCATATAAAACCGGCTACGATCAGCCTCGATCGTATGATCTCCCCATACAGCCGCCTGCGTCTTCCATCTTGTGCTCATGAACCTTTGGATATCATCAGGGGTCATAGACGCCTTGGCCTGTTGGATTTGCTGAACATAAGCCTGACGCTCCTCCTCAGAGTTAAACTCATTATACGTAGGATCAAGACCAGCCTCTACAAGGCGTTGGTTAACGATAATATCCCATTGCTCTTGAATATGGCGATGAAGAAGATTTGACATCGTATCCTCATACTCACTTATAGCCATATCCCCTACCTCATTAACCGTATACTTATCCTGTAGGTTTGTCAGCCATCCCTCAAAGGCGTTTACGATACCACCTATGATATCATAATGTTTCAAGAAAGAAGGTATCCTTATATCGCTCCTTAGCTTCTGCACGTTCCTTAACTGAGGGATAACATCCGCCATCTCCATAAAAGATAACTTACCATCCGCCATCAGATAATAGTCACGGTACATCTGGTTACGATCATACTGTTTCAACCCTATCGTCTCAAGAGCGTCCATACAATCCTCCTTCCATTTCCTGTTCTTTTTCTTCGTGGAAATAGCCTGAGGAGGTAATCCTAATAACGCTCCTTTTGCTGGAAACGAATGATCTCTATTAAACACTTCCATGATTATTCAATTTTATTTACAACAAAGATAGGCGTTTAATTGACATTCATTTACCTAAAAGCTCCTATAGATACCGATCCAAATGCAGAGGCATATATCTCATGGTGTTTATAAGCATCTTCCTTACGGGCGTTATTCATCTCATCTATCTTCGATTTAGGCATGTAGTTATTATCATCAAAATACCTAGCGAGAACCAACGCATGCCCGAAGGCTATTATCCTATCGACGTTCAATCCTGGCTTATACTGTATTATCTCATCCAAAAGAGCTATATCATCAATCAACTCAATACCTTTAACCGTTATATCAAGACCGGTACTATCATCATAACCAATAACGAAATCCTGCCAGCAATAATCCACCACACAGGAGAAGAGCAGGTTCTGGTTGCCGGGGGTAGGATATAGCCCCAGCTTGCTATTCTGCCGGGAGCCGGCCTTCACATACTTATTGGCTATAGCCTCACCAGCGAATAAGAAGAAAGATGCCGGCATACCACTCTTCCGGTTAAGGTATTGCTCATACATCTGGTCAGCGTTCTCCATAAGGCATATAGCACCATATCCCTTCTGAAGCACCTCGCACGTACGGCAGAATTGGTCTATAGATGATGGGCGGGATACGTATGAAGCCACTATTCTATAGGCATAAGGATCTCGAATACCGACACGCCTTTTGAATACATAAAAAGCTCCTAATGAAGGGGTATCAGACTTGGCCTGTTTATAGGGATCTTGGCCTGCAACATAAATAAAATCATCAAACCTATTAGATTGAGGCATCTCGAATATCTGGACAGGAGCGTCGATAACACCTCCACTAAACGGAAAACCAGCTAGCTGTTTATTAGATTTCGTAGTACCAAGCTTATTGCCCGATTCAAGAAAAACATCACACAGCATGCCACTATATTGACCCGACTCAAGAAGATCGTTCTTATGCTTGATAGCGTACTCAACCGGGAACAGATTTTGAGAAGAACTTAAAAAACAGTCATCAATCGTAAAAGGATAGAACATAGTATGAGAGGTGTAGGCTACCCTGTCCTTTGTAGAAAGCTTCTTCCGTTCCTCATTAAGTTTATTGGTGCTAGCCTCGAAGTCTGTGGCGTCAATCTTGATCTTATTAAGCTTCTTATCATCAGGTTTTCCTAAATAATCACCCAAACCTATAGTTACCTTGACACCAGAGTTTGCCATTTGTCCCGGGACAAACATCGCCCATTTCCGTTCTTTCCATGTTTTTCCTTTCATGGCTCTACGGTTTAGGATATCCCAGTCCATGACCAGAAGGTTATATGTCTCGGGATCGGAGAACATCTCTTGAGCGTCCTTAGACAACTCCACCTCACCACCGGTACCGGCCAAGATAGGACTAAGACGCCAGCCATAAGGCGTGTCGTAGGATGGCATGGCGGCCGTGTAAGGCTTCTTTATCGGACCTTTGCCTACCTCGTCGAAAATAGCCGTAGCCGGTGTCAAACCAGCCGTCTTCTGCGTGGAGGTCTTCCTACCCATGTTGATGTTGGCTATAGAGATAATGGCATGGATATCACGTACACCATTGGACATCCTCTTGCCTAATGTAACGCCCGAACTCCAGTCGGTCTTGGTTCTGTTGATCCTGAAAAAAGGATGCACATGATCAAGACCATACTCACAATACTCGCCGATATTGGATAAATCACTGTCGCTGAATCCTACCACGGAATGACTAAGACCGATAGTCATCGTAGCGTTCATCTGGAGAAGTGATGACATGATGGTCGTATTATGGGATACGACAAAATTGGTAGTAAGAAACTGATGCGATTTATTATCGACCTCAATACAAGTAGCCTTATATCTACCGTAATAATCTATATCAGATATCCTAAGCCTATCGTGGGTCTTAGATATATACATATCGTCACCATCCATGACACAATAATACCCCATAGACCAAAATATTTTCCTTACAAAGGATATAATATACTCGCTTTTATAAACGACCTTAAAACGATCGTCACCGGTATTTATACCACAAGCGATCTTCATAAACGATCTTATGAACAACTCTTTCTGTTTTTTGGATGAATAAATGACATCATCCATCTCCTTCTTGCTTAGCTCAAAGATCCTGTCGGTAGCGCCACAAAGGAAGGAGGCGGCCAGAGACCCCATGAGCTGGGGCGATATCAGCCACCGCCGCTCAGGGAAATCTACCGCTTCCCCAATATCTATAGTCATTTTGGAGAAGTCAGAATGGATGATACCCATAGTGCTCATAACCTTATAATCACCATGATACTTGACCTTCCACTGGTGCTGCCCGCAACACACCACGCTGCGACCGTCCTCAAAGGTCACTTTGTACGTATCAACGAATCCCTGAGGATATACGCCCACTATGGTAGTAAGATTCCCGTCATCACCGTATATGATATCTCCTATATCGGCGAATCCTATTTTCTTGGAACCATAAGGAGTGTATATAAGCTCCGAGTCCAGAAGAGCCTTGCCAAAACGACGAGTACCAAACATCCCCAACCCTTTCTTCTCCTGACGGGCACGTTGGTACATCTCGGCGAAAAACCATTCGTTGTCACGCAAACGACTGATCGCTGGCACACGTTCCCCGTTTGGAAGATCCTGGAATACGGGAAAGAAATTAACATGCCAATAAAGCCATGGAGGGATGAACGTGCCATTGATAGTCACCCCGTACTTGACCTTATAAGCCTCCTCTGTAAAGAACTGCTTAACATCGTCATCCTGATCCTCCCAACCGAACAGATCGTTCCATACAGGGGGATTTTTCATGTTTACATAAAATTCTGGACTCGTACTTAGACTCATTTCATAATATCCTTTAAAACAGACTCGATTCCACCAGAAACCTGACCCTTACGTTCCTTTTTCTGGACATTGCTTACAGACCTATATACATCCATGATCCCGCTCTTCTCCATATAAGAATCATTCCATGTATTTATCTTATCGATTAATTTTGATATGAAGTCAAATGCCCTAGCCATATCCTCCGGCTTCTCCTTATCCCAAGGATGTTTATCAATATAAGTCTTAGCGTCGTTTATGGCCTTAGCTATGACCTCAAGATTATCATTGACCCGATCAGCGTCCTTACTCGTCGGCTTTCGTCTTCCCTGTGGCATTGGCTTTCATATCCTTAAACTCGTTATACTGTTTCATAAGAAGCTCATAAGACTGAACAACCCCGATCTTACTTACTTCCGTCACGCTCATGTCATGGAACATATCCTCAAGCTCCTTGTCGGCATATCTCAGACGTTCCTTGTCATCATAAAACACGAATCCAGATGTCCTATCTTCTATAATACCCTTGGCGGTGGACGCATATGTCGTATCTAAATCCAGATCCATACCGAAGCTGGTAGCCAACTGGATTATGAACATCAACCTAGAATTGACTTTTACAGCCTCTATATTCAACATCTGTATCTTATGGGTCATCTCATGAAGAACGACAAAATCCTCCTCTTTTATCAACGAAGATGATTTAAGGGCTATCTTCTTAGTCCTATCCTCAATATCGCTATACAGACGCTTGCTCTCACGTTTTATGGCTATCCAATGCCTTATATGGGTATCCGCCTCTTCTTTAAGATAATCTCTAATCTCTGTTTTTATATCTTTATCTTCCATATTACGCATTATAATCGTTGTTGTTTAACTCGATCTCATCACTGATACTCTGATCTATTATTCTTAATAAATCCCTGGTACTAACATCCCGCAAGAAGCGTACGTTACCACCATTAGCCTTAGCAACTCTCCTTAAAGCGGAGTAAAGTATATCACCCAATGAATATTCAGGCAACTCACGGCAACCGACTTCCATGACAATAAGGGCATGGATACGATCATCTATCTTACTTCTTACGGGACTTCGCATAGTATTTACTTATAAGCTTCCCCTATAATACGTAGCGGGAAATGTTTGAAATTACGTTCAGGATCGTCCTTCGTATAACCGATAAGAGATAGGTGTTTCTCAAAATGACCTTCCGTATATTTTGAGGTATCTAATGTCATCCTAAATATAGTTCTATTCTCATTGTCAGGATGTTTGTTATATGAAACGTCTCCCATACATCCACATCCAAGATGATGCTCCTTGACATGGAAACCATCTTTATGGGTGATAAATAACACGATTTCTATCTTATCACCTATTTTCTGATCAAAAATATTTAGATAAAACTCGCTCTCGTCATCCGTCAGTCCTATATCAAAGGAATCGTTAGGGCACTCGATATTAAAATCGTTATGATCGGCGGTTATGACCTCCATGGCGTTCCATTTGGCTTTCTCTCCTTCCACGAACTTCAACGGGCATACCTCGGTCTTCATCCAAGCTTTCTCCTTGATAAAACAACCACACAACGAGCATCCCGGTCTTCCGATCAATCTATGGAATAATACCTTAGGCGGCAATTTAAAGAACCTGATATTAGAAGAGTTCTTAGGACATTTCTTGCATAATTCAAGACGATTCTTATACCATTCGGGATAATCTTTCTTATCCTTAGGAATCCTACCCAATAAACTGTCTTCCCAAGCTTGGGCTATTACTTGGGCTTTACCAATTGTTTGCACGATAATTATTTTTTAAACTGTTTTTGTTGAAAATCCTGTAATTGTTCCCATGTCATTCCATACCGACATTGATACATGGCCTCATGGTTATCACGTATAAGAGGATCTCCGTTCTTCAACCCATCCATATCCTCTATCGCCTTAATCTTCTTATCCAGACAATCAAGCTCAATAGGCATCCTTTCATCCGGATAACGATTACCTTCCTTGACAAATATCCGGCGTATCTTATCACGCCTTACCCGCATCTCTCGGAGATTGCATATAACGTATCCGATAAACGGGATTCTGATAGATATATTGTCAGTATACCTAGCTAGATGATGGATGTAAGATACGGATGCTTTCATACACCACTCTACCTGTTGTTTGGTGAACTTCCCATCAGATCTTCTTACCACCTCATCCACGATATCCCTGTCAAAATAAATAAGATTCCTATCCATCAATATCCAACTTATTTCTCTTGAATACGAATCCCATTACACGGGTATCATCACCCTCCCCGTCAAGAATAAAATAGTTACGTAAGCTTCTCATCTCAATAGACAACTCACGGGTACGGAAGTTCCCGTTCTTCTTGTCCACCAGAAAACCCCCACGTTTAAGCTCGTTGTTCAGGACAGCGATGTAAGACTCCTTCTGTCCATGACAATCCATGTACTTAGCCCTGGTATCATCCGAGTATCCGTAGTTGATGTAGAAAGAAAGTAAGTTTATCGTCCTTTCGGTAATCAAGCTTCTACCCTTGGAATCCAGATAGCCGTTGTATATCCTTAAGAACTGCTGGATCATATCCAGTCTAGTATCATAAGGTAATGCGAATACGAAAGCTTTTCTCTGTTCCGGCATATGAAATTAGTTTTCAGCAAAACTACTTAAAAAAAATATCGTTGTCAAGAAATTTTGCCATAATCAACATAATATATGCTGACTAGCATGTATTTACGAGAATCCAAAGGGAAAAAGCTGGTGGGGTAGTACGAACGAAGTCATGTATGTCTACGGCTGGCTACGATGGCGAGGACAGTGAAGTTCACGTACGCTACGCGCGTGGACGGCAGGGGACAGCCTTATCCTGCCTCACGGGATGCGACCGCTCCCTTTTTCTTTTTGGCTTCTTATCGTCCCATGACATAGCCCAAGGCATCCAAAGGGAAAAGGTAGGTGGTGGACACGCAGATGCACATAAGGTAAGGCTACCGCCGTCATACCGGAAAATGCCGCCAGAGGTTCGCTATTGACATGGACGGCAGTAGAGTTATGTTAGCCTGCCGGAGCGTGAGCGACCGCATACTACCTTACCTTTTTCCCTTTGGATTCCTTCCTCCAAGGCTATGGGATATAAAGCCAAGGGGAAATGGGAGGCCTTGGGGCATGGAGCCTGCCGTAGAAGATACGGACGGCCGGAGCGTGAGCGACCGCACAAGACCTCGCTTTTTTCTTCTTTGGCTTTTGCTCCACCCGATCCCCCTACCGGGGTTCCGGCTTCCGGTATAGGATACGGCTTCTACCAGGTTTAGCCTGCGGTATGCTACCTGACGGCACCATACCTTGGCGGTAAAAATCATGTTTTATTAAATAGAGACTTTAAGTGGAGTACACAGGAACTCGACGTCAGGAGAGGTTCTGTGTACGGATAGAGATATTAGTAAGTAAAATATATTTATAGAGTTAATTATATTTAATAATATACCTATTAACGCGCGCGTAACAAGTGTAGTGTCAAAAATGATCTTCCACAAACACAGGGATTTACCCCCCCCAAATTTATTACGATAATTTCGTATAAACAACAAATGGGTGACCTTCACAGGCTACCCATCCATCCGAATAACTTGTTTCGTATTGATGAAACTTGTATATTCGCAGCAAAAACTTTAAAAAAATGTCTGGAACAAAGATAGCACTTTTACAGAAAATGAAATCAAATTTCGATAAGATTCTTACCGAAAAGTATATTCCACGTAATATTCAGACTAAGAAAGATGAGCTAGGATGTGTAAAACTTCCAGCCGGGTCACTTATATGCCCAGTCGATTTTAAACCTGTTACCAATAAGGAAGGCAAAAAAGTGACAGCCATAAAATATTCATTGAAACATGAGGAGTATCATGGATCAGGTATTCAGATCAGTGATGAATGTAAGATGGCAATGATATATCTTATTATCATAAACGTATTCAAACATGTGTTTCTAAGAAATAGGATGCATGGCGGGAATAGAGATCAGATAGAGATCAATACCAATGATTTTATTGATATCCTATCAGATGGATGCGCTTATTTCTGCTACCGCCATGTGTTAAGGGATTCTCATGAGGATATGAACTACCAGCTTATAAGCTTAAAGGCTTGGGCTGAAGGAGAGATTATGATAGCTTTATCGGATATCATAAAATACAAGCATAAGGCTAGTAAGACCCCAAGAATAAAGGATATGTTTGTAAAGAAAGGAGAATCTGTATATACCTGTCTTGATAAAAGTCTTGATTCTAATACCAGAAGAAGGATGGCTAACAAAAGTCGTAAATTAAATAGAGTTAAGATGTTATCAAAAATAATATTCTCAGCTAGAAACAGAAATATAAATAAGATATATAAGGTAACTAAAAAAAGAACTGTCAAATTCAATGTGTCATATCTTATGAATAGATTGAATATAAAGCTATCAAAAGAAGGTATGATGCTAATATCCCAAAGAACGGTATACCGGATGATAAAAGACGTTCTTAGCATGTGTTGTAAGACTATATCCGATTTATATGATGAGGTAAAGAAAAACAACGGAATAGTCAATACCAAAGATAGGAAAAATATAACTATCGGACACCTAAGACTATCATACAGAGGAACGATAATGCATATAATTATCGCCGAAGATTTTATAAAAGACGTCTTTTTAGGGGTAAAAGGGTCCGAGATGAGCAAAGCTGGGTGATTTGAGTATCAGATATAAAATTTAATATTTATATATTATTCACATTTATTTTTAATAGTTAATTATAACTATTCGTATCTTTGTACCATAAACCTAAAAAGATATGGTAAAAGAAGATTTTAAAAATGAAAACGACCTCCTTCGTCATATTATGACGGTGGATAAAAACGTGGAGCAGGGTCGTGCCTTGAAAAAGATTTTCACCACTAGGGAGAATCTGTTCATTACCGGTAGAGCTGGTAGTGGTAAAAGTACGTTCATGAGACGTATCGTAAAGTTCTTGGGTAAGTGCGTTATCGTAGCCCCGACTGGAGTAGCGGCTTTGAATGCCGGAGGGCAGACCATTCATTCGTTCTTCTCTATAAAGAACGATCCTTACATTCCTTCTATCGAGAGAGGTATGTTATCGAATAAGGTGGATGTAAGTCCGTTTATGAAGAAGAAGATCAAGAATCTTGATACTATCGTTATTGACGAGATCAGTATGGTAAGGCCTGATTTACTTGATGAGGTAGCTGACGTACTTAGACAATGCAGGCGTAGCAAGGAGCCTTTCGGTGGAGTTAGGTTGATTATGTTTGGAGATCTATCACAACTACCGCCTGTGGTGACGGCGGATGATTTTATCGACAAATATTATGAGAGCCGGTTCTTTTTCTCATCAAAGGCATTAAGAGCCTCAGGATTCTCGGTCATTACCTTCGAGAACGTGTTCCGTCAAAAAGATCCTCAGCTTCTTTCCGTACTTGAGGATATAAGATGTGGGGTTATTACCGATGAGTCAAGACAGATATTGGATAGTAGGGTCAAGTATCCGGAGAATATGGATAATACTATAATTATATGCTCAACTAACAAAGAAGCTTATGAGATAAATAAGACTAATCTTGATAAGATCAATAATAAGGTATTTAAGTTCGATGCTACTGTATTCGGGGAAAAGCCTGTAGCTCCCTGTGAGGATGAGCTTATAGTAAAGGTAGGAGCTAAGGTCATAATAACCAGAAACGGCAATGGGTATGTCAATGGCTCGATGGGTATCATAACCAGCATAGATACTGTTGATGAGACGATATATGTTCATCTAGATAACGATACTGAGGTGGAGATAACCAAAGAGAAGTGGGAGAAGATGAAGTATAAACAGGTAGATGATTCCCTTGAAGGCATTTCTTGCGGCTATATAATACAATATCCATTGAGGTTAGGATACGCCATAACTGTCCATAAATCCCAGGGAATGACTTTGGATAATATATTTGTAGACATCAGCAGAGCCTTTGAGATAGGACAGATATATACCGCTCTTTCAAGATGTAGGTCAATAGACGGTCTTTATCTAAAATCAGTTCCTAAGGAAGATATGGTACTGCTAAGCGATAAGATATCTGACTTTATGGAGAAGGTAGATGAGAATGAGGGTGTTTTGAATCCGGAAAAGATATCTGATATCGGTAAGGATATGATAAAAAAGCAGCAGGATTTATTTGACTTCGAACAATACGGATTATAATGGCTAAGAAAGAACTTTTTTCAGACGTAGATGAATTAGTATCATCTTTAAATAAAGAGCTTGGAGAAGGCTCGATAATGAACTTCGGTGACGATAAGCCTATAATATCCATACCAAGGGAAAGCACTGGATCGCTGGTGGTGGATAAGGCCCTCGGCGGCGGATGGGCGGTAGGTCGGATCCATGAGCTGGTTGGGATGGAATCTTGTGGCAAGACCATGATGTGTACGTTAAGTATGATCGAGTTCCAGAAAAAGCATCCCGATAAACTGGTAGCTATAATAGACGTGGAGAACGCTTTCGATATTGAGTACGCTAGGAAAATGGGGTTGGATATAAACCGGTTTTTGATCTCCCAGCCAAGCTACGGTGAGCTGGCTATTGACATCACGGCCAAGCTGGTGGAGTCCGGCAGGGTAGGATTTATTGTCGTGGATTCCGTGGCAAATCTAGTCCCGAAGAAGGAGATCGAGGGCGATATGGAGGATAGTAACATGGGATTGCAAGCTCGATTGATGTCAAAGGCCATGAGAGTCCTTACCGGTATCGTTAACAAAAGCGACTGTGTTCTGGTATTCATCAACCAATATCGGGAGAAGATCGGTGTTATATACGGCGATCCTAAGGTAACGACCGGAGGTAACGCCCTTAAGTTCTATGCCTCTATCCGTATGGAGATGGCGAGGAAGAAGGTCATTGTAGGAGAGGATGGGTCTTCGGTAGGCCATGAGGTCAGGATAAAGGTGCTGAAGAACAAGACAGCCGTTCCGTTCCAAATAGCAGAGACAGCCTTGTATTATGGAGTTGGGTTCGACAAGGAACTTGAACTTTTGAAGTTATGCGAGGAAACCGGTATCTTTACCCGTAAAGGATCATGGTACTGGTACGGAGATATCCGAGTAGGAAACGGAGTTGATAATACGTTAAGTATCATGAGAGATAATCAAGAATTGTGTCAAGAGTTAAGAACTAAATTGAATTTGTAATCATGGCAATAGGAGTAAAATTTGTAGACGTAATACCTTCTAGTGTTGAGAACGCTATAGAGGTAAAAAAAGAGGATGTAAAGACCTATCTATTCGTAGGTATTCCTATGAGCGAGTTTATCGGCAAGAAACATGAGTTTGAGGGATATATATTCATGTGCTTACAAGGTGTAACCGGTGGGGTTGAGCTTGGCGGTGATATAGCCGTAGCCGTATTGAGACCGGTTCGCCCCGCCGTAGGGGAGGCTTCTTACCATTTGGTGGATATCAAGAAGTGTAAGTATAATAGAACTGACGTAGTTTTATTATTTAGGGAGGGAGATTTTAAGGTTGTTAAACGTGATGATTGTAATCTTATCTGATCATGGGTACGTATATCTCTATAAAATCAACAGTAAACGCATTCAGGTACGGGATTGATCCTATACCTGAATGGTTCGACAAGATATCCCAAAGAACCAAGGAACTTGATTTGATGGTTGATGGTCACAAGGTAAAGGCTTTGGATATAAGCCTAGAAAATGGCATTCTACGGGCTTTTTATGGTTATTATATAGGTATGTACCCAGATAAATCGATACAGGTGTTTAGACCGGAGGATTTTCATTCATTATATACGCTCAAGATATGAGAATATACACAGGACTGATAAAAGATCTAGGATGTAGATGTTTTTATTACAATAGCGGTATGAATATACCTATTGGGTTCGTATGCGCTGAGATACCTGATATTAGTTCTATATTATCATCAAAGAATGGATTATCTCATTTTTATGAACATATGATAATAAAACGTAATGATGATATTAGTGATAAGTTATTCTTTGATTTTAATGGATATACAGATCCTAGATCATTATTATTTAAAGGATTTACATTGCCTGATGTTGATATCAAGAAGTGTATTGATTTTTCTTATAATTTTATCGTATATCCAGACATAAGTGAAGATCTTATAGAAAGTGAGAGGAATGTTATATTGACTGAAATTGATAATGATGAATCATGTATTAATATAGATAGACTTATAAAACTATCTGGAATAGATAAACGTTGTTTTATAAACACATTAGGTACTAAAAGGTATGTCAGCAAAATAACAAGGGATGATCTTTATATGTGCCGAGATACGATATTGAATAAGTCAGAAATGGTATTTCATTTATATGGATGTGATGATTTTATGAATAAATATGTATCGGATATAACGGAATTATCAAATGAAGTTGATATTAATACATACTATCGTAATAGTCTTAAATATTTCCATGTTCATGGCCCTAAATATGGTGTTTATAAATATACTAAAAAACCCAAACAGTTATATGTATCATTTGTATTAGATAATTATGATTTTAAGAAATTGTGCGTGTTGCTTATCATATTATCTATGATGTGTGATAATTATAATTTCTCTATGTTTAATTATCTTAGATCTAACGGATTATGTTATTCAGTAAATAGGAGATATATAGAATGCACGAATAGAATAGTAGCCAACTTGATAATTGACGTAAGCCCAGATAAATGTGAGATCACAAAAGATTATGTGGTTGATTATATTAATAACTTTAAGCTTATAGCAAATAATGACAACATAGAATATGCTATAAGAATGATTAAATTAAATGATAGATTGAATATAATGAATATTGAGGATTACCACGATGCCTATATATCTTTTGTAAGATCAAGACTTAATGGGGTAATGGATTTATATAAATCATATGACAATATATCTGTGGATGATGTTATGGATATGATTAAAGATATTACCGAGAATAGATTAATAATTCAATACTGCTCTTTATGAATATAGCGATAGGAATAGATCCGGGTATAGATACCGGAGGATTGGCGATGATCCCTGAGAATGGCGAGGTTAAGGTAATCATGACTCCAAGGATATCGGCTAAGGGAGATATAGATCTTAGGGCTATATCAAGTTTCTTCCTTGATGCAGCGGATAAAATCCAAGAAGAAGGCGGGGGGACGTTGGCGATCGCCGTCGAGGACGTCCACAGCATCCACAACAGCTCGGCCGCCAGTAACTTCACCTTCGGCGGACGGCGCCGGGAACCAAACGCGCTCTTCGCTATGATGGTGGAGATGATGGAACGATACGACTCACATCCGGACGTAAGGTTCATGTTCGAGGAGGTCCAGCCAAAAACATGGCAGAAGGATCTTCATACGACAGCCGATCGGGTGTATTCGGCGGCGAAGCTGGACACGAAAGCTACCTCCATCCGATGTGCTATCCGCCTTTTCCCTTTGGTGTCTTTCGTAAAACCATGGTCAGGTAAAGGAGTTCAACCCACCAAAATACAAGATGGAATGTGCGACGCTACGCTTATAGCCGAGTATATTAGACGTAAGTTTAAATTATTTTAATACTATTAAGTATTTATTATATTTGTATTAATATAATTATGATTACATTTGCAATGTCATGTAAAAGTTGTTTATTATAACCTCGGATAATATGTAAGATGTTGAAAAATATTTTACATATACCGGAAACGGTCAGGTTATTAGCCTAAGTGCTTAGAGCACTACGTTACCTTAGAATGTATAGTTACCCTAGGGTGTTTATCCAAGCCCAAGGCTCTAAGGCAAGTGGTTAAACAGGAGTAGCGTATTCGGCAAAACAGTGCTGCTTGTATGAAACATTTGGTAACATTGGCGATGGGTACTAACAGGATTTTTATCCTGATTTATCCCATAATCGGGATTCATACTCCGGAATCATTTCCGGTTTCGGAGTATGATTTTTATAAAGCTTGTACATGAATTATGGATGATAAACAAATAAAATATGTTATATGGTATTGAAGTGCTTGTCGAAATCATTGAATGAGAAGTTAAGTAAATTAGAGCTGGTTGTTAAAAATGCCGGATCTAATTCACTCTATAAGAATATTAAGATAGATATCATCAATAGTCTAGCTTATATTACTTCCGTAAACGCCAAGGTATGTGTTATAGAGAGGCTGGAAGTGGAGTCTGATTCTAACTTCTCTTTCTTGGTCGAGGCAAGCTCTTTTATCTGCTTTATAAAAAAGCAGAAGAATGGTGAGATTAAGATCGCGCTTTCCGATAAGAAGGACAGTATTACCATATACTACGCCTCTGGTGAGTATAGTTGTCCGGCGTTTGACGTAAATACCTTCCCTATGGTATATAATATTCCTGAAGGAGGTATTAATGTTAAGATGAATGATTATGTATCGGTCCTTAACAAGGCCAGTAATTATACGGAGATCAACGAGCTTTATCCTTGCATAGAGAATGTGGTTATTGATATTGATGATATTAATATTAATATAGTAAGTACTGACAGGAATACTATTTACAGGTATTTTATCCCTAATCAGGATAAGGTAGAGAAGGTATTTATCCCGGTATCAAACGCCTCCTCTTTATTACTTGATAAGCATATAAATAAGTCATTAGATACGTTGTCTATCAAAGTAGATGATACTAGGACTTACTTCTCTACCCCTGATATGGATATGTATGAGATCCACTTTGACGGTAATTATCCTAACTGGAGGTTCGTGGACGAGCATTTTGTCAAAACAAGTACCTATGTCTTTGATAAGGATCTACTCGTCCATGCCCTCCAGAATAATATCAAGGTAAATGAGTTCGATCATTGTAGATTGATATTTACGGAAAAAGGATGCGGTATTATGTCAGAGAACCCTATGTCGGGGAGATCTTGTAAGGAACGACTTACGGCTTTATCGCATAACGGTAATGATATTATATGCGATGTTCTATGTGGTAGGTATCTTGGTATCGTAAAAAGCATATCATGTAATAGGATCGTTATCGAGCATGACCATAAATCTCATTTCAACAAGATTTATGGGGAGGATAATAAGAATGAGTATTTCTTATCATCATCAATTATTGTTTAATTTTTAAATATATATATAATATGGGAGTTCGTGAAAATTCATTATCGTTTAATACACAATACTTTAATATAAGTGGAGGTGGTGTATTGTATCAATCCTCAAGAGATCCTAAGGAAGGTTTCGAGGAACATATAAATGAGAAGACAGGAGCCGTATCCTACTGGAGGGTTTTCTGGAATGGTATAGAAGGATATCTTTCCGATATTTTTGTATTAGAGCAGGAAATGAATGGCGCTAAGACAAATTTCTTATTTATAAAGATAAGCGATGAGGAAGGTAATTATGTTATAAAAGTTCCGTTGATGACCTCAAAAGGCGGGATTAATAGCTATGCTAAGTCTCTTGTAAGATACTTACCTAATATCGACCTAAAACGGAAGATTGTTATCAATCCAGCACATACTAAAAAGGGAGAGCAATACGCTCCTGGTAATTTCTTTATCTCATACGCTAGGGAGACTCCAGACGGGAATGATGAGCTTATCCAGCAATATTATAAGAATGGACAGAATGGATGGCCTGACAGGGTTGAGAGTACTGACATAATGGGGAATAAGAAGTTTGATTATACAGCTCAAGACGCTTTCGCCTATCAAGTACTTAATAAGTATATTCAAAGCATTAAGACAGATGGTGTGAAACCTGCTCAGTCTCCAAACCAAAACAACGCTGGTGAGGCTACAACGCAAACGCCCCCACCGTCATATCAGGCGCAGGCCCAGCCGCAGACGCCTCCCTCGTCATACCAGCAGGCTTCGCAACAGCCAGCCCAAGCACCTTCGTTTGGAGATCAACAGCAGCCTCCTCAATATCCTCCTTTTGGAGACGATAGTGACTTACCTTTTTAATTAACTAATTGAAAATGAGTAATTTGATGGAAAGTAATTTTAATATATCTACTAAAGTGAACCGTGTCTCGATGCCTACCCAAAATAAGGTAGATACGGTTATGAAGAACTTAGGGCATCGACCTTGTGTAGCGTATTCCGAGGAAAAGAATATGTATTATAAGGATGGAGAATGGGTAGCGTCAGATCTTGACGCTACTATCTTACCTCTTAGGGAGATGTTCGAAAAGACATCTGATTTGAAGTTAGGATTGAAGATCGTTTATTTAATAATAAAATTATAGTATGGCTACTATTGAAGATATCAAAAAACTTCTGGAGAGTAAGTCATTTACATCAGCCAGAGATCTTGACGAATTTGAGGAAAAGCCGGATGATAAGCTTGATCAGGTTCACATGAATTGCGATCCAATGGTAGGGATAGTTGAGAAAGATGGTAAAATTTTTCTCAACTCTTTAAAATTCTCTAAGGCATGGAACTCATTGGGAAAGGATATTCCTATCAAGCAAGGTAATGCGTTCCCGTTGGGGCAAGGTGATGTTCTTGATATAGATACAGGTGTATCGGCGTCGTTCCCGGATGATACTGTCGGGATGGTTATGATGCTCCCATCGTTCACCAACGATACAGGCCTCACTTTGGTAGGATCACCGTTCGTTTTCTCTAATAACGAGAATATTACGATCAGAGTCTCTAATGTCCGTAAGGATATAGCTATAGTAGAGAAAGATAAGCATATAGCTGAGTTAATTATAGTCGGCAAGATAAAGGCCGATATTCGTAGAACTTATAAAAGTGTTGAGGATGTTCGGATTGAAGATAGTAAAGAGTAGTTATATAAATACTCTAAAACAGGATCTTGATGAAGCTATTAGCTATTCAAGTAGATTAAAAAGAAATTATGAGGATGCTCGTAGTAAGATAACGGAATTGGAGGAAAAAGAAAGATATCTTAATACGCTTGTGGATTCTCTTGATATGGATATAGAATCCAAGGATTCTCATATCGTTAAGATGGGGAATGAGCTTAGTAAATCAAGAGAGCTATATAATGAGTCGGTGAAAGATAAAGAGACTCTTAAAAGGGCTTATATGGATATCGAGAAGAAACATAAACTATCATCTAAATTACTCGATGAGGCTAGAAGAAGGTACAAGGAAATAGAGGAGCAAAATAAGGCTATGTCAGATCGTATCCAGTATCTGGAAAATCATATTGATCCTGAGGCTTTAGATGGTGATGTGTCTGATGAGGTTATTGTCGAGGAGGATAAGATGGACCCTAATTCAGGTCATATCGATATACCTGAAAATAATATCTCTGAGGTTACTGGTACCGATGCCGGCAATGACGTAAATGTCGAGAATAAAACTGAGGAGAAGAAGAAATCTAAGAAACGTAAAAAATCTAAGAAAGATGAATAGAATCTTGTTTTTCTTGGTAACGTTATTTACCTTAGCGGCTGTCGGATGTAGTACATCTAGAACCTATTATACGGAGTACGATACTACTGATATATCTTATGTGGTGGATTCTATAGTATCTTCCGGGACCGTGATGGGTCAATGGAAGGAGTGGAGGTTTACGCTGGATGACGGCCGGGTCGATAACTTTGGTTTCACCGCCCTGTACGACGCCAAGGGAAAAGCTAGAGGGTCAATACAGGTTAGACAAAGATCCGATACGTTTAATATCAAGATAATTGATTATCATAAAAAAGATAAGTGATGAAATACGGACTAGGTTACATACCATCACCAGCGGATGATAGGGACGCTATCATGAATATGCAACATGAAGCTGTTCCTGATGAGTATAAGATCAATAACGTTGATAGCGTAGCAGATCAAGGATCTTCCCCTATTTGCGCGGCAATAAGCTTGGCTGAGATACTTAATTGGAGAAAGAGCATAAGGGCTGTTAAAATACCGGCTAAGATCTCTCCTTACGATATATATGATCTGAGAGAGGATAAGGATCAAGACGGGATGGTTCTTCGTGACGCTATCAAGTCTATCAAGAACGTAGGCGTAGATGGGGAGAAAATAAACAGTTACGCTAGGATCATAGATCCGGTATCAGCTAAGGTTGCGTTGATGCTGAATGGTCCTCTGGTTATAGGTCTGTATTGCTATAATTATGGTAATCGATTCTGGCAAGGCCAAGGACAGAACTTGGGAGGTCATGCCGTTATCCTCACCGGATGGGACAAGGCTGGCTTCATCCTACAGAACAGCTGGGGGACGGAATGGGGTAGGTCAGGTATAGAGACATTCCCGTTCGAGGATTGGTGCTATATGCTAGAATGTTGGACAATAGTTTCATAAAGTTACTATATAAACTTCGAGAAATTCCGATCCACATCCTCTTGTGAAAGCCGATGTGGTATATTTAGGACCCGTAGCTCAATCGGTAAGAGCAATTGGCTCATAACCAGTAGGTTGTCGGTTAAAGTCCGGCCGGGTCCACAGTTGGATTAATAGAGTTTGTCATTAGATTTAGAGTTTAGATTTTGTTTGATGTCCTTGTCCGGGAGGATCGGGGCATATGGATCCGAGGATTATTGGATGATCGCCATAATATTGGAGATGCTGGTTCGATTCCAGCCGGATTCGCTAAAATATTGTTTTAATATGGATAATGGATATGTAGAGATAATAGATACGACTCATCATAGAGCTAGAAGTAGCGGAGCTGTATATGAACATATAATCGTGGCTGAAAGAAAAATAGGAAGACTTTTGAAGCCAGAAGAAGTCGTTCACCATATCAATAAAATAAGGCATGATAATAGACCTGATAATCTTATGATATTTAGATCTAATGCCGATCATACAAGGTTTCATCATGGAGCTGAGGTTTACTTTGATAAGGAAGGGATAGCGTATTGTAAACCCGTGGAAGTTAAGTATTGCTCGTGCTGCGGTAAGGATTTATGTCATGATACTGAGGGAAGTTTGTGTTTTGATTGTAATAACAAGAAAAGAAGAGAGGATGTGTTATCCAAATATGGTGATATAACTAAGGATAAGCTTTTTGAGATGCTTAAAAATGAGTCTTTCCTAAGTGTCGGTAAAAAATTAGGCGTATCTGACAATATGGTAAGGAAAATATGTGATATCTTTGGCATTCCAAGACATGCCTCTTACTACAGAAAATTAAAGTATTGATAATTAGGGGAGTTAATTTAACGGATAGAATTTACGATTCCTAATCGTAGCGTGGATAAGGGTTCGATTCCCCCACTCCCCACATGGTGTTTTTTTTAAACATATTCCCGTAGGTCGGTAATTAACGATAACCGGTAGACAGCCTACGGGAATCAATAAAATCTTACGTGCTTAAGATCGCTTTCAGTTCTATTTTTCGTGTGTAATATATAGGAGGGTAGCACGACCCTCCTTTTTATAATAACTATTTGGGATGGATATTAATCAGATAAAAAAGTACCTTCCGTTAGGATGGGATGTGGTTGATCTGATAGATCACGGCATAATTGATCTTGATATTATGAACGGAAAGATGATGGGTGAGTATGTGGCTGTGTTGATGATAAAATCTTATGATAAGACCAATGGTCATATCTTAACCACTTTCTCGTTCCATGATAAAGATATGGATAAGTTGAGGATGTTGATAGGTAATGCTATAATGGCGGTAGGATATAGGAATAATCCTCTTAATGGAGATGGGAACACGGCGATCAAATAAAGGTGCTGAATATACTGAGAGAGGGATATTGGATATCCTTAACAGACAGTTCTTGGTGTCTCCTAGATGGATTATAAACAACTTATATGTCTATAACTGGGAGTCTGATTATCTGGCTATAACCAGATCTATGTACGCTTATGAGGTTGAGGTCAAGATATCATTAGCTGACTATAACAAAGATTTCGAGAAACAGGAAAAGCACCAAGTAATGCAAGGATGGTTCGAGGCACGGAAGCAAGCCCTGTACGAGACCGGGGACTGGGTCAGGTACGGCCGGCCCAACTACTTCTACTACTGCGTGCCGGATGGGTTGGTTGATCCTAAGGACATACCTCCGTACGCTGGGCTTGCTTATGTTTGTGGCAGGAATTTGAGAAAGGTTAAGGACGCTCCTATCCTACATCGTGATAAGTTTGATCCGGAAGCCTATAAGATGGCTGACAAATTCTACTATAATTGGTGGAATGAGAGACGTAAGGCCAGACAGATAGAAGGGAAGGATATGAAAGACGAGTTCAGGAAAAGCATGAAAAAGGTGAAGGAGAAGATAACCGTCGATGCCAAGATAAAGGCGATGGAGGCGTTCTGGAGCGTCTGCGATTATGCCTACTGGCCGTACGGGGGAAGAGGGGTGTCCGGAATGAGACCCAACTGTTCCGCTTGTGGTGAGGAATGTAAATTACAATGCCCGAAGGGGAAAGAGTTTAAAAACAAGATAAAATGAGTAAGATTAAAGATTTATTGGCAAGAGCCATTTCATTGGCATCAGAGCAACCTATGAGCTACAAAGAGGTAATTGAGTTACTTGATGGTATAGATACGTGTAAGGTCAAGATATGGCTGGAAGAAGGGGCTAAGCTGCCTGAATATGCTCATAAAGAGGATGCTTGCATGGATTTATTTGTTAAGGATATAGAACTTGACGGTGGTAGGATTATATATCATACCGGTGTACATGTAGCATTGCCGAAGGATTATGAGATGGAAATCCGTCCACGTAGTGGTTTTACTAATAGCGAGCTAATTATGCAAAACGCCCCTGCTACTATTGATGAAGGATATAGTGGTGAGATTATGATAGTTCACAGAAAAATGGATAGGCATAGTCCTTATTATTGTAATGTCGGTGGTAAGGTAGCTCAACTTCTTATTCGTAGACGGGAACGTATCGTATGGGAAGAGGTAGAGTCATTAGAGGATCTTGGAAAATCTGATAGAGGTGACAATGGATTTGGTAGTACAGATAAGATAAATAACGAATGATATGGGAAATAAAAATACATCATCCACTACTAATGAAGGCTTGAAAGAAATTGACAAACAAACAAATCCTGTTATGTATGGATGGAGATGCCCTGTATGCGGGAGGGTGTATTCAACTTTTACATCTATGTGCGTTTATTGCGGAAAAAATAATAACGTTAATCGTATTATATGTAAATCGATATGAGCGGGAGAATTAAGATAAAGCCTAAGAATAAGGATAAGAAACCTAAGATCGATGTATTTAAGGTGATAGAAGACAGGTTTAAGAACATGAACGAGCTTCGGGATATGATCGACATGGATCCAAAGAAAGGGCTGGTCAGGATCCGGGACGGGGCCGGCTTTAGGGAGGTGGAGCGGGGCGGATGCCTGCATCGGAACTACCTTAACCTATTGGAGGAGGAGCTGGGAGCTAAACTATCAATAGATCTTATAGAAAGGTATATCAAAAGATAATAATATATTAAATCGTAAAATTATGAATAGATATGTAAAGAAACCAATTGCGATAGAAGCCGTAAAATGGAAAGGCTTTAATAATGATGAGATCAAGGATTTCGCTGGTGATAGTGTTAAAATAGAAGTTATTAGGGAAGGTGACGCTGATAATGGGATACCTCCTTCTGTTGATTGTAGTATAGAAACCCTTGAAGGTGTTATGAAAGCCAATGTAGGTGATTACATCATCAAGGGAGTAAACGGGGAGTTTTATCCTTGCAAGCAGGACATTTTTGAGAAAACATACGATAAAGCCGATGATTCATCCGTAATGTGCTTCGGTGATGCTATCGAAGTGTTAAAACAAGGTGGGACTGTTCGTAGAAGTGGTTGGAACGGTAAAGGTTTGATGGTATTCAAACAAGTGCCAGCTCATATCGATAGCGACATCATCCCTAAGATGCAATCTCTTCCTCAATCGGCAAAAGACCTTATTCTGAAAAGCAAAGGATTCATTGACTATACCAGTCAATGCCTTATCTACAACGAGAATACCGGACGTGCCGATTCATGGGTTCCATCCATCAGTGATGTATTTGCCGAAGACTGGGAGATAGTTCGATGATAATTATACCAAACCTGCCCTAGGAATTACTTAGGGCAGGTTCGTTTTATATACCGAAGTATCTACCACGATCTGGCTATCCATATCACCAATCAACTCAATGATCTCATCCCTTATATCGTAAGAAAGCAAGATCGGGATTATGGTTAACATAAAAGATAGTAGTATCCCGAATCCTATTATGACAAGGATATCATTATACCCTATATCTAATATCGGCATGACAAACATCAACCCTGACGTGAATATCATTACAAACAACGTGGATATCTCATTTATCATATCCCTCTCCATTACGTCCTTGATCATATCTCCTCCACTTTAGTATGGTTTATTATCCTGCTGATATGACGGATACTTAACCCCGTCCTGTCCTTTATCCTACCATATACGTAGTTCCTAGATACGACAGTGGCTAAATCACCTAGCTCATTAAGTATCTCATCATACATCTTATGTATCTCGTTGTTGCGGATAACCGTACTATCCCTTACATTTATCTTCTCGATATCGTCATCGCAGAAGAAGATCTTTATTTTATGTAGTATGTCTCTAAACATGATTTTAGTTTTGTTCCAAAGATATGAATTTTTGATATCCAGTCAAAGACAATACCTGAGAAGCCAAAAAGAACGGGGGGGGCGGTGGTAGGACGGGGGAGGGCAGGAAGGACGAGGTCTCCCTCCTTCCCTTGGGATTACACTATCCTTACCGTTACTCGATAGTTACCATGAGAACTTTTCCCATAGGCATAAGATTCACATCCCGAACAAAGATCAGTTACTATACAATTATCGTTTAATACATAATCACCATCCCAACTTACATAACTTTCATCTAAAACCTGAGTCTGTAATTCAGATCTGTAAGTGAAATTAATGATCTTCCCAGGATCTTTTATCACCGTTACAGGAACAAAATTAGTTATCCTATTCCCGTATATCACCTTATTAGCCAACTCGCAATGCATACCCGAATTATATTGATACGTAAGGGTTCCCTCTATAATACCTCCACTTATGCCCAAAATAATATTGTACTCATTTTTCGGATTTAGATATGATATCTGGCCACTTATGCTTATAGTTTTTATCTTCTTATCGCGATATATATCAAGATAAGATCCGTTAAAACCAGATTGATATGGCTTCCCATCAATATATATATCTACAAAGCCAAGACACATATTCTTGTTTATATTAACACGGTAGTGGATCTTACCGGGAGAAGAAGTCCTGCGCCTAAACATACCCCCTCCTTATCTGAGGGGTCTTAAATACTCCCCCCCCCCTATATATTCAACTTCTTTACTCATAATATGTTATGTTTTAATTATATCGCAAATATAATAAAATTAATGAGAAGGTCGTGAGGGGACGATGGATGGATTTGATGGGGATATGGGGATATGAGGGATATGTTGGGCTTCGCATCACATGTAGAGGTATGCGGGATTGCGGGGATATGCGGGATATGCGGGACGGACCACCTCCTCGAAATCACCCCGGCCGGGCTGCCGTTTTTGGGGCCGCCCCCCAATCCAAGAAGGGCGGAAAATGGGAACGGAAAACAACCAGCGATCCAAAAAAAAAGAATGCTTATTTTTGATTTAACTTGTTGTTTATCAATAATATAAACCAATATTTTAATATATATTTACATTTGATTAGTTTTATTATATATAATCGTTGAATTTTTATTGTAAAATATTTGTTTGACAATAAAACATGTATTATATTTGCAATGTGAGATAACAATATTAACAAACTGGCGTACCAGAAGCCAATATAAATCCCAAAGGTATGGGTAAAATCTAATGACAAATAAAGAGTTAACTAAAGTACAAAGCGAGGTAAAGAAGGCAAGTGAAAAAACATTAACAGGTGCTGTCAAAGCATGGTGTAACCTGTTTAAGTCTGGCAAAGAGATCAACGAAATATTGAAGGATAACGATATTAAAGTAGATAAGGCTATTGTACCTGCTTTAGTTGCTTTGGCAAAGGATAAAGAGGTTGTGATATCCTTATGTAAGGAGATACTACCACGTGTAAATGATACCTTCTGTGCTTACAAAGAGGTTGAGAGAGAGTACTACGACAAGCAAGACCAGGTAAATAATAGCAAGATGGCAGAGGACAAAGTAAACGCAATATCCATACTGGGTAACTCGCATAAACGCTTTGGATATTGCGAGCCTATAGCATACAGCGACACAGACAGCGTACCTTATTACGAGGTGTTTAACGGATCGGATAAACGTATTGTCAAAGTAGCTATACCTATCAAGCGATACACATATAATTTGATTGCCAAATGTATCACTTACTACCTAACACACCCTAAAAATGATAGATAATTAGGCGGGCTAAATAGCCCGTCACGGTTGCATGCTATTGCGTCCCCGTCGCGCAACTGGACTCAGACTAAAATAGCGAGTTATTTAACATATTGCAATAAGGATATACATGTTGGTAGGGTATCGATAGCATGTATAGATAGATCGCCGCTTAACAATGTGATTTGGGTGCGTTGCCAGTCCGGAGACGTACCGTTATCCTTTTGGCCTTATTGTAAATCGGGTTAATACGTTAAGGTCTCCTTAATAGGCCGTATTATAATACGGGGTACGTTGGTGTATATACGCATGTATATGGCGTATGTTAGTGCGTTGTGAGAGTAGCACGCATTGAGTGTATTACGGTGTTATTTCCGTGCTAATGTATCAATACGACGTATGTTAGGGTTGCTTAAATACCTAACATGTGTACGGATAGTAAATAACAACCCTTACAAGGGTATTTAGTGCGGTTGAATTGACGGACTCAATACGCCTTGTCGGTACGTATCACGGGTGACGTATGTACGTATTTGGTCTCGTTCGTTCGGGGCAAAGGGACAAAAACCAAAGGGAATCGGGCGGGTGTGGTGTGCTCGGCTAGATGTATTGATAACGGCGGCCTTGTGCCTTTATAGCCGTGTCCGTTCTTATTGGTGTAATTAAATGAATATATTATGTACAAAAAGAAATTCGATAATTTGAATAGGAAACTATCTATTCAAAAAGAAAAGGCTTTAGAGGCTGTAAGAAAGTCTCAAATGGAGTTTTATATTGAGCTTACCAAAGATCTATACAAGTCTAATAAATTAGATTGTAGTAGAGATTCTGATAAATGTAGGCGCAAACGTGTTAGCTATATGGCAAACAAATTGCGACAATAGGTAGTTTGTTTTTATTTGATTTTAAAGTTTTCCCTTCCGTACTGTAGTGATATAGGACGGAAGGGCTTTTTTGTGCCTATATTTTACAAAGTGATAGCATATGTATATATTTTGCTTTCACATAAAAGTGTTGAGGCGGCAAATTTTAAGCCTTTATCGAAAATGTGTAAGCAAAATACCTTATTATGTGTTATTTTGTATATATCTATATCCATACAGACGGCTGGATTGTGTCCTTATGTATGGTTTTGTGCGTGAATCGATCCTAAAAGGTATATAATAGGCGGTACTTATTGTATATTTTTTATCTATATCTGGGCTTATCTTCCCTTAGAGGTAGCTCTAGGGATTGATATATATTATGTTGTTGATAATCAATTTGTTGTATTATTTGAGTGTTGTTTTAAAATCGTGTTTACTTATTGTATATTTTTTATGGGTATATTTATATATTTCGTACTTATCTTGTTTTGTTGGTACATGGCGTTTGAGTTAGGGCGGTACGTTATCGCTACGGGCGACGCCCTGCCTATAATCATAGTTTCTTTATTGGTTTTATTATCAATACATTGTATTAGGCAAGTATATAAGGCAATCAAGAATAAAGACCTCGATATCCTAGACTGAATCAGCGTTCCACGTGGAACAAAGCAGCGGAAGGTCTTGGGGTTTCGTGGTGGTTTCGAGGGAGGTTTAGGATTTGCGTGATGGGACACCTCCAAACAAGGAAAAACCTTTCCAAACAAGAAAAAACACCACCAAACAAGAAAACCGCCTTTCAAGCAAGAAAAATACCTTCCAAAACAAGAAAAACACCTTTCGAGCAAGGAAACGTCTTTCAAGCAAGCAGGGGGTATCTTCCACTCAAATATAGAAGTTTACAAGTGGTAGGAGTTTTCCGTCAAGGCAAGGCGGTTGTGAGTGATGGTGGGTATGGTGTTATTGGTGGTGGATATTGTTTATTAGTATGGGGTGATGCGGAGGAAACCAAGGGAAAACGGGGGCGGCGATGGCGTGGGGTCGGTCCCGCTGGTCGTCCGTCCCTGTTCCCCTTTGGCGGTAGTGTAATATTAAAAATCTGATAGTGATATGACGAAAGAAGAAGCAAGAAACGTATTCGGCGGTAGTATAGTAAATAATCTGCTGTCGCTAGGGGCTGAGCCTACCAACGTGGTAAGGCAAGACGGGTTGATAGAATGGAAAAGTGATGGATATATAGAGGTAGGAGGCGTACAGGTATGGGCCTACTATTACTTCGAGGACGGTGAGGACGTTGATAGATGCGACTGGGAGGATCATATGGAGATAGAGGTAGAGGAATGTTGGATTTAAAATCGGTTGATATGAGATTCATGTATTTAACGGAGCTTAGCGGAAAGGATATATGCGTAGGCGACAAGAAATGTAAGAGAGTAAAAATATATGTAGGCAGGCCGTTGGGGGATACGCCTAAGACCTATAAAAGAATAGGCGGATTTGTAGCAAAAGAACTATCCAATGCTTATAACAGCGGTTGTGTTTCCATCTATGAAGCAAAGGATAAAACGCTCAGATATTCGGTTTATCGAGACGGTTGTTTTTATCCTTATTACGGGAAATTAGAGGTGCCAGAATAATACCAAGGGGAACGGGCGGCGGTGTCACGGCGTGGTAGGCTGAGGGTGTCGGCTGCCGTTCTTTCCTTTGGCGTGGTAATATAAAATACTAATAACATGGACGAGATTATAAAATTACAAGATGAGATACTGTCTTATCTTCGTAATAATATTACAAAGGACGAGGCGTATTATATCCTTACGACTGATAAGGATATGATAGAGGTTCTTATATCAGATAAGAAGGACGGAAGCAAACGTATCAAGATCCTTGATATGGAATATACTATCGAGAAGGATGATATGTTATTGTTATTCGATACAGATGGGATAATAGACGAATGTCTTTTGGTTGCCAGCTACATAGGGGTAAATATGTATTTTCGCAGGCAAGATGTCAACGCTATTTTGAATAACATCAATAGAGAGAAAGTTATGGAATATCCTTACATAGCTATTCAGTTAGATAATATACGAACTATAGAAAAACGTAGGGTTATTTTTGAAATCACCGGGCATAGGATGAATGATAACAAAGAGAGAATAGATTTTATGTTTGTTTATTTTATGGCTAGAATATTATGAGAGCGAGGAGGACTGTGAAGGAAAGAGATATTGTGAAGATATTGGTATTCGGGTATGATAGGACGCTTATAAAATCCATTAAGGATTTCGGATTCAGAAGTATGTCGGATGTAATATCGTACGCAAATAATATGGTCGGGGATAAGCCCATTGATCATATTAGGGTATCAAATGAGGCTCGTGGATGGTGTGGGTCATATACTAATTATGGTAAAAGAATAGATTAGTTTGATAGTAGGATATGATATGAGAAGGATTATAAAAGAGAAAGACGATATCAAGGTATCTATATTTAGTGGGGATAGATTGGCTCGTGTTTTCATTGATTCTGGGTATAGGAATATAGCTATGGTGATAGCCGATTGCAATAGAATAGCTAATGGTTGTTATCATATACATCATATTGAGGTGGTAAATATAGATAGGGGATGGTATGGTACATACACCTTATATGGAAGGAAGATAGATTAGTCGGATAGTTAACAACAAAGGAGGTATATATGGATAATATTATAACAAACGCGGATGGCGTGAAAGTAAAAGTAAGAGTATATGATTTTGGTAATGAGGTGACTGATAGATATACTATAGTATGTGTAAATAAAAATGCAAAGGATGGTTATGGAGTAGTGTATTATCCTGTTTTCTCATGCAGTGAGGATCCATTCCATCCATTAGGAGTGGGGATGTATGCGGGAGATTATTATCCGCATAGAAGTCATATGTACAATTTTGGTAAAAGAGTGAAGGATATAGATTCACTGCCAAAGAAAGTGATTGAATTTATAAAATATATTACACAATGAACGAAATAACTTACAACAATTACGATTTGGTTGCTTTTGAACAGAATGGGGAAGTGGTAGTAGCCGTAACATTCTATAGGTATTACAAGAAGAAAGCTAAAGGTGAGGTTAATTATAGATGGAGAACCAGATGCCCGGAGCTGGTGGATAAGATCGTAAAACACCGTACCAAGGTGTTTACTGGTCAACTTATCCAGTTAGCGAAGGCGTATGGGGAGAAAAGGGTTATAAAATATCAAAAGGAGGAGGAAGAGGTATGTCAAAATACGACAGGGACGCTATAGAAATATATATACTAGATCATATAGATACTGATAATTACAAAAAGCAGTTTAGATATGATAGGGAGTATCTGGCTTTTATGCTTAACGTGTTTAAGGATGAGTATAAAGAACATATCAAAAGGGATGGGATTAAGAAAGCTTTCGAGGACTATATAATGAGCGTTCCGTCTATATTCAGGATTCATATAGCGGATTGCGATATCAGGTATTTATTACGTTCATGGGAAGTGGAGTTCGATGATGATGATGAGATATACATCTTGTATAAAAAGATCATAAGGGAGGTCTTCTTTAAGATGTGTAATAATATGAACATTAGATTTTAGTTTGTTAATATTGTGACCATGACCTTGGCGGGGTGGAAGGATATATCATAATCGTACGTGTGCGGATATGATCCGGGGTCGGTTCCCGGCACCTTGGCATAACTTAAATGTAAGTAGTATGGAAGATAATATTTTAAAAAGAGCGGCAGCGGAATTAAAAGAAGCCGGTTGCAGGGTTTTCGCATGGCAGGATAATACTTATAATAGAGGTTGGAGTAAGGGTGATTATATAATGTTGTATTACGCCTTCCCTGATTCACCCAACATCGGGTATCTGAGTCATGGAGAATATGGAATGAGTGTAGCATATAGTAGAGCCTATATACCGAGCTGTGGAAGTGGATCGGGGTGTTGTATCAAGGAGGAAGCTACGTTTGACCTTGAGACGGCGTTAGACGTGCTGAACGGGCCGTTACCTAGGTGGTGTAGGTCTTATGGAGTTTATCCAAAGCAGTACGATAATATTGATAAATGGTATAATAGCGATAATCATAACAAAAAATTATTTAAGGAGATTTGATATGGAGGTAAAAGATTGGGAGAATCTGGTTTTGAATACAGAAGCAGGATCATATTGTTTTGTTACGCTGATTGATGATAAGGACATCAGTAGAGGTTATGCGCAAATCAGACGTGCGGAGCATTTCGGGTATAACATCTGTTTTACAAGGTTATACGGGAATAAATTTTATTTCGAAAAAATAGAAGAGGGTCGTACACAACAATATATCAATAGGAGAAAATAAAATGATAATAGAGTTTGATTTCGAGATATACAAAAACGGAGATTACGATAAGGTATATCTACGTAACGGAAAAGAGGCAAGAGTATTATGTGATAATGGGAAGGGTGATCGCCCTATAGTCGTGATGATTGAGAATAATAACGTGGATGATTATATTATTCTTCGTTATAACGAGACTGGCAGGAGGAATATCAATGGTCAATCGAGTCTCGATCTTATGTTATCTGTAAAAGAACGGGAGCCAGAGTTGTGGGTTGTTGTTATATCTTACATGGATAATAAGGATAAGAGACAAAAGATGGTCTTACCTAATTTTTTCTCAAGGAATATAAGAGGAAATATATATCTTCAAGGAAGCTCTAAATCAAGTGTATCATATTATGTTGATAAGCTAGAAGAAGATGGGTGCTTCGATGAGCTATGCGAGAAGATAAGGGTAAAGAGAGATCGCATTTATAACATAGAAATAGTATCACTATCAGATGACGAGACGGCAGTTTAACCAGTTGATAAATGATCTGGACGGTAAAAACCCGTTTATCGTGTTGCATAGGGATGCCGTTGCGCCTAAATACGTGGGCGTGGAGGTCTCGAAAGAAGGAGTGGTATACAACTACTCGATTATAAGCATAAATGACGAATATAAGCCTAAAAAGGCTCTTATTTCGAAGATATTAGGTATAGCTGATAATCTTAATGGCGATAGCGGCTTGAAAAAGGGATGATTGAGTGTATTTATGACCATAATAATAAAAGTTGTGTACTGATACGAATGGTATTGGACGGAGGATAAATATGGCAGTATGGTAATAGACAGATTTATGTCTTAATATCATAATATTCTGCTATTATATCCTCTTTTTGGGTAAGGAGTATAATAAATAATATAAATATCTTGGATATGGGGGAAATTAACATAGGTGATAAGATCGTGAATAATAATTTTGATATGGATAAGATATGACAAGATACTTGCTTATGATGGCTATGGTGATACTGACACCACCAAAAGGGAACGGTGGCCTGCCCCACGCCCCAAGCCCTGCCGTGGTAGAGGCAAGGGTATGGGATAAGCTGGCGGCCGCCCTGTCTTTCGTGGAGTCAAGGAATGACGATCGAGCGTATAACGCCACTTCCGGGGCTTTAGGGAGGTGGCAAATGAAAAGGATATACGTTGATGAGGTTAATAGGGTATTACGCCTTAAACGGGAGAAAAGGAGATATAGATACGAAGATCGAACGAATCCTGTCAAGGCTAGGGAAATGTTCGAGATATATCAATCTCACCACAATCCTAAAAAGGATATAGATCGGGCTATAAAGTTGCATAGGGGATTGCATTCTCCTATGTATGTTAAAGAGGTTAAACGTAAATTAAGGGAATAATATGAATCGTGAGGTATTAATAAGTATCATTAATAGAGGTAGAATAAGGTTTATCCCAGTAAGAAGATGTTTCTTATGCAATGAATATGTGGGATATAAATTCGTTAGGATGTGTGATGGAAGTATGATACCGGTATTTTCTAGTGGATGTAGGTGTTGTGGCATAAATAATGGGACGCTATCAGAAAGGACTTGGGATGAAGTGCTTGATCTTGTCAAAACGGTACAAAATAAGCCTATGAATGAGAGAACGGAGGAAGATGAATTTATATTAAATAGTTTAATATAAGGAGGTATTGTATATGAAATGGGTGATAATAAAAGGCGTAAGGTATCCTATGTCCGTGGTGTCGGCATTCGCCGCATATTACGGGAACAATCCGTTTCTGAAGATACGGATAAGGAGCAAATATCACATAATTTCTTTTGATAATTTCGATTGTTTGAATATCCAGATAAGGTATTTGACTAACAACTATCCTGACTTCGTGCAGATAGGAAATTGGTATATATCCAAGAAGCAGGTGATGTCGTGGGGGCCCAAGGGGCAGGCCGTGGACGGATCGGGCTGGGTTATATCCTTCACCCTGTCCTTTGGTTTGGATAATGGGACTCAAATTAAGTTTGATAAAGAAGATGAGTACTTAAATGAGATAGATAGACTAAATGAGTTGTTTAATGTAATATTATGATATGAAAAGCAAGAAAGATTATATAAGCATGCTTAACGATCTTGGTAATTCTTTGTCTAGGGAAGAATGGATAATAGGCGGTAAGGATAGATATACTGGTAGGGATAATTATGGGGTTATGTTGAAAAGATATGACCCCATAGCTTTTGAGGTAGGATATAACGAGTGGAAGAAACAACCATAAACAATAATAATATGGAAGAAAAGTTGATTATTAATAGTATAGAAGATGCTGAAATAATATCAGTAAGGTTAAGTCCGGATGAAACGCCCATCGCTTATGAAAATAGAGTTAGGTGTTTAATGTTGTCAGGATTAAGCCGGGAAGAAGCGGAGAAAGTAGCGTTAGAGCCAATGGATCTTGAGCTATATTATGAGATAGGCGCGGGGCTGATGGCCGTTGATCCAGCGGCGGTAGAGTCAGGGACGATCTGGAGTCCTTATACAAGGGAGTTGTATCATGAAAACCATGATACTTAGAGAAGTATTGAGACTGATAGTTATCAAGGCAAATGATGTTGTTTAATTTTAAAAAAAATAAATTTTTATGGAAACGAAAAAGTATTTATCAGTTTATTTAGAGAGTGGATATCTTTTTGACGATATGTCAGAAAAATTAAAGTGGTTTGAGATTGATAAGATCTTGATCAGTTTTACATATGGAGTAGTTAGATATGTAGGAACATGGGGAGGATGTAGGACTGAGAAGACATTAGATGGGAAATTATTTTATTCGTCCGAAGAATGTTTTAAAAAGGGCAAGAGCATCCCTAAGACAAAACTATCAATATATGATGTTTTTAAGTCATTATATGGATTCGCTCCAATAGGTGATGTGTGGAAATACAAAAACGGAAGAGCTGTCAAGGGGGAGTTGGAATATTTTGATGTTGAAATAGATAATAAAGGAAAAATTTATTGTAAGGAAACATATTACAGAACATGTGAAGATGTGTATAAATTCAATGACTTAACTGTAGTTGACAAGAATGGAGACATAAGATTAGTGAAATCATCAAAAAGTAGATTAATGCTTAGTGATGATCAATTAGATGTCGTGGAGAGAATGAAAGGCATCATTGACGACATGGTTAGGTTAAAGATGATTATGTATATTGATCAAGACTATAATCTTTGTTTTCTGCCTGGAGATAAAATAGAAGATTTGACAATGGATGAAACAGATGGATTTGTGGATACCACCGGTATAGTGACATCTATAAAATCTAAGGATGTGGTGGAGTTTTATGTAGAAAACCCATTCGTAAAGATAAAGGATGAGTAATATCTGAATCTGGGTTGTGGTGGTTCGTGAGAATAGCCACAATCATATCTCTAAACGTGAACATAAGGAGGTACGTATGTCATTCGATTGACGTTAGGGATCTAGTTATATTAAAAGAGGAGGAATTATGAAAGAGATTGTATTAAAACTGTATGAGTTTGATGAGCTGTCAAAAGACTCACAAGAAAGGATCATAGAGCGTGAGCGTTGGAATGTAATGGAGCAATGTATGGATGCTTATGACATAGACTATAAAAAGTCAATGGAAGCCTTTGAAGATCTGACAGATACTAAGGTTTATGGTTGGGAAGTTGGATACGAGAGATATGATTTTAGTTATGAGTTTAAATACAAAGATCCTATTTATGAACATCCTACAGATTATCATCGTGATATATTCCCTGATAATCTATGCGGCAAATTACTGTTCAGATATATCAACAACAATATTATGCCATATATTATCAAGGGCAAGTATTTCTCCACGTCAGGTAAATATATTGATGGGAAATACAAATACAGGCACAAGTATAGTAGGGTGATGTTTGACTATGGAGATAATTGCCCATTGACAGGGATGTGTTATGATTATTATCTCCTGAAACCTATAATTGATTATTACAATGTATGGTGTACTTATCCGGAGGATTTTTCTTTAGAGGATCTGATGAGGCAATGTTATGATAACTTCTTCAAGTCATGGCATGAGGAGTATGAGTATTGGGCTGATAATGAAGATGCGATACGTGAGGAGCTTCATCATAATCAGTACGAAAATCAACTTTATTATGAGAATGGGGATGTGTATGTTGGACAATTAAATGAAATAGCATGAAAACACAAGAAGAATATGCCCGTGAGATTGACGAGATTGTTCGTCGTGATGTAGAGAGTTGCCAGATTGACTGGTTTAAGATTGATAAGGAAATATTCATGCTTCCGGAAAACAAGAACAAGACATTTATTCTCGGAACACGAAAGACAGGATGTGATTTGTTGATACTGGGAGGCACTAATTGTGATGAAAGTTATTTGGATGGGGTTTTTGGGTGTCTTGGTAATGAGAAATTCTATGTTTGCCAGCCAATATCTCTTTATGAGACAACACGAAATATCCAGGAAAGACCTGCCTTGTACGCTTTTAAAATAGCGACCGAGTATTTCAGGGCGCATGGAATGGTTCCCGTATTTGAAAATTCACATTGTAAATTGATGAGATTATGAATATAGAGATAATAAGATATAGGCTTCCAGTTTATTGGGCTTGCCCGTTAATCGATGATGATTACGCTGGATTAACGGATAAAGAATGTGAGGAAATCAAACACTTCTTGGAAGCAGCAGAAGGTTATCCGGTAGATGTAGATTGGGAAACACAAGGATTCTACAGTTATAATGACGCAGGAACACTCCCCGGAGAATGTGCGGATTTTATTTTTCACAAGTATAATGATTAAACTAAAATGATATGGAAACTGCAAACAAACTAATTTATAAGCAAACAAATTATTTTAAAGAAGACGGAGAGAAATATAGAATAATAGTCACTATATCTTTAGATGATGATTGTCATAACAATATATGTGACTGGGGCATAACGGCTGATATCAGACGAAAAAACAAATATGGACGATATGAGGAGTATATGGGAGGTTGCTGTCACGGTGAAATTGCGAAGTATGTTCCAGAATTGGCAAAATTCATACCATTACATTGCTGTAACCATTATGGTGCTCCTATGTATCCGGTGGAAAATGGTACGTATTACATAAAGAATAGCGATAAGTCTTCAGCTATTGAATATTTACGTATATCAGACAAGGAATATTCCAAATTATCTGAAGCGGTAGACGATAAGATGTATTTCAAGTATCTGCTTTTCAATCTTGGGATTGTGGATAGATGGAAAAGAGAATCAGACGAGCTTCTTGTTGAACTTGAAGACCTGTGTGGAAAGAAATGGGTTAATCCATATAAGCTGGAAGAAGAAAAGTTTACCCTAATACTAACAGACAAGGAACGATCTTTTATTGAAGAGCGCATTGAAGCTGGGTATTATTCCATAGAAAATATAGAAAAACGCCGGGAAGAGACTCATAACACAAAGATGATGAAAGAGCGTGCCAAGATTTGTGAACTATATGACAAACAAATTAGAAAGGCAGAAGTTGGGAAGAAGATAATACTCTGTGTGTTTGATCATGGATTATCTGTTGATAATGTAATATATTATAATCATACGAACACGTTAGTCTTTAACTGGTGTGATCATATAGAAAAAATCACTAAAGAAAAGTTTGATGATTTCGTAAATAACGTAGATCGTTCCCGACTTCCGGAAGGAATTAAATTTGAGTTAAAGTAATTTTTAGTCTACACATAATCACTATCAGAAAAATGAACAAGATTATAGAAGATTACAAAAAGATAGTTGCCGGCAACAAAGCCGGCAAAAACATCTGCTTTATGTCAAGAGGAGAATACGCTGATCCGAAAATAGCGTACAAAGGTATCCTCATGAATTACTGGGATGTGTATGATTGTATGGATGAGGTAGAAGAACCGACAGATGATGATTGGTTAAACGCAGTAAGTAATTTGTTTGACTCATATACATATGATGTTGAGAATACGGATGTTGATAAATTCAAGATGTCGGATGTAATGAACGTATATCGTATTATTAATCTGTAGTTGTATAACAAAAAATATTGATATGAACAACTCTATGGTCGCTCACTTATGGGCAAATGAAAAGAAAGAATCCGGAAAAGGTAGTAATCTTTTCTTTGAAGGTAGAAGTATTTATTCTTATGGTTATCATTTTGAGGTTGGAAGAATCGTAAGAAATAAGTGTGGTGAAAAGGCGTATTTGCTTAACGATGAGTATTATTCTTCTTCTACCTGTAAACATCAACGTTGTGTTCGTAGTGCAATACCAACTGGTTCAAAGGTATTTTCTGTTGGATATAATATGTCTGATGATGGTAGCATGGCTTTTATCACCAGTCGATTGGAGCTTATCAAAGAGGTTATCGAGAAATACAAGAAGGTCAGAACAAGCCTGTCTTATAGGGATGTTTGGGGAGTATTTAGAAGTCTAATGGATTATATTGAGTTCTTTAATATGGGTACTCCCGAGAGCCTTCTTAAAAAGAGCGCAAACAACTGGATTGGAACTAAACATGCGTTATCTTATGAATCAGATAAGATTAAAAGTGAATATGTCCATGAGTTAAAGCGTGTGTTTGAGGTATTGCTAAATCATCAAGCGTTAGAAACTTTAGGGACGACCAATGTGATAGTAGATGAGATTTGTGGTGAAGGAACGTGGGCTGGGTATGTGGCCAGATGTCAGAGATGGAAAGATAGTCAGGCGAAAAAAGAGGCTTTAATTTTTGAAAAAAGAAGAAAAGAAAAAGAAGATCGCAAGAAAAAATTTGAAGAACAGATCGAGATGTGGAAGTCTGGCAAGATTCTGGAATTATATCTACATTATTATTTGGAGGATGACCAGCCTAACGTATGGCTTCGCATCAAGAATGGCATAATTGAGACTAGCAAGAATATCAAGATAGGACGAGCTGAGGCTGAGAGACTTTGGAAATTAATAAAGTTCTTCCATAATGGCAATAAATTCCAACACGATATGGTATTGGATACAACCGGTCACAAATGGAAGATCAATAGCTATAAGAATGATATATTGGTTGCTGGATGTCACAGGATCGCATATAGCGAGATGGAGGGTGTTGCGAGACAATTAGGATGGGATTAAACAGATATCAACTAACATTTGAGAGCTATGGCAATCACTATCAGATTTACGGGAGAAACATCCAAGATGTCATGGGTGGCGTTACCGGTGGAGCCGGCGTATATGGGTAGGCGGTCGGGGAAGACAAGGCGCAGCCCTTGCTCGTTGGCTTGGTTGAGTAATAAAATAACATATAAATACGTAAGAAAATATGAGTATTAAAGAAGGAGATATGGTATCTATAAGACAGGATTTTATAGATGAATATCATAAACATGAATATAATAGCAAGGATATATGGGAGGTCAAGGAGGTATACAACATAGGGGGTGGATATTATGTAGCTATAATAAATAATCTAACCGGTTATGGGGATGCTCATATATGCACATATAATCTAAATTTAATGACTTTGCATGATCTTAAAATGAGAGAGAATGAGATAAATAGAGATAAAGCAGCCAAGATGTTCGCATGTGAAAGATATCTGTATGATAATGATATCCTTTCCACAAAAGAGCATAATGATATATTAAATAGATTAACGGATTTCGTTAAGGACTATGATGTGGATATACAACTTGAAGAAATACTTAAAGTGAAAATAACAATATAAATACAAAATTATGGAAAAGAGAATGATAATAAAACCATTTAACTTAGAGTTGGCAAAGAAAATCAGCAATGGTGAACGCAAGGGCGAGATTATAACGTTCGGGCATAATTATAAGGTAGAGTTAGTGTATACTGATAATGGGCTAGGAGCAAAAGGATGTATGCTTTGTATTAATATTCCGGAATATACCACATTCAAGGACGGAGATGTATTGAGCAATGAAGAAGGTGATTACTTATTCATATTAAATACAAACGGGGAATACCTTACGTCTTATCATGCCTCTTGGCAAGAAGGGGGTTATTTATGTTTCGACAATGGAGCTGCCAATGAAAATAATATTGAGAGATATAGATATGCCACTGAGGACGAAAAGCGAAATTTTATTAACGATCTTAAGGCAAGTAAAGAACCTAAAGCCAAAATATATTTGAAACAATTCTTTGGTATTGAAATAGAACCGAAATATAAATTCAAGCCATTTGATAAAGTTTTAGTAAGAGATACAGAAGACGATGATTGGCACGTAAGTTTGTTTGTTAGGGGAATTGCTGATGCTCAATATAAAGAAGAGAGATATGAATGCTTAAATGGGACGGGATGGATCTATTGTATTCCTTATGAAGGTAACGAACATCTTTTGTAAAAAAACGTATTACCGGAATATGAAAAGGCAACCAAGTATAGAAATGATTATAGGGTATGGTTGGACTATGCTGGAGATTACAGAAACGAAAATATAGAATAACATGAAATATCAAAATTTTATGTGCCCTTATGAGCTTGCGCTAAAGTTGCATGAGTTGGGCGTAAATTCGGAGTCGGAATTTTATTTTGTGAAAGAGATGAAAGGAGGGGGAACCCAGATAGATTCAGTTGTGCAAAATACAATGAGGTATTCATATAGAAAAGAAGGCGACCTCATACCGGCTTATATGAGTCATGAACTTGGAGAGATACTACCAAGTATGATAAATGTCAGTAAATCAAAAATATGGGATGACTGGTTGCAGTTGACACAATATTTCCCGAATAAGGATAGCGAATATTACGAAACTGCCTATGTTCGATACGATGTTTACGATTCACAAACAGAAGTGTATAGTGGATTTGGAGATACAGAGGTAGAGTCGAGAGCGATGCTACTTATTGATCTATTGGATAAAAAGGTATTAACATTAAGTGATTTAAACTTAAATTAGATTAGATGGGAAATCACTGAAATTAAATAGATATATAATTACATTCCTAAATTAAATAGGTAATTATATTAGAAGAAATGGAGGGAAAAGATCATGGAGAAAGCAGTTAAAACAGATATGGAGTATAGGGAGATATTAGAGAAATCATTATCAGCTATTCAATATCTAAGGATACATGGATTCTCGACATACATGGAATCGGAGGGGATTGTAAATAGGATAATGATGTTCAAGGATAAGAATGAGATGGGAGATCAAAAGATCAGATCAATTTAATAGAACTAATTATGACAGTAGAGTATAAGTGTACTGATGTTTACAAGAAGCCAGAGAATCCAATGGAATGGTTGCCATGTCCACGATGCGGCCTCCGGCCTCTGGTCTGGGAGTTCGATAACGGGAGATCCACGGCGTGCGGGTGCGGGACAGACTGTTATCGTCATTGGAGCGTGCAGGCGGAAAGCATTATGTCAGTTATAAAAAGGTCTTACAATGGTCATTCGGCTGAGGCTTATGACATTAATGAGCTTAAAAATAACTGGAATCATTGGGTAAGTACAGGAGAGGTATTATTTATACCGGGGAATGGGAAATGGTAATTAATTAACAATTTAAGATATGGATCATTATTTGGCTACAATTCAAACGATATTAGATAGATGTGAGAATGACAATGCATCTCCTAGTATTAATGACATGGAGATAATAAAAATAAATCTATGTAGAATAATCCAGACTCGTTACGGAATAACTCAGTTATGGTTCATTCCGTTGATAGAGAGAATCCAGAATGCTTGTTGCAAGCATTACAACGATGTTGATCTATCATGGGAGAATTTTATTAAAAGAATGAGTGAATAGGGGAGATAAATATGGATACAAAAGATAGAATCAAACGGGAGCAAAATCAACATATAGGGTTGATTTGTTGCAATATTCATGAATTGACTTATGCGATGCATGAGTTTAACAATGGGAAGTATGACGAAACTCGCACGAAGGAAGTCATTGACGAGATATCTACTATGACCAAGGAGATAGGATGGCCGGTAGTGGTGATGGATACGCTTGAGTATTATGCGGGCAGTGCTGATGATGAGGTTCTGGAAATGGATGTGCATGAGTATGTCGAGAAAAAATACGATGATTATCATATTGTTTATATCTGTAATACGTATAATGATATGGTAGAGAAATTAGATGGTTATATATATGGGATCATGGATAAGGATGGGAAGGTAATATGTGATTTGGCTGAACCGGATTACATAAATCTTGCGAGCGAAGGTATTATCAATGAGGATAATATGGTGGATGATGATATAATAGATCATGTGTTGGGATTTAAGGTTAAAATAGTAATATTAAACGAAGAATCATATGGGAGCTACAATAACCGTAATTGGATCGGAGTGGATATCATTAGATAATTCTCTACCGGAAGTACAGAAACCATGTTATTTTTTGGATAGAGAGAACATTTTTCGTGGGGTAATGGATGAGTCGGGTGACGTATATGAGATATTGGATAATGGCACCAATGATGTTGTATATCATAGCAATATAGAGGATGGATATATAGCTTTTTGGAAACAAGAATTAAAAATGATTGAGAATATGGAGGATAAGAATATTTCAGATAAGACAAGAATGAAGGGCATGAACCAAGGGATATGGCTGGCGGTTCAGGAGCTAGCCCACGACGGGCGATGGACGCAGGCCGCAGAGGAACTGGTGTCTTCTTGTGGATTGACCGAGGATGAATGTAGGAAGCTGCAAGAAGAAAGCGGATCGTTTAATGATGAGATGCTTGAATTTATTGATATGATATTTGGTCATACGGATATGATAGGTGAATGTGAAGATGATACAGAATAAATATGTATAAATATCAAATAGTAATTATATACAATAAAAATTATGAGCTTAATAGATAAACTAGAAGACTTGGTGGCTAAGGTAGACACCGAATACCAAGAGAAGATGGAGGCAGTGATCCGGGAGATAGTCCCGGGGATGCCGGAAGGGAATGTACGTCATGCCGCCGAGCTGATGTGCACGGACAGGATGGGGAATATGATGGACATAGATGTTTATATATTAAGGGAAGAAGATAGGCCTTATGAATGCCATTATCTAAAGGATCTGCTGGAGGATAGGGTAGCTAGAATAGCCAAAATGCATGAGGATGAAAGTTATACATACAATATGGATGATAATTATTGGTGCGCCACATGTGGATCCCATTCTCATAAAAAGGATTCCAAGACAGGGTATTGTTGGTATTGCGATACAGTTAATTGGGTTAAAGAGGATGGGAAGGATGTTGGAATATAAAAACAAGCAATTATATAACAAGGAGGAATAAACATGGGAAGAGGTGTTAATACAGGCGTCTTGTCTCCGGTCGACGGTATCGGGGAAATACGAATGCGAGCAAACCTGCGAAAAATAGTGGCGTACAAAGATTTCGCGAAACAGATGGTCATGGCACAATACGAATGATAGAGGAGATTGGTGATTAAAACATTAAATAACATTAAACATGAAAAAGAGTAGAAGAATTGTAAAGAAAATGAGCAAGAAGAGCCTTATCAACAAGAAGGCTCTTCGGTATATTATCGCAAACAGTAATTTATGTAAACATGCGATAAGAGAATTGGAATTAGCCGGATATAGCAAAGAAGAGGACGGTCCTAACAAATGGATGCGCGAACAGGTAATAGAAGCTGTCGCGCTGTTCTCTTCTCATGGTAACAGCGGATTCTCGGCACCATTTGAAATCAATCTCGTCAAGAAACTTTGCAGTTTTGATATAATCTCTCCTTTGAGATTTGACGATGGCGAATGGGGAAAAATAGGCTTAGACGGGAGTTGCCAGAATAAAAGAAAATCATCGATATTCAAAGAGCCGGACGGGAGTATCCATGATGTTGATGCATTTTCAAAAGTTCCTGTAAAAAAGTTTTTATTCGCCACTCGAACGTGGACGGAGAACATCCATAAGATAGGATGGATAGGAGGGTTGTTTGAGACGGACGAAAACGGAATACTCACTGGAAGATATTTTGGTAGATGTAATGTAAAAGACTATCAGAACGGATATATGCCAAAAGGCAAGAAAGAAATACTATGCAGGGAGATAGAGATATCGCCGGACAATTGGATTATGACAGTTGAATCAAACAATGAGGCTTTGATTGAATTGTCAAAGATTTATGATATAGTCTGGCGACAATGCCCTTGCTTGAAAGGCATAATGAATACCAACGTTACACCGGAACTTGAAAGATTGGCATGCGAACAAATGAAGGGATAAACAATGAATGACAAATTTGTAGACATGCCGAAATGCATGGCGGACAAATACGAAAACGCCGACTTTATTGCCAGCGATCCCGTCCAGTTCCCAAGGCGGTATTCCGGGCGGGACGCGGAGGTCAGTGGGTTCATTACTTCGTGGCTCTCGTTCGGGAATCGAAAGGCGATCATCGGGGCGGCGGAGATGAGGAAATGTCTTGATAAGATATTTGATTTGGCGATTGATGAAAGGCTTAAATAATTAAACACAAAATCATATAAGATGATAACTTCTATAAGGATAGACGACAACAAGAAGACTCCATTTAAATATATCCAAAAGATAAAAGCGTTCAAAAATGGCTCTGAGTTTATATTCAAGCCCGGCGTGAATGTGATTGTAGGCAAGAACGGGAGCGGGAAATCAACCCTCCTGAATATGATATCGAAGTACATGTTGTGCGAGAAAAAGATGTGTTCTGAATTACCGTCAGAAGCATTGTATTTCCCGGATATATTTGATGATGACAAGGTGCTTGACGGGATCAGTATTAAGTCGGATTATATCGGGAAGGTATTCCATCTCCTACAGCAAACTGAAATGAGAAAGGATGATATATTGGATAATATCAATAATTTAAGTTTGTATATGAATGGAGCATCTAGGTCCTCTGGGGAGAAGAACCTTCATGCCATGAACTCGCTCTTTGATTTTGTGTTTAACCAAGATGAGTATGCGTTTCCGATACAGAAGCTTATGGAATTTAAGAAAAAGTCAAATGAGTTCTGGGCAAACAGGATCGACAATCTTTTAAAATACTACAAAGACAATCATGTGGTATTAATGGAGAAGGATTTTGAGTATACGATCCTTATGGATGAACCAGATAGGAATCTAGATATTGACAATATCATGGATCTGTACAATGTATTGTCATTTCATAAACCGCAAACACAAATTATAGCCGTAATTCATAACCCGGCTTTGATTTACAAGTTGAGCAAGCTGGATTGCGTGAACTTTATTGAGATGACAAAAGGGTATTTGAAGAAAATTACTGGTTTTATGAATAAAAAATAAGAAAGGAGATGAGAGAAGAATTGAGAACAATAGGATCAAAAGGACGCCATGTGTTTACAGCAACCTTTGTTAGATTTGGATTTAGGAATGGATACATTGGACCTGTAAAAACGATGCTTTTACAAGATGTGACACTTGATAGCAAAATAGTATCAGATCATTTGTGGTTCGATTTAACAAAAGGATTTAGTAGTGCTGATTTATCGCCAGGCGATGTGGTTGAGTTTTGCGCAAGGGTTAGTGCTTACGAGAAAGGATACAAGGGGCACAAGGATGATGTACTTAATAGACCGATAGAAAGAGACTATCGATTATCAAGACCGACAAAAATTAAAAAGATCGGGAAGAAATTAATATTAAAAGATGAGGGGAAATAATACATGATAATTATATGCCTAAAAAATTTATAATTTATTAAAATATAATGATATGAAAATACAAGTAGAATTAAATTTGGAAGATGTGTTTGAGGAATCTATGTACAACGAGACGACGTTGAAAGAGGAGTTTACCAGCTCGGTCAGGTTAGCTGTAGTACGTGAACTTAAAGAAAAGTTCAAGAATGAGTTGATGAGGGAAATATCCAATCCGATATCAGAGAAAATTGAGGATATAGCGAGGGAATCAATAAGTGATCTCATCGAGAACGCCAGCGAGAAGAAATATAGATTCAGGCTAGATTATATGGATGATGAGTTGACGGTGGATGAGTTTATAAGAGGTAGGATGAAGAAAGTTGTAGACGGAGGTATTGGGACAATGATAGAATCAAGAGCCAAATCTTTTGTCGATGAGTTAAGGAAGAGGTATGATATGGCGTTCGCTACCTTTATCGTGGATAACATGAGAAAGCAAAATATGTTGAAGGAAGATAAGATAGCTGAACTGTTAAAGGATAATCCAAATGAGAAGTAGGGAAGATGCCAAAGGAAGGCGGCGATCGGTGCTCATGACGCCGGCTGTTCCCGAAAGGATAAGGGTGTTGTCTCCGTCATGGTACAGGGCGGCGGTGGAATTTCAAGGAAAGCCTGAGTCGGAACAACTGGATTTTTGTTCGTGGTGCTGTTGTGCTGGAGGGTGTAATTTATGCGCTGATATAAGCAAATATAACACAAAAGGGCTTAAAATATATGGAGGATAATAGCATTGAGAAAGATAATAGGAGTGAAAGTAAAAACCCTTTGCCATTTAAAAAGCAAGGGTGGTACGGTTATAGAAAAAGGAGAAATATGTACTATAGTCAAAAGCTATAAAGGATATAGTATCCGTACCGATGACTATCGAACAATAACCAGAGTGGATAAATGTTATGTTGAGTTTATGAAGGAATAAACATGAATGATAGGAGAAAGGATGATATTAACTATTAATAATGTTTATTTAATTTAATTCAAAAACAAAATGTCTACTTTTGTAGACACATAAAAATTACATATATGAAAAAGAGTGAGTTTGTAAAGGAATTGGAGAAGATCATCGATATGGTTAAGATCGAAGATGATGGTTTCGAGTATGGTGGTAAAGTCATCTTCTATAAAGAAGATGATGATAACTATGAAATCACGGTAAAGAACATTGAGATGGATTTTATGGTAGAAGCCAGTGCTATGGCTAGTATGGATGATAGGACTTTTGACTGCCTTATGAGTGAGGTTTATAAACAAAAGTTTACAAAGGCTATAACGATGTCGGAGGATGAGGATGATGAAGACAATTGATAAGATGACCGATCAGGAGATATATAATCTTACTGACGAACAGGTAGAGAAATTGATCGTAACAAGATGTGCGGAGGAAGGTGTAAGGTTCATAGATGAGCCTCCAATCATGAAGACATATGACTATAAGCCTATTTCTCCATCACATTTCTTCTACTATTTAGAAGGTTTGAGTATAGCCGTTCTTGATCAGAATGATGCTATTAAAATAGCTACGTTCTTAAGTAAGTTTGATTTATACAAGACTACATACGATTTCACTATATCCAATGAGAAGATATATAATAAGTTGGATATAATCAATATCAAACATATCCCAATGTTTGACACGAAAGATGAGGAGGCCTATAAGTCTATCAAGGATAAGAACGATGAGATCGAGAAGGAATATAAAGATCAGGTAGATAAATACAAGGAGAATACAAAAAAGATGTGTGAAATCCGTGCCGAGATATGGTCAAAAGTAATTGATGTAAGGCGCAAAATTGATCACATAAATCATCTTAGAACTCTTTTTGTAAAGGAATATCTTCCGTTGGTGGATCATGACACGAATACGGCTATGACGTTTTTCAAGAAAGCTTATGATGTGGATGATGATACGGAAAGATATATTCGTGAAGGGATAAAAGATTATCCGTTGTTTAATAATAATATAGATTAAGATGCACAATTGGTTTAAATGTACGGTTTCTTATGAGACCGATGCCGAGAACGGCATGAAGAAGAAGGTTAAGGAAGAATATTTAGTAGATGCTCTTTCTTATACCGAGTGTGAAGCTAGAATCATAGAGGAGATGAAACCGTTTATCTCCGGTGAGTTTAGTGTTGATATCAAACGATTCCGGATAGCGGAATTATTTGCCATGGATGGAGACCGGTTTTATAAGGTCACGGCTGATTATATTACGATGGACGAGAAATCGGGCAATGAGAAACGCAAGGCGTTTAACTACATCGTTCGGGCCAATGACCTTGATCATGCCAAAAAGAATTTCGAGGAAGGCATGAAAGGAACCATATCAGATTTCATTGTAACTTGTATCAAGGAAGAGAAGAAGCTGATGGACTTCTACGAGTTTGATGGTAAGATCAGGAATCCTGAGAAACATGAAAATAGTAAGCAATAAAGCTAGCTATGAGACCGCATCATCCGTAGCTGAGAAGTTGATGGAGATAAACAAGATGGAGGGTACGATTTATCGTATCCTCACATTATCTAACAAGACTTATCTGGCGTCTAAACTAGGATATAGTAGGTCAGGGTTCTATAAGAAAATACAGAACAGGAACTTTAATATCCGGGAACTAGCTCAGATATTCGACACGATCATCAATTTCAAGGATCAGGATTGGACGAAGGGTAAAATAGATAGGCTTAAGAGATATAGAGCCATGAGCCTCATGGAGTTTAATAAAAGTTATAAAAAGAAAAAAGCATGAAGGGTAGGATGTTACCATGTGAGAGGTGCGGCAGGATGGTAGCCATAAGGAGCAAGGGGTTATGCCCTGCGTGCCGGGCTAGGGAGCTACCGCCAAAGGAAAGGGCGGCGATACGGGTGAAGGCCAAGCCCCGGGGCAGGAGCATAGCCATATTCTTTGGCGCCCACGTAGCTAGGTTAAGTATGACGAGAAGATCTCTTACAGGGATGTACATCCCATGCCCTGGGGTAAGTAACATATGCCACTTATATCCTAAAAGGAGATATAAGTCGGTAGCTGAGAATGATGATAACATTGTTTATCTTACGATAGACGAGCACACCAGACTCGACTATCTACTAGATACGATGGATTTCGACCAGCTTCTAAAGGAGTTTGGAGACACATGGCTGTTCATAGCCAGAAAAATGAAGGCCCTAGCGCCCGAAGTCGAGGAGGATGGTAAATTAAAAACCAGATTATTGACATGGATAGAAGAAAACAAAGATTACTTTTAGGCCTAGGATATAAGGCTATAAGTGACACGATATATAGTTATGGGACGATCATGGAGGTCATAAGCGATCAAGAACTGTTTGATGACATGAGAGTCCGTTTATCCGAGAGACACAATGTGGTTATCGAGGATAATGGAGAGATAGGAGGATCGGGTTTAGGCAAGATAAAGGACGTGTGTCCATCATACTACTGGAGATCATCACTTCCAATATTAAGAGCATATCATACAGATCCTAAATTTACCGCATTCTTTGGCATATTAGACGTTTTATCAACGGTTCCGAAGGAAGATATCTATGAGGAAGAAAAGCCTGTTGACGAGCCTAAGAAAGAACCTGAGGAGGAGATAGAAATTGAATATGATCTGGAGACCGAGCAACAGTATTATGCCGCTGAATGGATCAAGGATATCCCGACACCAGTCTTATACAGAATGACCGTGGCTGGCAAGCGTGTTTATTATGAAATGGGAGCTGATGGATACCCTATCATATATGATGGGGCTACCAATAATATTGCGAATGGGTATTGTGATACTTCCGGGGCATTAGAAAAATGGAAAAATGAGATGAGACTCAAGGGTAAGGACCCGGACGAGTACGCCAACTACCGGGCTGACTTAGGAACTATCATGCATTATCTGTTTGGGTTATATCTGACGGGAGTTAAGATAAAACTGATTCCAACATGGATAAGAAAAGCTGTTAAGGAAGCTAAGTTGAGAATAGACAAGTATAGGATGGAGCGGATATTAGTGGATAATATGGATGAGTTGATAGAAGACCTAATATCATTCGCTATATTCTGTAAAGAAAGACATGTAAAACCTGTGCTGATTGAGAAGATGTTGAGGTCAAGGAGATTGAAAGTAGCTTCCTCTGTGGATGCCGTGGTGGAAATGGATAGCGAGCCGGAGATGGTGGAGATAGAGGTCGAGACAGAAGAGTTCTATAAGACTGGAGCCAAGAAAGGTCAACCTAAGACAGAGAAAAAGAAGATAAAGAGATGCAGGAGGATATTCGCTATATTGGACTTCAAATCAAACAGGAAAGGCAATTTCTATGATGAGTATGCTTTCCAGCTTGAGTTATATAGAAGAATGATAATGGAGAACTACGGAAAGATATTGGAGATAGAGGAGATATATAACTTCGCTCCGGGTGATCCTACCGCCAAGACAAGCCAATATAAACTGAAGAGACAAACTGATAATCCTATACTTAACATGGCTACAGTCGTATATCTCCAAGGTAAGTATAAGTTCGAGAAAACCAATTATACGGTTACATCAAGAATAGGTTCTTTGGATATAGAAAGCGATTTTGAATTAAATGGCTTGATAAGAAAAGAGTCATTGAGGGATTATATATATAGGGTGATGAGTGAGAGGAAAGCGTGATGGAGTTCAGGGAGTTTAATAAGAGCGTTCATAGATATGAATTGGATCATAGTAAGCCAAGGAGGAAGCTGACGTGCCCGCAATGCGGCAGGGATAGATGCTTTACGCCGTACGTAGATGTAACCACCGGACAGATAGTAGGGGAGCAGTTTGGGGTATGTGATCATAAAAATAAATGTGGTTATTTTAAATACCCAACAGGCAATGAGCTTGGGAGCAATGATCTTTTTACCGATTCTAACAAAGTATTAAGGAGGTACAGACCTCCCGTGGATCCGGATATAGCCAACTGCATTCCGGTAAGCAAGATGTTTGAGACGCTTAATCCTTTCGAGACATCTGATCTTCAGGATTATCTATCCAATATCTTCGGATCGTATCATACCAATAGGGCATTTAGCTTGTATAAGGTGGGGATGATGAGATTCGGGGACTGGGGTAAGTGCTGTGTGTTCTGGCAACTGGATAAGAATTGGGTGGTGCGGACCGGGAAGATAATGGACTACGGGCCTGACGGGAAGAGGGTAAAGGTTCCCATGGATCACGTATGTTGGGTGCATATACTGGACGGTCAGGATTACCTGCTTAGGCAATGCCTGTTCGGGGAGTTCCTTATCAACTTCTATCCCAATGACGCTCCGGTGTATATAGTAGAGTCAGAGAAGACAGCTGTTATCTGCAACATCGTGTACCCTAGTAGGTTGTTCATGGCCTGTGGCGGTATCCATATGTTGAAGAGGGAGATGATAGAGACATTGGGTAGGAGGCGGATAGTCCTGTATCCGGATAAGGGCGACGCTTTCAACGAATGGAGAAAGAAGGTAGACAAGGAGATGAGGGGGATGAATATAGAGATAAGTGATTTTCTAGAATCAAAACCCAATATAGATGAGGGGATGGATATAGCGGATTATTTTATAATTAAACAAATTTATAATAATGGCAAAGGTAGTTGATAATTACAAGGGATTCAAGGTGCTTGAAATAACAAGACAGGAGATGATGGATAAGCTTACCAGATACGGGTGCTTAGGCATTTGTGATATGTGTAACAGACCTACATCCGTAGGTTATTACGTGGCGGTGATCAATCAATGGATGTGCAAGGACTGTTACAATGATTTCATCAAGTCAATTGACAGGTATGAGGAGGATATGAAAATAGAAAACAGGAATTTTAATAGATTCTGCAATCTATTTAATGTTAAGATAGAAGAAACGGTATGAGAGAGTTGTCTTTAGCCCAGAAAGCTATGTTAAACGGATCCATATGCCCGTATTGCAAGAACCCATCCACTATGATAAATACGGTAGAGGGGAAGCAAGTCGGGTGCGAGAAGTGTGGAGCTTGGATGAGATCCGATTCTACGGGTAAACCTGTAGGTAGGTTAGCCAAGCCGGATCTCCTTAGGTCTATGGATATGGTAATGACCGAGATCAACGTATTCTTAATAAAAACAGGACAGGATAGACATGATCTTTACAAAGAACTATCTGGTGAGCTTATGATACCGGAGGAGCATATATCCCCTTACAAGATGTCTTTGCCATCATTACTTAAAGTCATGAGACATATCAAGGCATATAGTGATAATCGGATACAGATATATGATGGAGGGAGGGGGAATAACTGCCCTAGGCATAATACGATAGCGATAGGCGGTAGCGCATGCCACGGATGTCCGGAGCATCTATTCCATGTAGTGGATAAGGTAACTGACTTGGTGGTGTGTGACGCTGACATGAGTTACGGTGATTACAAAAAATAATTATTATATTGATAAAAATTGACAGAACATGAAAGTAATTTTTATTCACAAACAGACAGGGTTTTATGTAGGAGGATCAGTGTTTAACAAGACATGTGGTTTTTACAAATGCAGAGATAAGATGATAGAAAAAGGCATAAGCGAGGATAAGGCCAACATGCTTATTGATATAATAGGTCCGCACTTATGTGTGTGGGAAATAAAAGATGGGGATGATCCTTACGAGAGCATGAGAAGCAGACTTGGAGATAAAGCCTCATATTTAGATGGAGAGGATATTATCGTAGAGGATTATGATTATGACGAGGAGGACGAGGATGGGGAGGTCGACTGAATATTATAGGACACATCCGGAGGCCAGAAGAAAGAAAGCCGAGACGGATAAGAAGATCAACGCCCGCCCTGAGCAGAAAGCCAAGAGGCGGGAGTTGGGTCGCAAGAACTACAAGACCGATAAGCTGAAAGGTAAAGCCTATCGGAAGGGAAAGGATCTATGCCATACGGCAAAGGGATTGAGGTACAAATCAAAGTCAGCTAACAGAGGATCTAAATCCGATACGGCTGGCGATAGAAACGCACGAGGATGAACGATAATAGGATATGGAAGACGTCCAAGGAAATTATCATGGACGCCTATGAGAGGATAATGAAATATCAGTCGGGAGAACTTCTCCCGGCTCGTACTGGATATCCTTATCTAGATAAAGCTTTGCTGGGAGGATTTTACCCTCAACATGCGATAGCCATAGGAGCTAGACCAGGGGTTGGAAAATCCTATTTGGCACAGAAAATCATGAACAATGTGATGAATGTCAACATCAATCCACAAGCAGATGATTATGTATGGTTAAGATGTGAGTTCGAGATGAATCCGGAAGACTTGGTATTACGTTCACTATCAAAAAAAATGAACAAAGACATAGAAGATATCCTCCTTCGTAAAATGGATGAAGAGGAGATGCTGGAAATGCAAAAATGTCTTAAACAAGAAAATTCAAACAGAATAACGTATATACCAATACCTACAACAGTTGATGAGCTTAAAGATTTTCTATGGAATGTATATATGCCGGCGAATAAGGATAAGAAAATTGTATTTGTATCCATAGATCATACAGCTCTTATACAAGGTTCGGGTGACGCCAAGAGGAATATAGATAGTTTGATGAATATGTGCAATATAGCCAAAAGAACGTTTCCAAACATCTTCTTCCTTATCGTATCGCAACTCAATCGAGAGATAGAGGGTAGGCGTGATCCGAAGGATCATATGCCAAGGCAGTCTGATTTCTATCAATCTGACTCATTGGGACAACTGTGTACGGCTATGGTAGTGTTGAATATCCCAAGGAGATACGGGTACTCCTCATACATGCAATTTCCGCAAGGATGGTATCCTAATCTGGAACGTTTTAAAAGTGAATCAAGACGATCCTTCCGTGTAGATGGATTATTGTTCCATCATATCGTAAAGGTTCGTCAAAGATCATTGGAGGAGATTGACGCTATACATGTGGATATCATGAAAGGATATGAGCGATATTATCCTGATGGAGGGGTGGTGCGCCAAGAAAGACCGGGAGGCTCGGATGCCCCCGTAGGCAGCGGCAGGCCGGGCACGACCGTAGTGACGCTACCGCCCCCGCCTCCCAGTATTCCATTGGAGCAGCAATACATACCGCCTAGCGATGATTTCAATGCAGTACATGACGAAACACCTTATTAATCATGAGACTTAGAAAGAATTATTTGCTTGTTATTATGAAAGGCATGGAGATGTTGTTAAAAGCCAACTTCTCCACCGAGAATAAGATGGGCATACGGGAGATTATATCCTATTTAAAGGAGATGTCTGAATACAGCATCAGGTATATCATCAACCGGGAACGGGAAAAGGAGATCATTAACATCTGCGAGGAGGTATCCAAAAAAGTTCAGGAGTATAAGAGGATGAACGACAACTCTATGGTATTGGAATTGGAGAATCTGAAGCGGGAGGTCGTGGCGGTAGAGGATCTTCTTAGCTCCTACAAAGGCGTTCTTGACGCTGAGCTGGTGATAGCCGAGGATGATATCAGGATCATACGGGATAAGATCGCTATAAGCCTGAGAGAAGACGGGACATGCAAGAGTATGACCGACGCCGATAAAAGAGCTAGGGTGGATGTAAGGTACGAGCGGGCTTTAGAGGATTATCGAATCCTTCTAAGATGCGCTAATACGGTTAGGGCTAAGATGTCTGTCATAGGGCATCTTAATCAATCAATAAATCAATCTATATCAGTTGGTAGGGTTAGTATGGCTAACGAGTCTTATACAGTTAAACAATATGAAAAAGGGAAAGAGATTATCGAAAGCAGACGCCCTTAGGGTGTTGACAAGGGCTTACAATTTAATAAAGAATGGTAATTGTTCGCTTATGTGTAGAGCAATAGAAAGGGCAGCGGTTGAATTATCGCTTGCCAAAAGATCATGTGTAGCGTGTTATCTTATACCAGAACTGAAGATGTTCAAACCTGTAAACAGAAAAAATGGAGATTTTTGGTTTCATTCATCAAAGAAAAACATAAGGTTACATATAATAGATACGCTAATAGATATATATAACGGAAATGATCATCCCGATATAGTCGAGAGGGTAGCCAGAAAGATCAGGTCAATATTTTAACTCATTAGCTTATGTATATAAATTTTGAACAGATGATGACATCAGGATTAACGATGTCTGATGTCGGGTATCTTTTGATGATCCGGCAGAAAGAGGAGATGGCTAGCGTCATTCCAAAGGAGAAAATAGATAGTTATAAAGCATCTGGTTATATCGAGCTTCAGAAGAATGGGAAGTGGAAGATAACGCCAAGGGGAGGGTCGCTGCTGATGTTGATAGAGACACCCGGTCTGACACCGGAGGTCGAGGGGATCCGGGATCGTATAGTTGGGGTGTATAACGATATGGGTAAGGATACAGGAGCTATCAAGGAGGTGGAGAAACGGCTCGTATGGTTCGTGGCTAATACCAACTTCAAGGAAGAGCCTATAGTAAGAGCCGTAATATCCCACATAGATCTTAAACGTGAGTATACGATGAGATTGGATAACTTGATATGGAAACCATCAAATGTATATAGTGTGCATATGAGTTTATCAGAATCAACGTTATTCGATACGATCATAAAAATGTATGGCATGACGTCTGACTTGTATCTTAGGGAGAACAAGAACAAGGAACTGGCATGGTTGTTCGCCATAAGCCGGCTCCCGGATCCTCCCAAGAAAATGGATAAGGAATACGCTATCACAGGCGATGTTAAGATGGACATCGAAAGGATATCGGATATAAAAAAAGAATTAGGTAGAAGATTAAAAATGTCGATTTAGTATGGAAAGAAAAGAAGTTGAAAAAGTAGTCAAGGAAACGATATTCGAGAAAATGGGTGAGTTTACGGGTCTTAATCATGCCGCCGAGATCAATAACGAGGATGATCTGGAAACTGACATGGGTATGGATCCCTTGGATTTCGTAGAGGTGGTGATGGGGATTGAAGAGAAGATGGATATAAGGATTCCGGATGATGTCTTTGGCGATAAATCTGTCGATGAACTAACTGTAGGGATTTTTGTGGATATGTTGTATGATTGGGTTAAGGGTAAGTAATGGATTTCGGATATGATGATTGGGAAGAGGGGTTAGAGACCCCTCTTGTCGATGATTGTGATGACGATCATGAGGAGGAAGAATATGATTTCAGTTAAGGAGTTAAGACCGGGCAATCTTGTAAAAGACAAAGCTGGTGATATATGGAGAGTAGGGTGCGTTACCGGTATGCGTAATGAAAGTGGATCATTAATCCTTGAACGTGAGGTTGATGATGGGATAATGAAATGGTATTCCGGGGAAGATGATGTCATACCTATTGAGATAAATGATAATATACTTGATACTATCTATTTCAAGCGTGATAAGGGGCGGGATGTATATCGAGGCTACGGAATATCTATAGAGATTTTTGATGATGGGTATTATCTTAGCCTTAGGGATCTGGAAGACGATCTAAGCGATCCTATTCAGATTAAGGATCTTCACCGTCTACAAAATATATTAATAGACTTATACGGACTTGATATAAATATAGATAAACTTTATGGTAATACCGGAGAATAATTTGTTATGTAAGGTTATAAACGGAGAAAAGGTTCTCGCCGCCTCTTACTCGCAGATAGACACGTTCGTCCAGTGCCCATATAAATGGTATAAGACTTACGTGGAGGGTCATAGGTCCACGGAGAAGCATGAGGCTACGTCATATGGTACGGTTATCCACCAAACGATGGAGTATTTCTTCAAGAACGGATGCAGACCTTCTTATGAGGATATGAGCAAGGCATTCAACTACTACGCTGATATAGAGAAAATACCTTTTGATAGCGTTAAATCTCAGATTGAATCTATGCAACATGCGGCTAGGCTAATAAGATGGATTGTAGGATTGTTCGAGAAGGATGCGGCTGGTAATTACAAGAAAGCGTGGTCGAACCTTACGCCAATGGAGAAAGTGATCCGGGGGTCGAGACCGGCCGGCGTGGAGGAGGACTTCGTCCTGCCTTATAAGCTACCCAAGCCCCTTACATTGGATGGCGTGACGTACGATAAGGTACATATCATAGGATCAGTAGACTGGAGAGGTGAGTATAAGACAAAAGACAGAACAGCTATGTATACGATAGACTGGAAGTCTGGGAGAAAATTATTCGATAAGGATAAATTGCTTCACAATCTCCAGCATCCGATATACGCCTTTTACATATACAGGAAGTATAAGGTATTACCAGATATGTGTAGCTATTTTTTTACCCGTATGTTGGATAACCAAAACGTGAAGGTAGATAAGGAGAAAGTGGAGAGATCGGTCAAGGAACTTAATGATATCCTTCTTGATATGTATGATTTCGAGACAAATAAAATAGATAGCTATCAAGCTCACGTTTGGGACGATGCCAAACAAGGGTATAAGTACGAGAAGCGCTACCTCATGGGACGCCAGCCGGCCTGCCTTGAACCCCGCCCCAAGCCCTTGTGTTTTTGGTGCGATTTCTCGATCCACAAACAAGGAACATGCAGGTACTCATCGGATTGGGACGAGTCAAAAAGAAAGAATAAAAAAGATTAACTTTATTAAAAAGCCTAGGTAAATATCTAGGCTTTAATTATATTTGTGTCAATAAATAAACGATTATGGATAAAAACGAAAGAGAAAAACAGGTATTGGATCTTCTGATGTCTAGAAAGGATATCAGGAAATTGGTAGAGAAATCAAATGAATGTTATTCTAAAATGGATTTCGTTGGTGCCATGAAATGCCGGCAGGAGATAAAGGATATCGTAGACCGGGAATCGAAGATCATGTTGACAAAAAGCGAGTCTTTGGTGAGTTTGATGAACAACGCTGATAATGAATATAAATTCAATATGCTGGTATGGCTACATTCCATGATGTGTATGGCAGATGTGTTTAACGGGATATTGGAGGATTTCAAGGATGGGGTAAGGAAAGCCAATGGCAACTCTAAGTTCGTTAAATTCGATAATCTGGATCGGTTGATGACAGAATGCAAGAAGGAGATTGATTATCTAATGAAAGGTACAAGTAAATCGTTTCAGATATCTTTCGCCGTAAGAAGCGATGAGTTAAGGGAGATGATAGAGAATATGGTTGGAGACAATATCCGGGAAGGGTATGACATATTCAAGGAAGAGGCTGAGATGGTGAATGAGACAGATAGGAGCAAGATAGAGGAATTTAATAAGAAACTAGATCATGATTAAATGCGATATAAAGGTAGGTGATATAGTCCATACCCAGGTGGGCACGGGAGAGGTGATAGCTATAAGTAAGACGATGGATACATTGATGGTAAAAATGTTTGACGGTCGTGAATGCCCAGTGAAATTAAAATACGTAAAGGCTGTTTTTGATAACTATAAATCCAAATGATATATAAACTAAGACCATATCAAGAGGATTGCGTTAAAAGCATCTCTGATTACATAAACTCTGATAGACATGATCCGGTATTGATCGTAGGGCCTGTAGGTTGCGGTAAATCGATCCTCATAGCAGAAGCGGCTAGATTGATGGGAGATAAGACGCTGGTTCTCCAGCCGTCTCGCGAATTACTAATACAAAACCACGACAAGATCACATCTTACGGGATACCGGCAACCATCTACTCCGCCTCATGTGGTAAGAAAGAGCTATCCAACATGATATACGCCACTCTGGGATCTGTCAAGAAGGTTGTTGATAAGCTTAAAGAGATGGGAATCAGGAACGTGTTGATAGATGAGGCTCATGCCGGATACAGTCCTGAGGACGGCAGTGAGTTCATGACATTCATGAATGAGCTGAAGCCGAGAAAGGTGATAGGGTTTACAGCCACGCCATGTAGACTTAAAAACATGTCGATAGGACAGACATCTTATTCCCAACTTAATTTCATCACTCGTATGAGACCGGTATATTTCAAGAACCTGATTCACGTGATACAGGTAGAGGAGATGATAAGGCAAGGGTTCTGGACTCCTATTGAGTACGAGACATGGGATTTCAACGGAGATGCCCTTAAACTTAATTCTAACGGCTCTGAATATACGGCTGAGTCTATTAGTGAGGCAGTGAGAAAAAATGGCTTAAACAACCTTATTTTACGCCGATTAATGATATTAAAGAATAGCTGTAAGTCTATATTGGTATTTATGGATTCTGTTGAGAGCTGCAATACGGCCGCCGAATGGATAAACGCCAAGATATACGCTGGCATGGCGGAGGTGGTTCACGGAGGCACGCCAAAGAAACAGCGAGAGGCTATAGTCGAGAGATTCAAGTCGGGTGAGACGAGGGTAGTGTTCAACTATTCCGCCCTTGGGACGGGATTCGATCATCCCGGACTGGACTGTGTGGTATTCGGCAGACCTACGTTCTCGTTCTCTACATGGTACCAAGCCATTGGTAGAGCCGTGAGAATCAAGGATGGGAAGGATAGTGCGATGGTGGTTGACTGCTGCGATAACTCTTCGAGATTCGGCGATATACGGGGTCTTAGCATAGAGAACTACAAAGGATATGGATGGGGGATGTTTATCGACGATAAACTAATCACTAATATCCCGATGGGGGATAAGGTAACGAAAACGGATCTGGATATCAAAGCCGCCAAGAAAGACCGAAGGAGGGGGCTGGCGCAGGGCATTACCGCCTCCCCTGTACCCGGGAGGCCGGATCATCCCCTTGGCTCTACGGTAATGACATTCGGGAAATATTGTGGATGGATGTTGCATTCGATCCCAGTATCGTACTTCAAATTCATAAACGAGACATTTGACTGGGATAATGACAGAAACAAGGATATAAAAGAATACATAGATTTTTTAATTAAAAACAATAGATTATGACAGGATGTATATATCATGAGGCTGATCTTGACGGAGTAATGTCAGCGGCTATAGTAAAAAAGTATTTCAAAGGGGACATTGATCTTCTTCCTTACAATTACGGCAAGGAAATACCTGACGTGAATAAATATGATAAGGTATTTGTAGTTGACGTGTCATTTGGAAACAGAACAAGATTCCTTTTCGATGAGTGGAAGGATAAAGGTACAGATGTCATATGGATAGACCATCATAAGACAGCCATAGACGATATGAGGGATTACGAGGTAAAGGGCAAGAGGCGTATAGGGACGGCGGCCTGTGAGCTTACGTGGGAATATCTTTTCGATGATATTGAAACCCCTAATGTGGTAGAATTATTGAGTGCTTATGATGTATGGGATCACGACCGGTTCGAGTGGAGTGATGTCATGGCGTTCCAATACGGGATGAGAGGATATTGTGGTCTTGACGTGGATATGGCGGCAAAGGTCATGGATGGCGATCATGACTTCATATATGACATGATAAGGAACGGGGAGGCGATACTGGAGTATATCGTTGAGAAAAACAGAGGAGAGATGAAGATGTTCTCATTCGAGGCAGATATATTTGGAAAAAAGGCGATATGTATGAATACTACGGAGTTTAACTCCACCACATTCGAGTCTATGTACGATCCTAGAAAACATGATTTGATGATGCCATTTTGCTGGAACGGCAGATTCTTCAGATGCTCGTTCTATACCACCAAGAAGGAGGTGGATGTCTCGGCGCTGGCACGCAAGGCCAACCCCGGTGGAGGAGGCCATAAGGCGGCTGCCGGCTTCCAGCTTAGCGTGGAGGATATGATGGGATTTTTGAAAGAAAGGAGGATGTGATATGGTAGGGTTGATATCTATTATTATAATAATAGTAATCTCCTTTGCCATGATGATGGAGGGATGGGAGAAATATGATTCACAAAAGTTTTACACAGGGTTGCTTGTAATAGGCATAAGTATCATAATGATATTTCCAGTAATGCAATATAATATGGAGAATATGAAAAGCGTATACAAATTCAAGAAACTTAAAGAGATGAAGCTGGATGATTATGGCTTCGGTCTGTTCGAGTACAATGGCGCTCTTTATTTCAAGGAGGCAGAGGGTGAGAGATGCTTTGATGTAAGAAGCGGGAATGAGGTTATTATCGGTAAAGATAAGATTGTAACGGTCTTGGAGGATTGATCATGAGAAAGCTTAATGACACCAACAGGACAAGGAAGAGGAGCGTACGGCACTCGTGGATAAAGGCGGGTCCGGGGATCCAACGCTGCGCTATTTGCGGGATTACGAAGCAAAGCGAGTGGAGGGACGGGAAGACCTCGCATTGCGTATATCTATCATCTGGTGAGCTTTATTCCATAACAGGTGAGACACCAGAATGCAGGGATCTTAGTGAATTTTATTAATCTAAAAATATAGTTACCTATGAAAGAAGAATTTAGCAAATACGAAAAGGTTGTTTATGACGGTGAGGTATTTGAGGTGCTTGAAACTGCTGATCGTACAGGTCTAATGAAATTAGTCCCATTATTTAAAGCATCATATAAATATACTTGGGTTGACGAGGAAATGGTTGTATCATTAAACAGGGCTATTAAATTAAGGATTATTGATGAGGAAACGGTCGATAAGCTTACGGATTATAGTTCTATCGGCGAGGGTCTATGTAATACCAATGATGGGAAAGCGACAGATGTGCCGTTCGTTGGGAAGGACGGCAGCGGTAAGAATGACCGGGCCGACGGCAAACTCCGGTGGGATCTCCTTCCTTTGGCTGAGATAGAGGATATCGTGAGGGTATATACAGAAGGTGCCAAGAAGTATGCTGATAACTCATGGCAGGATATACCTGATGGGTTCAGTCGTTATCTAGGTGCACTCATGAGACACTTGGTCGCTTATACGAAAGGGGAGAGATATGATAAGGAGGGATTCATGCATCTATCCGCCGTATGCTGGAACGCCATAGCATTATTATATTACGATAAACATAACAAAGGGCTTATAGAATGGGAGAGTCAGGAGAAAGAGTAGTAGATGAGAGATTAAGAGCTATCAATAAAAAAACCGGTAAATACGTTGATTTAATCAAGCGCACTATTTATGATGATACTCCATTTCCGATAGTTAAGTATCTCAATTATAGTTATGATGAATTGAATTATGATTATGTAAGGTATCTGAATTTTGATATAGACATAAATTGGGAGCAGCGCAGATATCAAATCGTGAAAGATTTATTATCTAACGATTTTGATGGGAGGAAAATAGGTATGGATGAGATAGATAACGCTATATTTACAGCGGATTTAATTATTAATAGATTAAAAACTGTTTAAAATGGTAAGAATCGATTTTTTCACGAAGAAAGACGCTGAATACAGCGACTACATGCGATATATTATCGCCAACACGTTACAGGAGTATGAGGGTGAGGTCACGTTAAACCAGATCCCGGAGAACAAAGCCACGGGGGAGGAGATATCCAAGTACGGTATTGAGGTATACCCTACTATCATCGTCAGCGGTGATAATATGGATGGTTTCGAGAAGCTTGAAGGGATGACCAGAAAGGCTGATCTTATCAACGTCATGTCTATGTGCGATAAAAAATAAGCTCATGACGATTGAGGATAAATATCTTGGCTGGAAGGATCTGTTCTTCGACCGGTTTGTTCATTGTTATAACGACATAGATCAACCGCCGGGGAGTAACATCCCTCTGGCCAAAATAAACTTCGATAACAATACGGGATATGTGGAGGACGGGACTATTAATATAGCCGAGCTTCTTCAATATCTTCGGATACACAATAAGGTGTATGGGCATGACTATAATCCTCTAGAGATATTCTTTGTCTTACAGACACTGGAAAGACTAGTAGAAGGGGCTAAAGAGATATTTAAGGATCAACCAGGAGTGCAGGATATGCCTACTTACAAAGGTTTCTTCATAAGGGATGATTTCTCTAGGGGCAAAGATTATGCTCTTGATCTGGATAAGATCGTAAGCGGCATGGGAGGATGGTATGGCGAGGATGAGGATCCTTGTTATTCGATGTTCGTCAGCCAAGACCAGATATGGAACTTGAACCCGATATTGAAGGTATTGGCTGATGAGGGATCGCCATTAGCTAAGAAGCTTGGGTATGAGATAAACTCATATGTAAGTGATAATGGATATACGATATACAACCCATACCTTTCATGGATCAATCATTACTATCATTATTGCCCGACATTTAATGAGGATAAATTAAAGCCTTGGGATAGGGTAGAGGATAGAAAGAATAAGTTCAAGATGACGGATAAGGTCAAGAGAGGTGCCAATAACTGGTACTATTCAGGTGGGACTATATCTTGCGTGAATAGCTTCTTAGGGAAGAAATACAGGAAGAATCTCCGGACTTTCATATATCGTGGAATAGTGTTCTTTCTGGATCGGATATGGCATACACCATTGTTTGAGAAGATGGGTGTGAAAATGAAATACAACGCTTATTACTGTTATGCCGCCACCTCCGGTATTTGGTACAATAAAGGATTCAAGAAAAGGCTAGCCAAGAGATTTAACGAGTCTTTACGTGGCGGAGGGGATCTGTTCGGGGCTAACCTAGCCTGCATGGTCTGTGACCGGCGGGATATCGATTGGGAAGCGCTTCGTCTTTGGCTTGACAAGTATGACGAGCCTACTGATAAGGGTATGGTGAATAGCCCTATCCAATTTATGTATTTATATTTATATTACGCTTTTAACAAATAACTTGAAATGAAGAAGATAAATGACTGGGTTATAAGGACATTTGGGTTGAGAGGTTCATGGAGCTGGGCTAAGAAGCAGATGTTAAATGGAGCGATCATTAAACGTAAGGCTACTATAGGGACATATAAAATAGCTATTGATAATGACAAGAATAGGTTACTTGTAGCTACATGGGATCATCTAGATCAAAGTCCTGTATGGGAAAGGTGTCCGCATAGTTTATTAGATGAAGATGCGGTTGATTATTTTGTCACAGCTCATAAGGAATTATCATATGGGGGCATAAAGATCAGGATGAAAGATGAATTTAATTGTATCGATAAAATATTGAAAGCATGAAAAAGATTACCGATAAAGACGTAGAGGCTCTTAAAGCCGGGAAGAAGGTGACAAAAGGCTTTATCCATATGCAGTTGGATGATAAGGGGAGATTGAACATGTGGGCTGATATCAATATAACTGACAAATATAGGGACTTTGAAATAGACGCTAGCAAATTGTTTGATCATGGGATTCTTACTGAAGAATATGATAAACTTAGAATTATAAACATACATTAGCAAGGTAGAAGAATATGAGAAGAAGGATGATAGGCGGTCAAACCGTTTCAAACGGTATATATATCTTACACACCAATGGCAAGTTATATACTAGTGATAAATGGAATTATTCGTGGAGAAACGACGCCGTAGGAGTGGCGTTGATAAGCGACAACAGCAGCTTCGTTATTTCAGGTATTGAGCTTAAGAATCGAAGCTGGTCTAATACGACTGGATTGATCCAAGGAGTAACTACAATAACATCAAGTAATGAAGCAAAAAAAGATTTTAATGGATTTCAAAACACACAAAGTATCGCGGAATATACGCATGCTAGTGCCGCTTATGAATGTACTGTTACTCAATTCAAGAACGGGCAAATGGGATATCTGGCATCAGTGGGAGAATGGATGGAGATCATAAATAATTTAGATGAGATTAACAAATGCATGTCTCTTATCGATGGATTAGATATAGACGAAGGCGCTACAAGTTATTGGACTAGCACTCAATATAATTATGAGAAAGCATGGTTAGTAACTTATAACGGGAATGAGTTTTATCCAAATGATGAGAGAAAGGGCATTTCCTTCTATGCTATTAGAGTAATATCACAATTAATATAAAAAAACAATTATGACAAAGAAACAGTTAAGAATCCCATTTAAAGATGGGAAACCATGTAAGTGGGTTAAAGATGATCATGACGAGGAACGTGATAATTATGAGTTTGATGAATGCCTTGAGATACACGGATTCGTTCGTGGATGCTCTTCGGCTGTAATGATATTAAGACCGGCAAATGATCATGGGGAGGATTTTAATTATGCCAAAAGTGTCTATTACCAAGTATTCTTGACAGACAGTGAGGAAGTAATACGGAATATGATGCATGGAATCATATATGGTAAATGGACTTTTGTTAAGAGGGGAGAAAATTTTGGCATTAAATTGGTTAAGGTCTTGCCGGGTATACATAAATCTATCATGCGGATAGCCGAAAAGGAAATTTTCAGGTCATGAATATATTATCATTATTTGATGGGATATCATGTGGATATCTAGCGTTACGGAGAGCCGGCATACCTATAGATGCTTATTACGCCTCGGAGATAGACAATACATGCATAAAGGTGAGCCAGAAGCATTTCCCTGATATTATCCGGTTAGGAGATGTCAATAATTGGAGAACATGGGATATCCCATGGAAAGATATAGATCTGGTCATGGGAGGGTTCTGTTGCCAAAGCTTCTCTAGTTCCGGTAAAGGCAAGGGATTTATGGACTCTCGTGGGAGGCTTTTCTTCTGCTTCTCGGACATCGTAAAGCATTTAAAGAAGGAGACCAAAGGTAAGATCCTGTTCTTGGGCGAGAACGTCCGGATGCGGGACGAGCATCGCCGGGTGATAACGGAAGAGCTGGGCGTGGAGCCTGTAGAAATCGATAGCGCCTTGGTCTCGGCACAGACCCGGCATCGTCTTTATTGGTGTAATTGGCCGGTAGAAATGCCGAAAGACAAGCATATATCATTGGATGATATTTTAGAGCATGACAAGGACTGGAATCCGGAAGCCATAAGAGGAAGATATATAGGAGTCATTGTCGGTAGAAGGATAGGAGAGGACGGACACCGAAAGGACTATGACAAGAACGTGAAAATCATACAATGTCTGGAAGTAAGAAAAGACAAGAATACTACCTCTATTAAGAAAAGTAATTGCCTTACAACAGTCATGAAAGATAACGTGATATCATCATTACCGCCCGGAAGATATCCTAATGCCTTTGACATGAAAGACAAATTCAGATACCTGACCCCGGTGGAGATGTGTAGGCTACAGACATTGCCGGATGATTACCTTGATGGGATAGCCCCAAATACGGCCATGTCTTTAGCGGGTAACGGATGGACAGTGGATGTGATAGCCCATTTGCTAAGAAGCATCGAACGTAAGCAGATAAATGATATTGTAAAGGAATTTCGCAAAATTACTGATGAGCTTATGTTCGGGTCATTAGAAACGGATATAATGTGACATGTGAAGGTAAACACGAGCAAAATGAGACCATACGGAAGAATCAAGGCAGTTAAGGGATCTTCATGGAAAAAGGATATACATCCACCGAAAGGGCACAAGAATTGGTGGGAAGATATATGTGATCCTATACCTAGAAGTACCATGAAACTCATATTTAAAACACAATTACAGCGATATGATTATAAACAAGACATGGTCGATGCCGAATAAAGAGACATTCAGCATAAAACCGATAAGAGAACTTATAGATAGATATAAAAAAGACGGAATGGTTATAGTAGATCCATTCGCCAGAAACAGCGATATAGGGACGATAACCAACGATCTTGATCCTGAGACTAAGGCTATGTATCATAAAGACGCCACGGACTTCTTGTGTCATCTTGATGATAATATAGCTGATATGGTATTATATGATCCACCATATTCTGCGAGACAGGTATCTGAGTCGTATAAAAGACTTGGAGGTGCTGTTGATATGCAAACAACGCAATCCAGCTACTGGGCTAGGCAGAAGAAGGAGATAGCTAGGATCACCAAGAAAGGCGGGGTGGTCATTACCTGCGCGTGGAACTCCGGCGGTATAGGGGCAGGGCTTGGTTTCGAGCAGCAGGAGATTCTTCTAGTGGCTCATGGGGGATGGCATAATGATACGATAGTTACAGTAGAAAGGAAAATGAAATTATGAAGGAAAGGATATTCACCACAAAAGAACAGGGGAGGATGCTGGTCGAGGCCGGTCTCCCTATCTCCACCGCCATCGGCTTCAGAGACAAGTACCTTGACTCATTGCATTCTATGGAGGATGACGCTGGTCGTATAGGGTTGATCGAGGCCGTTACCCCTGATGTATCCAATCCTGTTTGGGATGTAGGTACGTTACTGAATTTGCTCCCATATGAGATAGAGGGTAGTACATTAGAATGTTATAAGCTAAAACATGCATGGTCTGTAACGTATAGAGATATAGATGAGATTCCTATATATTGGAGTAGCGAGAAACTTCTTGTAGACACATTGTTTTCGATGATGATGGAATTACTTAAACATAAGATTATATGAGCATAAAGCAAATAACAAAATTAAGGTACAAAACGAAAGATAAGCCTCCTATAGAAGGGGTTCCTCTTTTAGGATACAACAAAAAATATAGCTGTCCGTGGGAAGTAATGTACAAGAGAGGGGATAAGTACTACACCTGCATGAAGTATGATGCTGAATTTGAAACATATCCACCGGAAGAATATGAATATTTATATCCATGAAAATATGAAACAAGTAACAAGAATAAGATACAAAACAGAGGATAATCCGCCTATGGCTAATGTCCCTCTTATAGGATACAGTTTGGAATACGACTGCAAGGTAGCGTTAGTATACAGAAAGGGGGATAACTATTACACCAATATGGAGTGCGATGTTGAATATAAGACGTATTCTCCAGATGAGTACGAATACGTATATCCGTGATAACCAGAAGGAATATATTTTCATTTAAGCATGATTAATATTATTTTTATATTATTCATGCTTTTATTTTTGTTTAAATCTTACTTTTGTATCAACATTAAAAACCAGATTATTATGGATGAAAACAAACAAAAAGTCAATGAACTTACGATGAGGACATTGGGTTCTCATTATGGCGGATATACCTATGTAAAGGTAGGGGATCGTCAAACTGATGTAAAGATAGATTGGCAGCTATTGAGGGCTATAGAGAAAGGGGAGGTGGAGATAGACAACGAGAAATACCATCTATCCGGAATAGAGTACGTAGCTAAAAGATATCAGGATATGTTTTATGCAGGTCGTGATATTTATTATTTCAAGGGTATAGGAGGGCATGGGATGACCGATCTTCTTAGAAACGCTATAGATGATTTACTGGATACCATAAACAGTAAGGAGACTTATCGTAGCGCAGAGCACAGGGTGTACGCCCAAATGAATAAACTTACGGAAGCGGGAGCCATGATCAGCTTGGCTATAGAATTACTAACATCTAATATCCGTCATAGTTATGGAGAAATTAATTTTGAACGATATCCAAGACCTGTGGAGGTGGAGGGAGAAGATAAACATTGATGACTTCAAAGAGGAGCCTATGGGCGAGGATATGCCACTTTATTTCCCATGCGCCGTTGTATGGCATGTGGATTATGGTGAGCATGACGATAATAATTATATATGTTATGGATTTGTCTATGTAGCAGAAATATTAGGGATATGAGTGTTAAGAGACAGATATTTATTAATAACAAAGACATCGATGGGAAGATAGCTAATAATGCGACATTTGATTTCGATTTCAATGTTGACAAGAATATTCTTGAAAAAATAAAAGCAAAGAAGGAGAGCAATAAACTAAATACAAAAGATTGGGCGCTGTTCTCGCTTATGGTTTTGTTTATTTTTGCGATGGGAGTTGTAAGTGGATGGTTGGCGTTTAATTGTTTAGGCATTGGAGAAGATTAAGGAACATTTTAAAAATCAATAGATATGAAATTACTATTTTTCGATTTAGAGACAACCGGGGTTAAGTTTTGGAGAAACGGGATACACCAAATAGGAGGGATCGTGGATATCGACGGGCAGGAGGCTGAGAGGTTCGACATCCGCCTAGCCCCGAATCCTGCCGCCACGATAGAGCAAGAGGCGCTGGACGTGGCCGGCGTTACCTTGGAGCAAGTGCAGTCGTATCAGCCCATGGAAGAAGGGTACAGACAGTTAGTTGGTATATTATCCAAGTACGTGAATAAGTTCGACAAGAGGGATAAAATGTATTTGGTGGGGTATAACAACGCAGGATTCGATAACAGCTTCCTACGGGCTTTATTCCAGCAATGTGGGGATAAGTATTTTGGATCATGGTTCTATCCTAATTGCATGGATGTGTATGTTATGGTAACACCATTCCTGATGGGCGTAAGGAACGATATGGAGAACTTTAAGTTGATGACCGTGGCCAGAACTATGGGTATTGAGATTAATGAGGATAAACTCCATGACGCTACTTATGATATTGAGCTGACTAGGGATATATTTTATAAGATAATCAACAAAATGGATGTTAAGTTATGAGGGAAATTTTAGAAGCTATACATGATTACCCGGATGAGGCGCTTGGGCTATTTTTCTTTCTGATAGTGATTGTCTGGTTATTGTCAGGTGTATTTGAGAAAAATGGATGATAAGATTGATGAGATACTGGATCTCCTGAAATCTCAAAATGAGATGATCAAGGATATCCATGACTATGTAAAGGAAGTTACCAGCGAGAAGTATATAGGGGAGTCTAGGATGACCAGCTTCTCTATTAACTTGGCCGCTGATATACTTACCGAAGCCATTAGCCCTAAGATAAAGGAGATGATGGTGAATTTATTAAGGGAACAGGGATGGAAAACTGAATAGGATATGGGAACATATGAGAAGAAGGTAAATCAGTTAAAAGATTTGATGGTAAGGAAATACAAATCGGCTTACAACAAATCCAAGGAAATGGACATAGATATAAGCTTGATGACATATCTTCCGGAGCCAGACGCATTTAACGTCATAAATATTGAAAAAATGCATATTATTCTTGATAAGGTCAATAAGATCATAGATGATAACAAGGATAAGCTTAAGAATCCGACTTGCGCCACTTGTATACATCTACATGATCAGGAGTGGGCGAAAAGATACGGGAAAGTATGTTGCTCTATTTGGCAAGTGTGTGACCATTATATAAACCCTAACAGGAAACATAATAGGAAACAAACAACATACGTAAGGCGTCCAAGCAACAAAGCTTGTCCTAATTATGAGTATGGTGATGATAATTTTGAAAACAGAAGAAGATGTATAAAAGAAAAGAATACCCAATAAAGAGCTATGTGCCGATGCGCACCAACAAGGATAGGACGTGTGTCTGCTGTGGCGATACGATCCCAGCCGGCAGCAGCAGGATGATACCTAAGCATGCCAAGGCAAATCACGGTCTATGTTTCCCGTGCTTCAGGAAATGGAAAGATGTCGGAGGAGATCTTAAGCTTATGGACAACCCCGGAGATGCGAAGAAAGAGCATGTCATACATATGTCTAATATCCTGAAAGGGAATTGTGATATAATAAAAGGTCGAAAGCTTTACGTGGCTTTTAAAAAGGCGATAAACGGCGGAAAGAAGATCGTTATCAAATTTGACACTGATCAACCGATATCTATGTCAACAAGAGTCATGAATCCTTCATTCGGAGAGATTATGGATGAGTACGGCAAGGACATATTCCAAGGTAATCTCAAACTGGTAGATGTCCCAAAAGGAGTTAAAGACTTGACAGTTAACTATATAGAAAAATATCGTAAACTATGAACATAAGAACATTTATATGCATGATCTTGGCATTCAGAAGAATAGATCCTATACCTAAAAGCCTAGGATTTATGGTAAGTATAACATTATGGATGTCCATAGTATGTACAATATTTAACTTTACTGTATTGATAATAAAATTGATAAAATAGATAATATGAAACGAGGAGACGTGATATACAAGAATGGTATGGAACTGCTATGACAAAGATTAAAGCAAGTATTATTATCCTATCTCTTATCATGATAGGATGTAAAGATAAAAAAGAAGATAATGTTGATTATTATCCTAAAACTGTTTATGTAGATGATAGGGGTAATAAGGCAACCATGTTGAATGATTCTATTTTAATAGTATGCACATGCCTAGAGTATCCAGAGAAGTATAAAATGGAAGTAATTAATATAAAGAACAAATAGATGGTTATAAACAACAAGCAACTTTATAAAATAACATTGACAAGGGAGCAACTGATGTTGATCTCACAATGCGTGGAAGACATCAGTAGATTTGCGGCGGGTGACATGAATCTACAGCATACGACAAGTACATTGATAAATGATATGGATAGGACGGAATCGCTGGGGATAAGAAGCTTTATAGTCAATAACTCACGAGCGATAAGAAGAAGGTTGTTCCCAGATCTTGCGGATTTTGAGCATATAGGGTATGATGGAGGCAGTAAGGATAAGATAAACAGGAAGAGACTTATCGGCAACACCTACCAGATATATAGGTCGATATTACATCAGTTGGCCATTGACGAGAGCTGGAATAATGTGTATAGTGATATCACGTTACCTTCAGGTGATATGGGAGCAATTAAAGTGGAGAGGATCGACGATGATAAGAAGAATAATGATATTAGATAATTTACTATGAGCTTATTTGTGTGCGCTAAATGCGGTTGCGTTGATAATACCGCTACGTCTAGTTACTGGATGTTGACAAACGAGTATATGGTGGACAAATTCGAGTATGCCAAGGAACTACAGCCGTACAAGGGCATGGGGCTGTGCAGCGAATGCGGGAGGCTGGCTACCAGCCCAGACGGCCGTGATGTCGTGGTGCCCGGAAAATGGCACGGGAAGTTCCCGAAGGAGAAAGCTACCGAAGAGCAGTTAAAGAAAATAGGATATAAAAATTTGATAAGATGAATAAGACGAATAAGGTAAGAAAGGGAGAAGTTAGAATATACGAAGGAAAGACATACGTGGCTATTCCGGAGATAAAAGAAGATCATTGTACAGGATGTTGTTTTTATAACGAGGGATGTTGTTCAATACGTGACTTTGATCATATCGATTTCCCTGATTGCCATAATAGCGGTATGATCTGGATGCAAAAAGAAATTAATATAAGCGATATCAAAGAAAAGGCTATCAAATTAGCCATAGATGCCATGAAGCCCATACCGATATGCTCATCACCATGCTACAGTATAAGTGATAACAGATCGCCGGAGGAAAAGCATGAGGAGGAGATGAGGTTTTGTAAGGATCTTAACGACCTTAGATGTGAGATGCTTATTGATATGGCTAAGAAAATAGAAGAGTATTTATTATAAGATATATAATATGAAGAAAATAATAGGGATAGATTTCGATGGGACATGCGTGACAGACTTATACCCTTATGTAGGAGACAATATCGGGGCTGCTAGCGTATTGAGGAAATTAGCTGATAGGAATCTACTGATATTGTATACAGTGAGAGATGGTAGATATCTACAGGATGCGGTGGATTGGTTCAAATATAACCATATTAATCTATACTCAGTAAATTATAATCCTGAACCAGTATCATCATCACCAAAATTGTATTGTGATTATTATATAGATGACAGGAATATCGGCACTCCGCTCACGGATAAAGGATATGTTGATTGGAATAAGATGTTGGTGTTATTAAAACAAAAGAACTTATTATGAAGATAATAAAAATGAATATCAAAAGATATAAGGAGATTATAAGAAAAAAGGATATACTAACACGAGCCTTATCAGAGGCTCGTAAATTAAACAAATCAATAATATGGGAATGAAATATCATACTAGAGCGGGGATCGAATGCACCCCGGAGGAATGCAAGCTGATCGACTCATTGAGAAGATTGGCCAAGAAATGGGAAAAGGATGGTGAGCGTCTTTGGTTATATTCCGCCAGCGGCTCACTTCATGTAATGATGCGCGGAGATACAGATTATAATCCTACACCAGAATTTACGCAATATGGAGGTAGCAACATAGAAAATAGTATAACTACTATTGATGGTATATTAAATGATGGCGGAGATTGGTAAGTTGATATTAGACTAGTCCAACTTTTGTTTTATCGCAATTTATTATTTTTTTTAAAAATTACAAACATGGAAAAAGAAGAAAAGAAATTTGCTACAGAGTATCAAATCAATGGCAAGAAGTATGCTGGTGAAATATGGGCAACCTCATGGGAAGAAGCTGAAAGTTTTATAAAACAAAGATCTTCTACCGAAAAGGTTGTTGGATTTATTCCGTCTCTTGAACCAGTCATCGAGGAACGCCCTTATATGAGCATCGAATTTTGCAAGAAAGAATTTTTCTTATTAGATGAAGAACTGGAAAGTTTTAAAGAATTTTTAAATGACCCTACAAGAAACATTTACCATTCCATTGATGGAATAAAGATTGTCAAATCAGAGGATGGGAAACTTTGTGGAGTAGGTAGAATGCCTCGTCATCTAAGAACTTAGTTTTATTAACTTTTTAAAATTACAAATATGAAGACAGCAAAAGATTATCAACAAGAGTTCAGGTTAAAGAATGATGAGTTAGCCCAATTCGATGAGTTCTTAAACGATCCTAAACGTACATGCTTTCATGGGAAAGAATATTTAATATGTAAAGATCCAGATCCAGAAGGAAATTTTATAATAGTTGGCGTTAATTTCAGGATATTACCAGCAGGAACTCCTATAGTCACAAAAGATGGATCTATAATTTAGTATAACAAAAATAAGAAGGATAGGATGATAATATCCTATCCTTCTACTATTTTAATCGAATATCTTACCGCCAAAAGAAATAAAGGATTCTCTTGATTTAGGTATATTCCTGATATTATATAACGTTTTCTCAAATCCCTTTCTGGTCATATAAACCGTATTCCTGATCCCGGTATCCGTGTTGTATCTGTAATGTGCGTAACCCTTCTTCATAACATTCTCCGTTAATATCCACTCTCTATTATTCTTGTAAAAGAAACCCTGCTCTTGTAAAAACTCTCTTAGAGATCTTTCCGCTATATCACATCCATGAGACTCAAGTTCTCTCCTAACGTCACGAATCAACATATCATCACCTTTGTCATTGGCCATAATAGCTGTTTCAGCAAATCCTACTTTAGGAGCTTGTTCTTTGATAATATTGTCGGATATTCTCTTAGCCTCCTCTACCGCTTTCTTGGCTTCAGCTAACGCCTGCTTTTCTTTCTCGGATGCCAACAACGCTTCTAATGCCTCTATGTAATTATGCGGAAGATTCTTTTTTATGGATGCCTCCATTTCGTTAAAAGCATTCATGTACTCCAATTTAAATTTTATAGCTTTGCTACCAGTAAACCCCATAACAAGTATAGTAAATCCATCCCTATTCATTACATATCTTTTGGATTTTCTAAATCCACCATTAGGTTGAGGTATGTCATCATAGCATAAACAAAACATTTTATGTAAATCCATTTTTGGATTACATTCAGTATCAATAACATAACTCTTTTCTAACAAATCATCTATAGATCTTATAACTTTGCTATGATCCTTCTCAAATTTAGCAGCTACTCTCAAGCTGTCTGTCAAAACATCATTAGATTCATTAATAAAAACAAGATTATCCATAATATAAAAAATAGGCTCAAAAGGAAATGCCGGATCTCACCTCGACAAATCCTAATGAGCCAAAAATATCTTACACATTGAATGACCTTGAAGTGAGATCCCGTCATCCATTGTTTCATGATGCGAATATAACCATAATATTTATGCTACAAACCTAAATAACAATAATTTATATTTATTTGGTATAATTTAATTTTGGCTATTTGAAGAATCCTAATAAATGCTTACATTTGTATTCATAAAATAATTACCTATTCCCATCCGTCCGGGATGGATAGATGGGAATCCAAAAATGGCCAATCTGATTGTTTTAAACAATTGATCGGCCATTTTTTCTTGTCATACCATATCAGTTATCTTCCCCTGTCAAAATACCAATTAGCGTCCTCTCCGGACTCATCCTTATTCCTACCACCTAGAAAGAATCCCATCGTCATGCCGTTGGTCATCAACCAGTAGTCGGATGTCTGCTTAATATCCCTAGCCGTCTTGATATTATACCATTGCTTACCAAACGAGAACTTCATGAGCTGTCTCCACAACTTACTCTCGCCCTTGTACACACCGGTCTGGACAGTAGCGAACGGGTCCCAGTTCCGGGGATCGGTGAGATCGCCTAACTTCCGGGCCGTAACCAGCGGATCTTGCAGCATATCTATGGCGTTAAGCTCCATGAACGGGGATGTCTGGGAAGCGATCTCATTGATCGTCCTGAACCCGATATAGGTAATGAACTGCCCGAACCAGCTATCCTCATTATCCTCCCTATATCCCATCAAAGCCCTTCCTATGGCTATCATCGTAGCGAATACCGCCATATTGATAAGCGATCGCTTGATATTGGTCTGCTCATAAGGATTAAGACTATGATATTCTTTCAGCACGTCATGTATTTCCTTCATCCTGCCTTCTGACATCATATTATAGATATCTCCGGCGAATCTCCATAACGTTCTCATATATCCCTCCTCGAACTGGTTGGTCTGGAAGTTAAACCCGGCTTTTTTGTATGCCCGTTGAATGGCAAGTATAAACCATCCACGATGAGGCAGCACCATGTTAAGGATCGCGTTCCGGCTAGCCCCCACCCGGTTCTGTTCGTTAAGGGCGCCGTCGCATATCTGCACCATACTCCTGACCCTGCTGGACAATGTAGGTATGTATCGGTCTATAATATCCTTATTAGCCTCGTTTTTAGCCACGATCTTCCCGTCCTTGACATTTACTAAGTTCCATATGGAATAATCCCTTAAACGCTCCCAATTACGTTTAGCCTCATTAGCGGACATATTCCTGTCCTTCATCATCATCTCCTTGAAATTGGAGTATGACCAGAACTGACCCTCGTATAGGCGGGTATCATCCATGACCGAGATAATAACCTGCGGATCCAACGGGGAGTTAAGAACCTCCATCATCTTAAACGGCAGATCCCGGAATAAGGTTCTCCAGATCTTGTTGTACGCCGCCGATCGTACACGGTTGCGGACATTAAACACACCTAGGGCCTCTCCAACGACATATAGCTTGTTGGTACGATTTATGTCCCCGATCTCAGACACGTACGTACTTAACTGCTTCTGGGCTTCCCCGTAGGCGTATTTCATGGAGTCCTTGCTTATATACTGCCCTACCATACCTTCCAAAAAGAAGTTGGCCTGCCCGGTAAGGGCACCGGTAGCCGCCACGAACGGGGAGAAGCCTAAGTTGGATTTGGACACAAATTTGGTGAACATAAGAGCCAGCTTATTAAGATCGACCTTATAATTACCTATATTCCATTCCGCCCGCTTATTGTTTATCCTGACGTCATAGATACTGGCGTTAACCCAGTCCTGAAACATCCTGTAGGCATGAGTGGCCTCCGGATTCTTTCCCCCATCATATTGTGTCTCAAGCATCATATTCCTATATCCCATAACATCATCCAAAGCAGCTCTCTTATACTTATAAGATGCCGCCTGAAGGGATAGCATAGAATAGGAGTACGCGAAGTCATGGGATACGTCATCGGCATTCTCTAGCTTGCTCAGATAGTACTTGGGGATCATGCGATATTTGTTATCGTTCTCATCAAGCCCTCCTAAGTCTTGTCCTTGACCATGTATGGGATCATCAACCCTCTCGCCAACGATATCACGTACGGCGTTTCCGATGGCCGCCTTCGGGTCAACCCCAGCCTGTACCATCCTCTCCACTCCGCCCTTGGATATCTGTGGTATCTGGTAGATATTCCTGAACCGCTCATCATAGTCCTCCATAGCCTTACGACTTATGTCAAGCAGCTCCTTCCTCATCTCCCACTTATCCTTATTGATCGTGGCTTCTTCTCCCTCCTTGGTAATACCGTATTTTTTGAAGAAAGCCTCGTTTTTATACTTATCAAACCTAGGAGTATGATATCCATAACCTAGATCGGGATTATAATTAGGATTCCGGAAAGAACTCTCGAAATCAGCCTCGTCCAACCATTGATTGTTGATCGACAAGTCAATCATATTAATATCGAAGCCGAAACGGGACACACTTTCTTCCTTGGATATACCGCTTTCCATGGCGTCAAAAAAATCCGACACCTTATACGTACCGTTATTTATCTTCCTGACAAAATCAGAATACCCTTTGGGAGAGTATTTTCTCATATAAGGATATAGTCGGGTTCTGGCGTACTCAATAAGTATACTATTAGCCTTACCCATAGCTATATCATTAGCCAGCTTATCACTGAAATCAGGACCGTATTTTTTTCTAAGGAACATTGTCTCCATGGATGTCCATGATGGGTTCTTCTGCGACAGCTTGGCGGCCATCCTATCTACCTGACTCCGGGAGCGGGCAGACATATGTTCCTTGGCGAATTTAATCTCATCCATTCCCTTGTCGTATGTCACGGCGTCTCTTAGCGCGTTACGGTAGGAATCTGTAACGCCACTCTCCACCGTATCGGGCATATTCATCTCAATATCCTCAGCGGAAGCGGCGGCGTTAATAACACTCTTGGCCTCGGCCAGACGGTCGTATAGCTCGTTTATCTTCCTTAATGACGATGATCCACGAAGACGATCGAAATCATACTCGCCATATCTGGTGCTGTCCCGGTACTGAATAAGCAAAGGTCTTAACTGATCGTTGATCTCATTTATTGTTGCCATCGCCTCCTCTACCTTTTCTATCCTTGATGATGATGCAGATTGCTCCGTGATCTTATCAACCAGATTCTCGTAATAATCACCCTCCTCGGATCCCCACATATCCTTAGAGAAACCAAGATGACCGCCAGCTAGCAGGAACTCGAACGCCGCCTTTCCACCCTCGGATCGCTCTATGCCTCGAAGAATCTCCTTGAACTCCTCTGACGCCTTACGTCCCTCTCTGGTGCTTCCGAACTCCTCGGCCCATGCCTCATCCCATGCCTTGATCTCCTCGGACATCATCAACGCCTCTGATCCCTCTTCCTTTGGCGTCCCGTCAGAATACCACTCGCTCTTGGCTATGGCTCTATCACGTAAGATATCCAGATAAGATCTCCACGCTATAGGATCGGATTGAAATGCCGACCAATCCACTTTCCCGTCTTTCACGAATTTATCCATAGCCACATATCTGCTTCTGCGAATACGGGACATGAAATCGGACGTGGCTTGTGATACCCTACGTCCCAGCCTCTCCTCGACCTTCTTATTGACATTCTCTATCTTATCATAATACGCTTGAACCATGGGCTTCTCACGATTCTCATCCAACCACCTATTTATCGTATCCAGATATCGTTGCTGGTCCTCGAATGTCATGGCCGAGATATCAAAATTCTGGATACTTGGCTTGAATATATGATATACTTCCTTTGTAATAGGCTTATCCCCATCATATCCTACGATATCATCACGAGTCTTGACCTTAAGCCCCTTATCAGATAAAAGTGTGTCGATAAGTTGTTTCTCGGTCTTACCCGTAACCTTTTTAAGATCATATATATCAATAATAGCTTTCGCCTGCTCTGTCCGATACAGTAAATCGTATTTGGCGAAATCACGGGACGAGTCAAGGTAATCAGAGTTCTTACCGTTTATCTTCTGTATAAGATCCTCATTATCCTTTATCCCCCATCCACGCTCTTTCATCATCTTAGTCATCTTATTGATATTAGCCACACCCTCAACATGAGCGTCGTTATAAGCCTTGGCAAGACGTTGCCCTAACATGCCTAAGATAGCGTTACCACTATGCTCCAGTGTGCCAAAGAATCGGGACATGACATTGATATCCTTATGGATGTTATTCACCAACTTCTTTATCCCATCCCAATACCTTCCCGGGATATTAAACATCCGAAGCTGTCCATCCAGCCAATCCTCGTTACGATCACTACGGAGGGCGTTTATATCAGACATAGATGTCTCAGCCATCCGCAATATATCATCCATATCCTCTACCATGCCAACCTTATCGTTGCTATAATAATCCGCCGCCTGATTATTGACGAATCCACGCAGATTCCTGATCAATGGCACTATCTCCCCGTATACGTTATCGATAACCTGTATCGTCTCATAATCCAACCCCTTGTCGCTCTTACGCAAGCTACTGGCAACCGTAACCAAATACTCTACCTCGGCCTTGGCTGTAGCTATAACGCTCTTGGTGGATAGCAGGTTGTTGTTTTTATTAAGCTCGCCCCCAACTTGTCTTACCTTCTCGCCTATATCACGAAGGAGGGTGATGCTCTCACCAATCCTCTGGCTTTGGCTTGACCTCATCCTCTGTAATCTGGTGTATAGCCTTTCCAATGACCTCCCGTTCTTGATCAACTTATTGGCCACGTCAACATCCGATAATGAGTACATGAGATGGTCGCTATCCTTTAACAGAAGCACGTCAAATGCGCTTGGATCATCAGCTAACGCCGACTCCTTTATCCTATCAAGAACCTTATTCAAGTCTGATCTTTGAGTAGAGAAGAAATTCCGTATAGCCCGGATTATCCTGCCAAACAAGGAGAGCTGGGCGTCCTCGGACGAGGCCAGATCCTCCACCGCCCGCTCCATGCCCGGAACGAACCGCTGGGCCAGCGTCTTACCTAGGATCTCCCGCTTCACCATCCGGTCTAACTCCTCTCCTTGGTACTCCTTCCCATATACCTCATAATAACGACCAGCGAATTGGTTCCATAATGAAGTTCCCTCGACAGAATCAAGTATCTCGTCAATCTCCTGCTGATTACGATAAGTATCGATCAAGAAGTGAGCCACCTCCTCATTAAGATCCTCTACCGTAGCTCCCTCAGCCAAAGCAATAACCCCATTAGCCATATCGGACAATGCCCTAGTCGAAGGATCCACGCCATTACGCATCTTATACTTGTCCATGTATTCGGACATACCCATCACACGGATACCTAATGTGGATAAGATGTTGGTTATATCGGTCCTGTTTTGAAGATCTTCTGCCTTCTCGTTCTCAATAACGCCACGGACATTACTCCCATATAAGGCGTTATCCTCCATCATCAACGATAGCGCTAGCTCCATGAACCCATCATACCTGTTATTAAGTTCCTCGAACCGCCCTTGCCTTAACATGCCTTTAATCTCAGACCTGCTTACCGTGACCTTCTCCCCGGATGTCGTGATAAGATCAAGATCGTCGCTCACCTCCGTATCAAAACCTATAGAACCCAATACGTTCATCTCAGAGGACTGACTTCCAAATCTATTCCTGATGCTGGATAAGGCATCCATAGCGTTATAAATCTTAAGACCATCGGAGTTGCCGGCCCCGGTAAGATAATACATATCCCCCAGCCTTATACGCTCACCGCTTAACATACCTTTCTTGATAAGGTAATTGACAAACCCTCCACGGGTACTTATATTAGAATCTGAGCTGATGCTAAGGACAGGGATGAATGACTCCTTGTTATTGAGAGTTATGGAAGAAGAGCCAAAGGAGATGTCCGTCGCTCCGGTAGGGATGTCGCTCTCCTCGACACTGCCGGCCAAGAACCCGGCCTCGACCCGCCCGCCGGACGAGCCTTTTATGGCGTTGGCGTAAGTATCATATACCTTGCCATCATCCGATCTAAAGAACAGGCGAGGCTCACCGGAATCATATACCAATCTTGAAGATGGAGGCGTATAATTATCGATATCATTTAAAGGCAAGACATTACCAGAAAATATGATCTCACCATCTACATTTCCACCCTTCACCCTGATATTAGGTCGTTGCCCGGTAAAAGCGCTTTCCACGGCCTTCCATAACATACGGGCTGTCTCCTTAATATCTATATTCTCCCTGATAGCCCTTATATCATCCCATGACGCCTCTTTCAGTATCGTATCGCCAATATTATCCTCGTTTATGGAATCCAGATCCACCTCCTGTACCGTGGATGTATCTACCACAGCCATATCATTGACATCACCTACCTCTCCGGAGGTAAGATAAGCCACGACATTGTCGCTATTCCCAAGGCTTCTGGCCAACGCCGGGGCATCCATATCGCTTATGGCGGACAAGACCTTGGCTGACATAAGTTGCCCCCACTCGCTGGCGCTAAGTCTGGCGCTTATGGATCTGGCCGCCTCCTTATTCCTTGGCACGGATCTCGTCCAGTCTCCGAACTTAGACCTGAACTTATCGTTATAAATAGTCATATAAGCCTCAGCGGCCTTATTAAGGTCACTTACGGCGGCTATACCCGCTATCTTATCGAACAAGGTAGATACCTCTCCGGAAGGAGTCAAGACACGGGTTATCTTACCCTTACTATTTCTTTTAATTACGCAACTCGACATAACTTCATGTTTTTGACAAAGATAAACAAAAAGCCCCCACAAATAAGCGGAGGCTGATATTCTTATATTCCTTATATAATTTACGACTTAATCCGTATTCTTGCTATTGATGAACTTACTAACGCAATCACCAGCAAAGCCGGCTATATACGCCGCATGCTCATCCTCTCCAACCTTAAATCCAAGCGACATATTACAGAACTGGCACACGCTCATGGCTATATGGAACGACTCATGACATATATTTCTCATCATTATATCATCGTCGCTTGAAAAATTCCAAAGTATGGCGAATTTACCATCATCGTCCCTATCCCTTACCAGATTCACGAAAGACGCTTCCTTATCCATATCATCCTTATCACCCCATTCTCCCTTATGATCCGGCTCCATGTTCTCGAAACGGTTACATAACGTCTCGTAATCCAATCCTACCGTGATAATCAACTTCAACGGATATACCACGAAATCAAATTCCTGCTCTCTCATAATTTTTTTAATTTTTCTATAACCTCAAAACACATCTTGCACTCAATCCTACGATACAACTGCCTTACGCCATCTACCGTAACCCAATAACGATCACCATCACGGTGCAGGAACTCACTCATAACCTTGGTATCAGCCACATCATGTAAATCGTATGAACTGAAACATAACTTACATATATCGTCAAGATCAAAATAAGTAACCTTATTATACGACATACAACGGATTTGTCTCCCATCAGGAATCTGAACATCGAAAACATCTATCTTCTTCATATCTAAAAAACAGGGATACCGATCCCATCACAGACCTGTATCCCTTTATAATAAATTAGCGATGAAAAGCATGGTGATGGACATGCGCCACAAATGTAATTACAAATTTTGTAAAAACAAAGCCATTTTATGGTAAAATGTCCCGGACGAACCGCACACGATAGTGATCGCCCTTAATGTTGCCTATGACGCCATAGCCTGAGTCTACGTGCCCATTGATAAAGTTCACGTACCATGCTTTTTTGGCATCAACTTCAGAACTAGACCAATATATGGTGGAAGTATTGAATTGTTGTCCACCAATAGCCGATAATGCGTTATTGACACTCGTCAAGTTCATATATATCAATGAAAGCTCACCACATGACGGGATATACCAATCATCATATCCTTTAGCGTCAGCACTAGCCAAGAACGTATTAAGTACATGGCCAATTGTCGCATAGGAAGTATAAGACCCACCACCGGTAGTCACCCCTTTTAATACATTGGAGTTCGCTTTCCCCTTCCAATCAGATAAAGCCCCGCTTGTCCATGCAGTAACAGCTTGCGGAAAATCAGGAGTACCATTGGATGAACCCGACTCCTGTTTTAGGTAACCGTGAACATCACCTCCATATGCTTTGTTATAATTTGCAATGCCAGTCTGATCCGTACCATTTCCACCCCAATAAAAAGCGTAAGTGCTGTCCTTCCCGGACCCGGCTGTTACGTAGCTTTCATTAAGATCCTCATATTTCTCAATCATAAATCTCTTACCTTGAGCGTTAAGGGCAACACCTATACAATCATTGGAAGGTGCGTCCGTTATGCTTCCATCAGGGCGGACGTAAAAAACACCAGGGCAAGTATAATTACACTGACATGGAGCGTCACTCTTCAACACCCCATACACCTGATTGTCGCTAGTCAGCCACCGTTTACCGTCGCTTGTGATATAAGCCTGCCGGCATCCCTCCTGATTCACCGTAAGCGTCTTCTTAACACCTTTTGGAGTTGTTATCTCTAGCTCAAGAGTCCGATCAAGACCTTTATTCATCACCGAGCCAAAGGAAACCGCCGCGTCCCCACTCCCGGCTCCCGGGCTGACGGTCAGAGGCTGGTCCGTCACCTCGCCTACCCCATCCTTCCAATTAATATTCAAATCATTAGCCATAGTTGTATTATTTTTGTTCTATTGCAAAGATAACAAAACAAATAAACCCCAACCGGATTTATCCAATTGGGGTTCGATACCATTATCTCCTAACTGTTATCGTCTCATCATCCTCAACACGGTTCTGGCGGCTGCTTGCGCCCAAGTCCAGCTGTCGTTAGATGTTACGTTAACCGTCTGTTGAGTACCATTTACATCCAAGTTAATAGTCTCCTTGTCAAGCTCGATAGTAGAGTCTCCAGCGGCTTGAGTTACCGTCACGTTGGCTGTCTGACCACCAGCGGCGGTTACTTTCAATGTAGCTGTCAGTTCATCGACCGTGACGTTGGCCGGTACGTCCGAGATCGTGATGCTCCAAACGAACTCGCCAGCGGCTCCGGGGTCGTCGGCGATAACCGCTCCGTTAGCCGTAGTCTTTCCAGCCGCCGTATAGTTAGCCGAGAGCTGTAACGCAAGCCCGTTCTCCTCAGCCGGCGTGACCGCGAACGTAAGCTTAGTACTGTTAGACTTACCGGTGATGGTAACATTACCACCTGTCTTTTGTACGGAAGCGTTAGGGCTGTCTGATCTTACTACCTCAGCAGCCGCTGCCTGATTAACTACCAACGCCTTCTTAGCCCCGCCGTTCGTGGTGACCGTAAGGTTGGTAGTGCGTTGAAGACGACCGGTGTGTTTCTCACCGGAGAAATTAACCGCCTGATCTCCTGATCCTGATACCGGGTCGACGGTTACGAAACCAAATTTTTGTGAAGCCATAATCTATTTATTTATAAATGTCATTTTATTATGCCAAAAATAACTTGTATCATATCACAAGCCAAATATAGGGGGGGGTAGATACGACTAGCCCTGTACAACCTCAACATACAACCCTACTAAGTCCTTTAAATTATGACTAAGAGGAGTTCCACTATCCCTTGTGCATTTATACACGTCAGCGTTCTGAATGTAATATTTATCCTTAAATATCTCCATAGGAGGGAAATAAGGGATAGGATCACCTATAGTCCCGGCATGCTCCTTGTCAACAACCTTATATAAGGAGGCCGTACTGAGTCCAGGCTCCCATTCTGACGATAACGTATGAGGCTGGATAACCTCGTAAAGGATATCCGTATCCTCCTTAACTACCCTAAGACAAAATCCGGTATCCACGGATAGCCCGAACTCCGCTCCTTCTTGTCCCCATATAGGAAATAGGACCTTAACATCCAATTTCTCGTTGGATGATAAGGATAAAGATTTGTCATTAACCAACATCCTAGAAAACTCGACAGCTACTTTTTGAGGATCGAGAGCATCCTTCTCCTTCGCCTGTTGCTGGATGTACGCCGTGGTAACACTTACCTTATCAGGATAGCCGGACTGAACATCGACAGCTCTCACCTGTTCTACGGTAGTGGCTATACTGATCTGCTTTTGCTTGTCCCCTAACGCCGTTGTCAGATCGTTATCGTACTTATCCATCATCCCGATCAAGATCTTGCCTTCCGTCATATCGAACTCCAGGCCCATAATCGTTATCTTACCGACTATAGCCCCATCAGCCAAAGCGTTACGTCTGTCATATTCAGGAATATAAATATCTTGATCATCCAAGAAAAACTCATGGAGATTTTCAGTCTCATAAGATCTCAGCTCCTCATATTTAGCCGATTTCTCCTCGTTAAGAATCCTCGACTCATCTAACCTAGCCTCAATGATCTCCTTAACCGTGGCTTTAGGATTAGCTTCCTTGAACGCCAATTGCTCCTCTCCCAGCTCTATCCATGGAATCGGATTGCCATTAATATAATCATCATAGCTATTACCCTTAGCGTAATTATCATCAAGAGGTTCGTCTAAAACCAACATATTGGGATATATTTCCCTGTTTATATATGTATATGCCATAATCTATTCTTTAATCTTGTTCTTTAACGGCGATGCTATACTTACCTGAAGCGTAACACCAGATATTTATCTCGAAAGGCTTGTTAGCCGTAGTGGTTATAGAAGTACCACTCATGCTTACATAAGCTCCAGAGTTTGGTATAGCCTGTGTAAACACTGCCGACGGGACGCATCTGATCATCAGCTCCTCTCCTATCTGCATGCCTGACTGCACGGATAGGGTGGTAGCGGCTGATAACGTAGCCGTGATACTTCTCTTGCTAATAGGCAGGTTGGCTAATGTCGTAACCGTATTAACTCCTATAAGCCTATTCACGGTCTTCTTATCAGCCGCCGCCATCAACCCGTTAGTAGACTCGTTGGCTACGGCGTATGTCGTGTTAGGAGGTGTGGCCCAAGTGCCATCTCCACGCATGAAACTGGATGTACTACCATTAAGCTGTCTCAACAAGCCGTTAGCTGTAGTAGAGGCCAATCCGTATGTGGTATTGGTAGGTACGACCCATGTTCCGTCACCACGAAGAAAAGACGTCTGTTTGCCCGCAGCGGGGGCCGGTACCAATCCCGCAGCACCAGCCGCTGAAGCCGTAGCTGCCTTCATATTGGCGTAAGTGGTATTAGTGTCTTTATAATAAGGGACACCACTGACAATAGGACAGGCGGTATAGCCAGAAGCGCTGGTTACCGTACTCCCGTTCTTTACCAGACCTGTAGACCCATTAGCTCCTACAACACCATACGTCGTATTAGTGTCTGTCCAAGGCACATTGACATACATCTTTCCGCTACCGTCCAGTTCTACCGGATAATTCTTGCCATTCTCCGCATATCCAATCATTACCAGCCCAAGGGTCGATGTATTGGCCTTGGCGTATGTAGTATTAGTAGGGACAACCCACGTGCCATCACCACGTAAAAAAGAGGCTTGTTTACCTGCGGCTGGGGCGGGAACCAAACCGGCCTTTCCCGCAGTAGAGGAGGTTGCCGCCCCCATATTGGAATATGTGGTGTTGGTATCCGTCCACGGGACGTTCACGTACATCTTACCACTACCGTCAAGAGCAACGGGATAGTTCTTGCCATTGGCAGAGTATCCAATCTTAACAAGACCTAGATTATCGCTCGTGGCTTGAGCATAAGTCGTGTTATTATCAGTCCAAGGGACATTCACATACATCTTCCCATTAGAGTCCAAGGATACGGCGTAGTTCTTCCCACTAGAGGAATAACCGATCTTAACCAATCCTAAAGTATCAGCCGTGGCCTGATTATAGGTCGTATTATTATCTGTCCATGGGACATTAACAAAAGCGTTACCAGAAGCGTCAACCTGTAACTTATAGTTCTTGCCAGAAGTCGTGTATCCTACCTTTACGCCACCTAAGGTGGAGGCCGCCGCCGTAGGTGGAGCGAAGGTGCTAGGTTTGCCGGTCACTCCAGACCATGGCACAGATGACGCCGAACTTGCCGTATAAGGCTCGTAACCGGCCTCAGTATTCAACTTACTATCATCCTTGACCAGATACATCTTATTCGTGGCCGTCACCTTAACCGTGTCCCCAACCTGAGCCGTGGCTGTAGTAAGCTTAAACCTTGCCGTATCGTCAGCCACCACGACCATTCTCTCTAAGGCCGCCTTAGGCAACCTATCTATATCGATAGTACCGGACGTGATCTTAGAGGCGTCAAAGTTCGCCAATGTCGTGGAGATAGTAACATTACTCCCAAAGTCCGATGAGACACTACCGCTAACAGCACCGGACAGCGCTATGGCCCTAGCTGCCTGTAATTTTGTGGCGGTAGGGGCGTTATCCGTCTTAAGAGCGTATTTGGAAAGATCAATATCATTAGCCTTATCCAAAAGCTGCTCTATCTGCTCGCCATTATATTTACCTTGAAAATCTTCCATATCATAATTATTTTTGCTCAAATATAGCTATATACATACACACCAAGAAATATAGGGGGGGGAGATACGGATAGTGTTAGAAGCTACCGTCCCCATGCAGGAACCCGGTACGGAATATAATAGCCTTGTCTTTAAGTTTCTGGACAGACTCCCATTTCCACTCGCCCTCACAAGGTCTTATGACATACTTATTACCCCAGATCTTGAATTTACGTTCAATAACAAACATCTCCTTATCGTTAAGGACATGGAAGATACTCCCTACAGGGAAGTACTTATCAGTCCTCAATATAACACGATGATGTTTTTCGTCATATTCAGGATCACCCACGATACGTGCCTTATAAAACTGAAAATCATTTAACGTCCGATCCACAGGTTCTATCCAATAATACCCCTTACCCATTGCTATTCACGTTTATTTATCTATATTTGCGGTGTAGTAGTAACTCATAATGTTTTAAGTGATTTTCAACCAAGGGGAAGGGTGTCCGTGAGGATATCCTTTTTTCATTCCCGCCCGCCCTACCTATGAACAAAAGATCTACCTCGAACAAATGTAGCCATAATAAAGTTACGGGCAAAAAGAAACCCCATCGGTATTCTATCGCCGACAGGGTTCTCCAACGTTGTATCAGTCTTATATCATCTCACTCCATTTGATTGTGTCACCGACGAAGCACCGCACCGCCAGATACCTTACAAACGCCGTCCCTTCAGGGGCGTCAGGGTCTTCCAGATAAGCCAAGACAGCCTTGACTATTTTCTGGTCGCAGTCCAATACCTTAGGAAAGTAGTCGCTATAGAACATAGCGAACAGATATTGGACATCTCCCCAAGTGGCGTTATCAGGTTTCTTGGCCCCGCATTTATCGAACATCTGCTTAGCATCCTCCATCGTCCATCTTCTCTTGGATCCGTCGGCGTTAAGCATCTTATCGGCGGCATCCCTAGCCAACTCCTTGGAAAAGTGATATCCATGGGTGTCTATATACCGCTTATAATCCGGGTCATCAGCGTCTGCTCCTCAGTAGTAACGACTTCTCCTACCTCTACGCATATAAGGTTCCGTACCATCGTACTCGTCACGGATGTCACGCTCGCCAAACCATCCCTTACGGTACATCTCATCCTCCCGCTCATGATGTCTTTGACGTTTCTCAAGCTCCCGCTCGTTACGCTCCAGTTCCCTCTCGCGTCTTTCGAGATCACGCTCACGACGCTCCAGCTCCTCCATCATCCCGTCACGATTCTTGCCATAATGGTCATATACCCCGCCATCATAACCCATGTACGTGCCGTCAGAACGACGGGAGCGTCCTCTACCGCCTCTTCGATCATAGATCTCATCATCATATTCCTCTTGGCCATTGCCTAAATCTATAACTCTCATATTAACCTAATTTTTTAATTAACAAATTTTTAAGCTCCTCGAAAGACTCTCCCATCTTCGCTACCTGATCCTCAAGGCCCTTTATCTTCCGATCCTGATCCTTGGACTGCTTGAAAGTAGGATTGATATCCTCCAAGATACTGTCACACGCCTCTATAATCTCCTTATTCTTATCCACGCTATTCACGATATCCGTACTGGTTCGCTTCATGGCGTTCAGATGGTTCATTATCGGGTCCACGGAGCAGGCTAGCGTAATGCCGTTGGCCATAGCCACGTTCTGGTTCTCTGGGACTACGTATGTCATGGACTTCCCGTCCACCTCTATAGTAAGATCCATGACCCGATCTTGCAACTGCTGATACTGACCTAACTGGGACTGGGCGAACCTAGGCTCCGAGACGTTAACCACCGTACCCATAAAGAATTTAGGAACCCCTGAGGTGTCCAACGTATAAACCTGATATCCTTTCTTTAAATCCTTAAACATAATAACGATCTTTTTTAATGGGAGGGAGGTTACCCTCCCTATTCTTTCTTAGTAAATTCATGCGCTAGGGGCAGTAGCCGTATGACCTAACATCCTGAACACGCCGGTGCATTTGTTGTAATACACAAGATGCTCGGTGTAGGCCCCTACTATAGGATCACCAGATGCCACGGGAGTCGTAATATCCTGCCCTGTCATATGTGCCCCAACCTTATCCACTATAGGTGTCTTGTTGACGATAACTCCAGCGTTGGATACCGTAACAGGAGTGGTGGTGGATAAGCCGGACGGAAGGACGATCGTGGCGGGATAACTAGCCTCTGTCTCCGTCACCGGATGACGGACCTTCCATAACAATATCCCCTCTGGAGGTAGTGAGTTCCACTGACACGGATTGATGCCAAAATCAACCGTAGGTTCGGCCGCAGAAGCGTCAGATACCTTTCCAGTAGTGGCTACTACCGGGATACCTCCCCTGTCAAGACGGGAGGAGGCGAATGAACCGATCATATATCCTCTGAAATCAGCCATATTGTCCCCCTTCCTTATAATACGGCATTAGTAGTGCCGCAAGCGCATCCACATTCGTTAGCTACCCTTACGGTAGGAGTATAGCAGCAACCAGGGTTCTGTACAACGTAGGCTGGAATCGGGGCCTTTGGAGCTAACTGGCTAACGATGTTCTGTGTCTGTTGTTGGGTGATGGCGGAAGTAGCCAAAGCCTGTTTCTCCTCACGAAGCTGTTGGATAGTATTCTGCATCTCACGCATCTCAAGCTGACAGAACTTGTCATTGATGATTTGAGTTTGGGCATCTATCTTAGCAGCCAACGCCTGAGTCTGGGCTTGGTTGGATTGAATAACGTTATTGAAGCCGTTAGTCAAATTGTTCTGCAATACGTTCGTCTGACCGGTGATAGCCAACTGATTCTCATATCCCTGGCGAGTTATGGCGTTCTGGATACTACACCCTACGGTATCCAACGAATGTTGGATGTTATTGAATCCACTAGTCATAGCGCTTTGTAAGTTGCAGCAACATGCGCTAATCTGGTTACCGATCTCACATCCTTGTTGCTGTACGGCGTTGATAACGGCCTGAGAAGTCATACCTACCTGACCGGCCACCTTATCAATAGCGCCTTGTACGTTACAGATAGCGTTTTGTAATTGAGAGGTAGAACAGTTAAGGGCGTTAGAGATCTGGTCGATAGCGCTTCTGTTACCTTGGATAGCCTGCATCAGTAACTCACGACCATAGTCGTTGTTCAATTGAGCCGGAAGACCGTTAGCGCAACAATCATTTCCATTACCACCAAAACCATTTCCGAATCCACGTCCACCCCATAACCAGAACAGGACGATGATCCACAACCACCATCCGTTGGCTCCTCCGAACTGGTCTTGGTTGTTACGGCCGTTCATCAACGCCGCGACCAAATTCGGGTCCATCTTATTACCACCCAAAAGGCTGGTAAACATACCCGGAATCATAGATAATAAACCGTTAGCGGCGCTACCGCTCCCGGAACCCATGCCGTCTAACAGCACGATTTTGTCTCCACTTGTACCCATGTCTATTTATTTTTGAATTAATAATAACCCCACCTGATGGCGGGCGTTACAAAGTTCAAAAATTAACAGGCCTAAGATCGTGATATGTGTCATCATCAAAGTACGTCATGTCTTGTAAATGGGATTAATAAGAACCGGTACAAGACAAAAAATCCGGAACGTATCACTACGGCCCGGATTCATGCAAATCTATAAATTCAATGTTTCAATGCTCGAAAGAAAACGTCTCACGACGTCAAAGAGAGATTAACTACACGAAAAATCTCGCATCAACTTATTTGTATTAGCAGTGTATTCATTAACTATCTTACTGGATGAGGGATCATCCTCTATCCTTGATAGACGGTTATCGTCACTCCTTACCGTAACGTCACCTATCTTTCGTACCATACTATCCTGATATGATGATGGGTCCGAATATATAAAATTATCCACGAAGCTACATATCCCGCCATTAACCGTCTCACCCACCTTCTCATATAGACCAGATTGGAAAGACACGAAATCATCGTACCTCCCACGAGCCAAAAACAAACCATCCGGTCTCGCCTCGACACCGCCGTTGACCTCCCGGAGCAGACCCGGATTCCTTTGGTATAGATATCGATAAAAACCGACATCCATCATCCTATCCTGTCTATCCAGATAGAAAAGATCCCTCATGCTGCTGTCGCTGGACTCGATAGCCACGTCAAACAGAAGATTCCTTACCTGACCATCCGGCAACGACATCTCTATGTTTTTTAACGTACCTCTGTCATGGTGGTTCAAAGATACATTATAAAGCCCATTAAAATCAAGGAAACGCAAGACATTATTATATAAATCCGATTTTTTTAACCTTTCCTTGATCTGGATCTTCCTCAACGATGTACAGGATTTGATAAAATCCCGATCCTTTCCCTGCCTAGCCTCGTATCTCCTGAACTCCCGATCAATATCGACATCATCCATCTTAGGGGTTACGGGATGCTGGTATATCAATCTGGTAAGGATCATGTTCTCAGTATTCGAGGATGAGATGTTGGACATAACTAGCTTCTTTATGTTATCCTTGATCAAGTCAATATCGGAACGGGAAGCCCCGGCGGGAACCACGCCAGCCGGCAAGTACGAGGGCCGCTCTATCCCGATATCGGCCAACATCTCATAGGCCTGATCGGTGTCGGTTATCGGGGCTGTGTTATGGTACGTATTCCTACCCATATACAACATGCTCCTATCATACATATCGGAAGGGGATGTATTCCCGGACCTTACATACACCATCCTATCCCCAGTAGAATAAGTATCCTGAACCTCGTATATCGGATTCCCTTTCCCTGTTATCCTATCAAGATCGGAAATAAAGTCATCATACACCGGATCACCATTCTGTATAGAAGATAACATGACATCCAACGATGCCATAAGGTCACGGATATCCTCCGGCCTAGATATAACCATCTCATCGCTAATCGCCTCGCTTATATCAACGCCCATATCGGAAAGATCCATGGCTATGTCATATAGACGTCCGGCAACATCCTTGATGTCCTTAAAATCGTCCATATTGATCATTTCCCCAACCTTATCCCTTAGACCTTTCATGTCCTTAGGCATACTGATATACGGTATGGTGCTATTGGAATATGAGTCGGTAATCGTATCCCCATCCTGATCCCTGACCTCCATACGGGTCATATTACGATATGTGTCATACATCCGATCGGCGTAATCCTGATCCTCCTGATACCGGAGCACCAAGGAAGGGTAGGGGATGGAGGCGAAAGCCTGATCGAACTCCCGGCGGTCGCTGATACCGCCTACCGCCCTCATGATCGTATCCCTTACCTCCATTGGATTCAAGACTCTTCTCTTTCCCAATGAATCATACACATCCTCATATATCATATAATCATCACCAAGGCCTGATTCGGAGGACAAGAAATATGTATCCTTCTCATTGAGATCCCCCTCAGACATAAAATCGACAATCCTCCTCATCATATCCCTTACCCGCTCATACTCCAATCGGTTAGTCATGATATTATCAATCTCATCAGCATCATACATCCCGGATCGTTCAAGATTATATCTGTTGATGAATATATCACCGCCGGAAAGGAAGTTAGATACGATCATATCATTAAGATCATTGATATTATCAACGCCCATGGAAGTAATGATATTATTGATATCCTTAACCTCGTCAGCCATGAAATTACCGACGAAATAGTTCTTCCGCTTGATAAAGGACATGACATCATCATACCTAGGTTCCCCATTACTATCTAGGTCATATTCCGATGGCATGGACATCCAGTCGCCAAAGAAAGACACGAAGTCGGGGGAGTAGGCCGTACCCCAGACCGATAAGGCCTGCTTCTGGTCGCCAAGCACCTCCATCGCCCTTTGGTATAATCCGGATGGTTGGTTGTTAGGGGCAAGGACATTATCTATCCCACCCTCCTTATTTTTTATAACATAACAAGATCTACCCATAGCTAAATCGTTTTGTTACAAAGATAAACAAAATCCCGCCTACTCTCACGAGCGGACGGGAGCCAAATAACAATAATAACAAACCTATGTTTCTACTGAAAAAAGTACAAATCGTTTTGCCGATCCTCACGGACAGGCAAAAACTCAATCCTAAATAACAAAAAAAATGGAATTTATCGTTTAGCGAAAATATCATCTATATTATCAAAATATTTGACATTTGATTTTATAATACTAAAATTATATTTTTTTATAATTTCATTAATTTGTTTTCTATTTAAATGAAACCACTCTCTATCAACATTATAAACACTGTATTTATTATGCAACTCACGTTCTACATCCATATCAACATATGCAATCATATGAAAATAAATATTACTCACCTTCAAATTGTTCTCTCTGGTGTATAAATCCTTAGATCTACCAATTTTTATAAGACCGTTGCTAGTATCTACCCCTATATAAGTACGCAATAATTCACTGTTTTTTAAACCGTAACTCTTTTCTCTTTTTAAAAAATAAGTATATCCTATTATAGAATCGTACAAACCTTCAAAATCATACTTCGTTGACCATGGTCTTATCTTAGACATCAACCTAGGTATAGCGTCATTTACTTTTAATTTATTAGATATAGTAAATTTGATATCATCTATATCCTTATTTGTATTTGATATGGTAATATTATAAACAACACCATTGAAGACATGATCTAAACACATTCTATCAATTATATACTCACCATAACCTGCGTCATATAGCTCATCTTGTCGTTTAATAGCTGCCAATATAAAATAATCATACAGCTTCAAAGTATAATCAAGATTAAAATCACTTCTACCAAATAATGTTATTAGTGACATATAAAGGAAATTACTATAATCGTTATCATTTGATGTTATCCTACAATCATCAACAATAAACAAATCATCCTTTTTTGAACGATCGCAATCTTTCAAAAATCTTTTAACAATAACATCCAGCTCTTTAGAACATGCTGAACAATCAGCATATTTAAATTTCCCTGTATGACAAAAATGACTTAAATCATCATACGATCTCAAGATATAATCTTTATCCATGATATAAAAAAACAACAAGGACCATTGGCGTCCGTTATTCCACCAATGATCCTCATCTATCGCCTACGCCTAGGCGAGTTAATATCTTCTTATGGTCCAATAACGGATGGACACCGCAAATATAAGACCTTATTTTTAAACTACAAACAAACAGGAGATATTTTTACAAAAAATGTAATCAACAATCGCATTCCTCTGTCATATATAAAGCGTAATCATACCCATCCTCCATCATCATCACCACCTTCTTGATATCAGATAAAGTTAATTTCTTTATCTCCATATTCCTACTATCCATCCTGACGAAAGAGTCCTTGAACTCCTGCTCGGTTATGGCATCCAACCTAAATAGATTGTATTTTATAAGTAACTGGGTTACGTCAAATATCAAGATATTAAGATCAACATCACCTTTCAACTCATTAAGTAGATCGCGCATCATATCCTTAATAGCGTCAGTGTCAAGTTCCAGCTTCTCGGCTTCCCTCATCAACTTCTTAATGATGCCATTGTACTCGATTATGATATTAGCATTATCGTCATCAGTAGGCAGAAGTACATCCATCGTACATTTTATACCAACCTTATCACTAAGCCTTTTATTAAACTCAGTCATATAGTCAAAAGCCTGATCCCTGCTTAAAGCGTATGTATGATCAAGCAACTGCTTTTGTCTGTTATTGACAAAATAATGACTGGTATATAACATCATCAAGACCTTCACTCGCTGGATGCGTAGGTCTTGCATAATTTTCCGGTGTAAAAAAGCATCTAATTGCATAATATAAAGAGTCCCCACCGGGGCCATCACACACCCGACAGGGACCAACTTTTAAATATCTTACTCGTCAGGTGATGGACTGACACCGCAAAGATAAGATGAATAAATTTGCCTAGCAAGGATTTTCCGCTTCATTTTCCCCTGACACTACGTTTCCATCGGAAACCAAAGACTTGTCCTCGGCCGCCTTCGTAGGCGAGGCGAACTCCGATTGGGAGCCGTGCGGGTTGACGAACGGGGTCTCCGTATCCTCGAAGAACGTCTCATCCCTCCTAATACTCATCCTGAACTTAGGAGCTATGAAAGGATCGTTATTAAGATCAATATTGATCGTAACGTCATTCATCAAAATATCCTCCTTGGTCCTAGAATCGCCTATCCATCCTCTTACGTCAGCGGTCATAGGCATCTTACTAGCGGCTTCCTTGACAGCCTTTAGCCGTCCCTTGATAACATCCATGTCTCCCGCCAACGGAATCATATATGTCTTGTTATCCAGCCCGGATCTGGCTATAGCGTTGTTAAGATCCATTATATCATCAATACTTACTCCACCACCTAGACCCTCTATAATCCTATCAGCCATCGATCCGATCATAGATGAGAATGATGATATATCCTGATTTTTCAATCTTACAGGGTACAGGTAATTTCTTCCATTTCCTGTCTTTATAGCTACAACCGGGATACGCGAATTTTTATAATCACCATACTTATCCCTGACGATAGCCGTACAGAACGGGAATATGTTATACTTAATATTATCTCTCATCGTAACCTCCCCGTTCTCTATATATCCTACGCTCTCGACCCTACCAACCGTCTCGTTGGTAAAATCATTCTCAGATACCATCAACGTACCATTATCATCACTTATGCTAAAATTAGGTCTTCCCGGCAAAACACTAGTTACTGCACCTACGAACGGTATATCAATCTCGCCAGCGACAGATCCTACATTATCCCTATACAACTCAAAGGCCATACTCCTTAAATCAGCGTTACTACCTTTTGAGTCTGGATCATTGGCCTTAAGCACCGAGACAAAATTACCATCATCATCCACGATCTTAATAACCATATTATTAACCAAATCACTACGGGCAGACTTGGTCTCGTCAGAATTAGGATCAACGACATAAAGGCTATTGTATTTATCATACAATTCCTTGGTATACGGATCTGACATATCCATCACAAACCTTACCGTACCACCCTTGCGAAGGCTAGCCGTTGCTTCCTGATTAACCGACTCATTATTAAACCCAAACGTATCACCCGTGTAATAAGGGACAATAGATCCATCCTGCCCCTTGCGATACACCATGAACCAGTTGGAGGTCGATAAGGCGGTCTGCCTCCCCAGTATGACACCGGTAGCGTTCTCGAAAGCCTGAGCGTCATCCTCGCTTATCATCCATCTTGAGTGGTTATTCGACTCTATAACAGTAAATATGTCGGTTCCGTTGGTGAAATCCATCACCCTCCCATTATCGGTGTCAGTGGCATCAGATCTTTTAAGCCCAAGACCATCCATAAACCTGTCAAGTCTCATTCCGCCAACCTCATAATACATGACCCCGCCAATCTCCCTCTTCTGGGCCATCAACACTACCGGATTCTGGGCGGCATTGGCCTCCGTCCTGCCGGTGGATGTTCCGGGTTCGCTCTCCGTGAGAACATCACCCATAGGTATAGACTTATCGTAATCCTTGACAACCATACTTCCATTATCATACAGCCTCATCCATTCCACGAATTGAAGAAGAGGATCATCAGAATAATTATTGATAATATCAATAGCCTCATTAAGTTTATCCTGATCAACTTCATTCCCGTTGTCAATATCATTCATAAGATCATTGTAAGTCTGTATAGCCCCCTTAACCTGATCCTGATCAAGACCATTAATGTTTATATCTATGATATCATCAATAGTATCTCTGATGTTATTTAAGACGTTATCGTTGGTATTTAACCTATCTATCATTGACCTAATCTTATTAAGCCTAGCTATAGGATTATCGCCAAACCCATTTACAAGATCATTGATACGATCCTTATTATTATCATATATCTGCCTCTCCCTAGGAGATAAGATATCCTCATTACCGTTCCATATCTTTATAGCTATATTATTGATTCTATCATCAGAAGGATTTATGATATCCTCATTATCAGGTACATTCTCAACGATACCGCCCTCATCAGCCTTGATGTCATTCTCCATAGATCTGGCGATCATATGATTATAGGTCTTGAACATAAATGCCTCGTCCTCTCCTATAAGACCATCTTGATAAGCCTTATCTATGGCCTGATCATTGGCATAAAGGGAATTAGCATCAGGATCATCGGTATTCCTGAAATCATACTTGCTGTCATCCTCCTCATAAGTCTTCCCCCATGCGTTCGATAATATCTTCATGAACCCGCGCTCCTGCGCCCGGATGAATCTTCTGTCACGCATACGACGAAGTGACTCGTTTATATTCTTATAAGCCACAAGATTATGACGATACTCGCTAAGCAACGCCATAGCCTCCTTATGATTATCAACCCCACGGATAGATACGGCATTCTCAAAACCGACTATAGTCTCATAAGCTGCCATAAGATCGGCGGCGCTGATCCTTGATTCATCCCTGTTTAATAACAGCTTAGATATATCTGTCTCTGAGTTAACTAACGTAGCTAATCTCCTCTCCAAAGCAATCCTATCCTCCGTCAATTTAAGAAGTCTATCATTCTCCTTGGCTAACTTGACCTTATCAGACTCAAGAGCTTCCTTAGATGTGATATTCTGCTGAAGCTTCAAAACATTCTTCTCCATTTTCTGTATATCATCTGTAAGCTTCCTGAGTTTCTCAAGATCCCTACTCGAATCAGGATTAAGACGAGAATATATATCTAAAGCAGGTCCTATATCCGTATTGTATATCCTTCCTAACTGATTAGCGATATCATCCAAGTTATCCTTAGCCTCAAGACCGTTATAAGCCATGTTGGAGATATAGGTGTTAAATGATCTATTGGATATACCATCGGTAAGGGAGTCGGCAAATCTGCTGGCCATAGTAAAATTATCAACCTTCTTATTGAACTCACTGATAAGGTTGGACTTATACTCATTTACCTGCTCATCTGTCATATTCATATCGGAGGCTATATCGCTATTAGGTATAGACTCGATGACTGTCTTGAAATTCTCCTTGGTATCATCTAACATCCCCATTTCCTGATCATAACGAAGACGGTTGAATACGGCGTCACTAAAAGTCTTATCTACGATTCTGGAATTAGGTATATCGTCAGCGTTATTATCCGTACTTAATCCTGATAATTGAGCGTTCAGGGCCATGCTGCCACGAATAGCTTGGACAGCCGCAGAGGTCAAGGCGCCGGCATTGGCGTTGTAGGCCTCCACCATCCCCTTGTTCCGGGACATATCTTGGCTCCATTCCCTTATACCTCCAGCGCTCTTCCACCCCATACCGGCACCTATTATCATACCGATGCCGATCTCCTTCCAGCCTTGGCTAGATCCGTATGTCTCCTTGAATCCGTTCTTTATAGCTTCCATATAACCTATATTCTGACGGATGGCCATAGGATTATATCTTGATTCCACCCAATCCTCCGCGGACTTGTTGGACACACCTTGAAGACCTTCCTCGAACAAACCCTCAGATACCGGTCGCTTGATGATATTAAACGTATTACCAGCTATTTTCTGCCATTTCTTTGGTGTTATAGCCCTTAGTGCACCGTTGTCCATTCTCTCGGCTCCTACGCCAAATATATTACGTTTTATGAACTTGTCTACACCCAGCTCCATACCAAACATATCACCAAACATAGCTATGTTGGATAATGACAATATGCCGACGTTTGCGGCGAATACGGCGTTAGCGGCATCAGCATTATCAGCCCTGAACCTCATAAGCTCCTCATACGGGACTTCCCTCCCGTAAGCGTTACGATAAGATTGCCTGAAATTCTCCTCGGCCTCCATCAACATACTTCTGGCTTCCACTGAAGCTTCCCATGAGGTAGACGTACCAAGAAATAGGGCGGTATCCAGCCCCTTGCCTACCCTCTGCCCTATACGGGCGGCCCTAAGGTAAGCGCCGAATGCTTTCTTGGTGTCTGAAGCGACCTTGCCTATCCTAGCTAAAGCCACCCCAGCCCTAGCTCCGGTACGAGCAAGGTTCATCAGACCGGCTCCGGAATACACGGCGGATGATAACATGGCGCCAGCGGTAAAAGCCAGACCCGACAGAAAGTCATTAGACCAGAAGTTAGCCGTAGTCATACTTTGAAGAAAGTTCATGTCCCGCTCCTCTCGATTATAATAATGAGCTAGACCATAATCCATCTTCTTATCCTGATCATCTAGCCATCTAGTGAAATCGTTGTCAAAGACAGCGTTGAAATTACCCTTGGATACTCCAGCGTAAATACCATAAAAAGGCTGGATAACGCCGCCTAACCCGTACAAGGCAGTCTTTCCGGCAAGCTTACCCAATCCCCTCATCCATTTCTCAGTCCTGCTTTGGGTCTTTGACAGACGTGTATCATTATCCACTCCGGGTACATAAGACTCGTATTTAGGAATCCATGTTCCACTATTTAAACGATACCTTGAATCTTCTAACGATACCTCAGGTCCGGTGAGATTAAATCTACCCTTGTAACTCTGATCAGAAGCCATATATCCCAAAGGGGACATATGCTTCATGTTATCATAATAATTAGTCTTTACCGTATTCTTGATCCTTTCTGACAATGACGGTATCTGGGACTTTGATCTCTCGGAAGCAGAATACGGATCCAATACCGGAGGTAAGTCACGATCCGGTATATTATAGGAATCCGATCCAACAGCCTTTATATTATCCACGCTCATAGTAGGATACCCGTATTTGTTGGCAAGATCCCTTCCACTGGGAGCGTTATTATTGGTTTCCACTATTTCCATTATTTCCACTATTTCCGTTATTCCTGTTTCTTATCTCCTGATCAATCATACTAGCTATAGGTGATACGAAGCTCTCGAAATCATCCGTAGTAGATCTACCTTCACTTCTCCAATATACTTCATTCTCCTTGCTAAGTATCTGCTGCCATGCCATAACCAAGTAATATTGAGGACAAAAATCAACCTTCTTGGCTACCTCATCAGCATAAGCCACACCATCCAGATCAATGGAATATAATGGAGTACTGCCATTCGCTACTCCGCCCTTCCTGTATATATCAACATTTATGCCGGAAGAACCGTTATTATACTTATATCCAGAAGCCCGAAGCTCATACATAGAAGCATTGTCAAACAACACATCAGTGGCGATCAACATCTGGTTCTTTCTGATATTACCATCATTGACATTGGTAAACATATCTATATAAGACATTGTCATATCCTTAGCCCCACTAGCATAAGCCACCGGCCCTACCTGTAAAGCGTTAGCCATCTTGCCATAAGCGTTATCACTTGAACTGGCGAATGATATAGGCGCGACGCCAGAATCGTAGGTCTCGGATGGGATACTTACATCCTCCTTATAAAAAGTAAGGTCATTGGCGGCTAGATCTGCCTCACTTATCTCAACAACAGATCTTCCATCACCTCCATTATTACCAATGATCTGATAATTGCCATCACCTATAGGAGATATAGTAAACGTTATCTTCTTATTGGCATTATCCTCATCCTTGGGGATAAAACCACCACCACGAGTGAATAGATCACTAATCTTTATATAATCATACTCAGCTTTGCTTTTAGACGGATAATCACCAGAGAAGATATACTCACGCTCAGCGTACTCATGACGATATTGTCTTAGATAATCCTCGCCAGCACGTTTAGCGTCATCAGCGATCCTGCCTAGATCACCACGACTCCATTTATGTCTTAACAAATCGTTTCTTTCCCTATACGCTCCATTATATAAAGCGGTAGCGACACCAATCGCTCTATTATCTCCAGCAAATCTATCCTCTATCGCCTTGACGTGTATATTCCTATTAGCACCAGACACAACAAGAGACATTATAGATTCAATATCATCAAGCGAGAAGGATGTTCCCATAAGATTATTTATCTTATCCAGTAGGACACTAGATTGACCTGAATCTACCGATATAGATGGCGCTTCCCCTTTAACAGGACTATTAACAACATTTATATTATCATTCAATAAAGAACTATAAGCTGACAGTTTAGCCCAATCGTTTAACGTTATATCGTTTATACCATTTATATCAAAAACCTTATCGCCATTGTTATTAATATCTCCAAGATTGAATGTGCCGAATCCATAACTAATATCTATACCTGATCCACTATCAGATCTGGCTTCTCTCTGAATTATAGTATCAATACCATCCAAAACAGCATTGCTCGCCTTATTGAATCCATCATTGATCTTATTATACTTATCTCTTTGAGTATTTAGCCCAAGAAGCTTTATATAACTATCCTTGCCATTATAATCAAGAAGCGTATTCGTAGATCCACCATTAGCCTTGAAATATGTCATGATGATCTGGTCTTTATCCATATCCTTGACCACGTTACTATTCTCAGGATCAGACGCCCATGCGTCGATCTTCTTTCTAGCGTCATCTGATAGTGATTTAACGAAATTATCCATGCCGGTAGTCACCGCCCTCTCGTTGGCTATGAACCCGTTCATGAACTCATCACTTATATTTACGTCCTCAAGGTTAGCGTTCTTAGTAACCACGGTAGGTCCTGTCGTATCATCATCTCCACCACCATTCTCTGATTTACCCGATTTACCGGCTTTCATCAACGCAGCTTTTTCCATAGCCAGATTATGTCTCTTTGTCTCGTTAAACCTAGCTCTTTCCATCATCTGTTGGTTAGCCTTAAAATAATACTCATCTACGCCCAGCGTCTCATATGAGTTATTATAAGACCATCTCAATCCGACACCACGAAGGAACTGCTGCCGTACCATGAACATGCCGGCCCGCTCCGGGCTGTAGTTGCTGCCGATAACGCCCTCAGCCTCCTCCACGAAATCATTCTTCTGTTTGGTGATATCAGCCAACTCCGACTCCAGCTTAGCCTTCTTTATCTTATCGTTACCTACCCCTTTGAGTTTGGCACGTATAGACTCTTCCTTGGCGCTAAAATCATCAATATATCCTTTTAAGAAATCAGACGTGCTTTGGACGTTGAACAGATCGGGATTAGTTCTAGCCATGTATCTTCCTTCTAACTGCATCTGAGCCTTGCCGTTCTCGGATATGGATGCCATAGCTATATCCCTTACCTGAGCATAACTCATCTCATCTACATAAAGCTCACGCATCTCACCCGTCCTGTTCCCGTCAGCGTCAGTAACAGGTATCTGAACCTTCTTACCTTTGTTAAGGGAGATAAAGTTCTTCATCTTCTCGTCAACCTCAGCGTGATAATCCGTATAAGGAGTATAATGTATAGGGTTAAGACGTGTACCTACCTGACCGTCATTCATCCACGCAACAGCGTCAGCGAAAGCCTCAGCCTCATTGATAGGGCTATACATCTTAGGGTTATTAAGCTTCATATCCTCCATCTTCTCGCTAAAAGCCCGGATCTCCCTAGTACCGGCAATAGCATTCAACACACGGGTATCCAGAGCTTCTCCAAGACGAGCCTGTATGCTTCTGGCTATACCGTCGGAAGCCAAATTAGATTTACGATACACGTTATTCACGTCCTGTATCAACCCATTTAACCTATTCTGAAGATATTCCCTATCCTGAGGTTTTATAATATCAGAATTGATGATATAATCAGCATACTCGTTTATGGCCTGCCGATTGGTATCTATCTTCTGCTGCATGTATCCCATACCCTGCATCATGACATCCATGTTGTAGGGTGATACGTACTTACCGTAATTCCTTAATATACTGTATTGTGAAGCCATCCTTTATCCTTTCTTGCCTTTAGTTACTTCCTGAGCAGGATGCAATTTCCTGTAACTCAATACATCTCCCTGAGGATCTGCAATCAACTGGCCATTGGGGCCAATCTTAACATCCCCAAATATAGATCTTAATGTATTCATGGTCGTAGCCGTGTTCCATTTCTGCTGGATCTCGTCATTCACGCTATCAAAATATCTAGCCCAGTTCTCGTCATTAATAGCCAATCCCTGCAATATCCGTTGCTGATAAGCTTGACGTTGCGCTATGTTCTTGTCATAAGTATTCGCCCATGATTGAGAATTGACATTATCAGCCCAAGTTCTTTGAGCGACATTGCCCTGCTCTACCTCGTTAATATACCTACCTATATTAGAACTCATGATAGCCTGTAGGTTAGATGATAAAGCTCCTCTTTGAGAATCCGGGACATTACCCATCTGATCCAATTGTGATTGGAAAGCACGATTGGCTTCAACCATATACTGATCCGCTGATCTCAATACCGGATCCACGGTAGGAGCGTAATGCCTTTCCAGACCTTCCGTTGTCACGGATCCCGGAGTCATCCTGAACACCTCAGGAAAATCAAGACCACCACCTACTATATTTCTTCCTCCCCTATTGTTATCCGACTTACCTGTATTTGTATTGGTATTCGTCTTAGGAAGGGTACTAGCATCGATAAGCTCAGGCATATCCAGCTTAACATCGGGATCCTCCACGTCACCTATATTCATAGGACCGGGAGCCACCTCGTGGGGATCGAGTATGAAGTCAAGGCCTTCCATGCCTTTCATGGATCTTAACGCCTGCATCTTAAGCATATCCTCCCCAAGGATCTTATTAACAATATCTTTATTCTTGTCAGAAAACAGTTGACTGAAATGAGTGATACCAGCGTCATTAAGAGCTTTATGTTGATCCTCTGTAACTACATCCAAACCAATCATAGGACGAGATGACGAATATTGACCAAACTTATTATCTCTCATTCTATCATGATATGCGGCCTTCTTGTCTTCAGGGTAATTACCTTGGCTATCCTCACCGCCAAAAGAAACGAGCGTCGTGTAATCCCGAAGTGCCTCCGCGTTGGCGATGATCGGGTTCTCCGCCGTAGCCAAGCCCATCCACCCACCAGTGGTGCTATATATAGCATCCTGAAGAGCTTTGGCGGCAGTAGCCTTAGGCGCACTCATATAAGCATCATAAGCCAAAGGCATGAATGTCTTATAATACTCCAGTCTCTCATCAGCGTTAATGCCGCCATAAGAACCGTCCTGACCTTGACGTTGATACCCAAACGTATTATCCTTATTATTGTACTTATTCTCTACAGGGCGGAAAGTAAGGAGATAATCGAATAAAGAGCTACCACCTTTCTCCATCTTCTGACGAATACCAGCTACTTTCTTAAGCAGCTCTTTCTTAGCCTCGGCTACATCATCTTCTGTAAGACCATATTCTTTCATGGATCTGGATATGATATTATCTATCTCGCCTCCCTTGGCAAAATAAGTATCCTCATCCTTCTTCATCTTCCGGTCTTCCTGCTCCTTGTATATGACGTTAGCGAAGTCCGTAAATCTTCCTTCTAAGCCATTAACCGTCTCGTTACTATCATTTATAGCCTTGGATAATACGGAAGCATTTAAACGCCTCGTATTCTCGTCATCTATCTTATCGTTCTTCTTCAACTTATCCAAAGCCTTCTTCTGATCATCATAAGCTGATTTAAGACCTATCTTAGCCTTATACCTATCCATTAACGTGGCGTACGTATCCTTTGGCGTAGCCTTAATACCATACGTATCTCTAATGTATTTAGCGAAATCCGACTCTATGGTGGTATCATCGGTAATAACCTTCGTACCTTCCTCCAAGGAAACGGGGGTTCCACCATCGGCGTGCTTCTGCCCCATAGCCTCCATCGGCGTCTCTCCGGGCTGCGTCACGTACTCACCCTTCTCGACCTCCACGTTGGCTTGATCTTCCATCGACTTAGGTAATGGATATAGATACTCTCCGGTAAGGCTACCGCTATCGAATCTATTATTAGGTCCTAGATAAACACCGCCACCATCCTTGTACTGCATCTGGGATTGCCTTCTTTGCCTAGCCTCCCGCTCTTGAGCCAACCTGATATTAGTACGAGTGCCTTGCTCTGACGCCATTCCTGAGAACACGTTCCTAGCTAACCCTAAGACACCACCGATACCTGACATCACGGCGCCTACGACATTAGCCGTCTTAGCCCCGGTGGATAAATCACCGTATCCCTCGCTTCTCATACGCCCTATACCACGCCCCATCTGGGTAAACCTAGATCCTATATCATCGGCGCCATAATAAGGTATGGTGGTAAAGTCAAAAACATCCGTACTGCCAGACTCGTCAACCTTCTTATTGCTGTCAACGATAGCGTTCAAATCACTTGTATCAATGGTATTAATATCAGGCTGCTGAATATCAAATCCTATCCGGGTAGACGAAACCAAAGGCTCCACTCCAAGACCCTGAAGACCAACAACATTACCGGGCATGATAGGATCAACTTCCCCAGCATCTTGATATTTAGGTATCTTCCTTTTAATTACATACTTTCCCATATATCAAATTATTTCGTTCTGATACAAAGATAGTTTAAAAAAAATACAGACTCACCATTTGACAATGATGAGTCTCTTTAATACTAATCCTTTAAAGACATAACAGGATTACCCCATTTCTTTTTCCACTCATGACCAAGATAATCTATAAGTTTATCATAAGTATCTATAAAACCACCATCTATAACCCCGGTGATAACATTCTCTACAGCTACTATGTCATTTAACTGATTCTTTGTAGCCGTATTCCTTATCCCACTCTCATGCTTGTTAAAGACAATAAAATTAATAGCCTTAGCTACCCTTGATATCTTATCAGACAACTGACCCTTGTCACTAACCAACCTGGCGACGGCCGAACTCATCCTAATATAAGCCTCGCCAGCGGCATTCCTGTCCTCTATGAATCCATCATGCAACCATATTATCACCTTGGCGTATATCTCTGGGTCCAATTCCAATGCTACCATAACAAAAAAATACGGATTTACATACCATTTCTGACCCTCCCCCTTTCCTCTTCGGTAAGCCATTCCGTATTTTTTGAGATCGGTTATCTTATTGATTTTCAATTCATGGTTTTGTACCGTAAGATTTCTTACATTACATATATCATTAATACTCAGCTCCCTAACAAGAGCTTTCATCTTTTCCTGAAATCCATTAGTAGCAAACAAATGATCAAGCCTTCTAGACTCTAACCCCATAGATTTACGCTTTTCATTCAAGGCTTCCATAACTTCCGTTATGCATACAAACCCGTCCTTGGACATAACAGAAATGTTCCTACCTAATAATTCCCTACTCTCTGATGATAAAATCAAATTACTTTTCATACCTTTACTAAAAGTTTTAAATTAATAAATGCGCCTATCCGCTCGTGATGAGTAGGTAGGCGCACAAATATAAGCAATACTAATATTAGTACAAAATATAATAGCCTATATTATAGATAATAAAATCTTGAAATTTTACATATCTCAAATAATTACAAGATGCTAGATCCTTTTCACAAATAACGAACCTATCGCTTTCACCAAGTCATATAGACCAGCCCCAGAAGCACCAGCGGCCGCTCCATATAATAGCGCCTCCCACCATTCACTACCAATCAACAATGGCGATACTTTCAAAGCCCATGCTAATACACAGACCACCATACCTATGACTATAGCCGAAACCACCTTAGCCCATTTATGGGTGTCAATATACGGCACAACCTTAGCCAATTGAGTGGCTAACATAGTAATAAGAGCCGCAATTCCAGTAAAAGTAGTCAAGTCAATCGTAATAGATTCCCCTGGCTGGATTACCTCTTGAGCCATTAACGCCATTGGCGCCAATAGCATAACTAATAGAAACAATAACTTCTTCATATCAAAAACGTTTAATTACTTCACAAATATAGCATTAATTCTGGGTTCTGCTCATACCCTTTATATTCAGCATCAACCCCGGTATCATATTAAGCACCAACTGCCTTTTCGCCTGTTCCTTACGCATACGCTCGGCCTCCGCTATCTGCGCCTCTGATTGAGGATCATTCTTAATATTATTAGCGATGTCCTCTATAGCTTTCTTGTTAGCGCCGGATTGAGCTAGCATCTTATATAACAGGTCTTGACCTTCCTTCTCCCACCAGCTATCCATGGCAGGATGGGAAGCCAAAGAAGGAGCAGCGGGGGCTACCGTCTCAGGCACGGGCTGCTGGCCTCCGTCTCCCGTACCAGAATCCCGCTGCCCGAACTCGTATCTCATTGGCTCGTTCTCCGGGACACCGTATCTGTTGGAGAACATATCGGCGAACTCAAACCGCTTCTCGTTTCTTAATGTCGATCCAAGGGGTCTTCCGTATCCTTGATTCCATGCCACGGTAGCGTCCTTATAATTCGTGGCGTTATCAAAATCAGCCTTCGAATACATATAGTAATTATATATATTGCCTTGAGCGTCCTTATCAAAGAACTTGCCTTGGTTCATGTAGTTCCAGCCTAGCCCCGGTACACGACCTTGATACTCATCCACAAGATAATCCAGTTGTTGGGTCAATGTCGGTTTCTTACCATACCTGCGCTGTAACTCTTTCTTCCTAGGCCCAAGCCATTGTTGGATGCCAAAATCACCAGAGGCTCCTAGGGCTTCGGTGTCCCCTCCGGACTCGGCGGCGATGTTAGACAGGATGCCGATGGCTTGCGTTTGTGGTATACCCTTCTTTTCTGTCAGATAGTCCCATATCTCATCATACACAACCATCTTATTATCCTCTGATCTGTCAGGATCAATTACATATTTACCATCTCCATAAATCCTACCTGTGCTTACGGCCCCTCCCTTATTTTTCTTCTCCTTATCATCATCCATCAACATCTTACCAACTATAGCCGCCGGCAAAATAGCAGGAACGTTTTTAATGGCCTTTTTTATTTTATCCGATGATTCTTTCAATACCCTGCCCGTAGCTCCAAGCATGTTATTGGAATAATCTTTAGCATAATTACTACCTATACCGCTCACAAGGTTGTACACATCAATCTCATCCATACTATCGATATATTTATCAAGATCATCAATAGATGGAGTCCTTCCATATGTATTATAAAATTTATTCCACAAGCGAAATCTAGCTTGAGTATTAAAAGCTATTTTCTCTGATTTCTCATTACTTGATGAGTTTGGGTCAGCCCTATAAGCGTCTTTTAATAATGACTCATCATTTTCGGATAAATAAATCTTATTATAATTATTACTTGAATCATATTTATGCCTAAACTCATGAGATAGGTTAGATAAACTCTCATCGCTCCTAGTAACAACCTTATTGTATTTACTAGTATAAAACCCTTTAGCATTACTATTATCCAAAGCGGAGGATACCTCATATCTAAAATCATCGAAATCAGAATCCGCCGATACCCTTAGATTGTAAGCTTCTTCCAACCGTTTCCCATTATCATCAAGCATAGAACCTATCTTATCCTTAATATGCTTGTTAGACACATCATTTATATTTTGGAGATCAACACCATTATCAATCATCAAATCCACAGCCGCCTTATAAGAATCAGGGAGATTGTTATAATTCCTTGAAATTCTCTCATGGACATCCTTGTTAAAAAAATCCCTAACCAAAGGTTCATCATGGACATATTTATCCACAAGATCATTATCTACAAGAAAATCATACAATTTACGTTTGTCTTCTGGCAGAGGAATCCTCTTTACTTTATTAGCGAAAGAAAAAAATTCACCTAATACTGGGAATAGCCCTAAAGCTGATAATGTCATTCCTAAACCATCCCCAGCCTTCGATGACTCCACAAAATCTCTCACATCCATAACATCCCCGATAATAGGGATACCTCCAGCTATAATCTCGGTAATGTCAACTCCATCATTTATCTTCTTACCATATTCAGTATTAAGATTTATGCCGCTAGATCCAACGGAGGTGTTATCCCTTGAAGCCACATATCCACCCCCTTGTTTCTTATCCATCTTCTCTCCCCATAGCCCATATTTCTCCCTAGGCCATATGCCGTCTATGGCATCCACATAACCAACGGGATACTCCCCGTCCAGACGCCGGTCCCGTCGCTCGTCCGCAGGGTACAGGGCGTTGGCTAACGGCTGCGTGATATAACCTAACCCCTTATCTTTGGATCTCGACATAGCGTCCACCACAGTCTGATATATAGGTCTTAATTTCTCAGGCAAATACAACCCCACCTCATCAACCAGCTCGCCTATCTTCTTATTTATACCCCTAATACTGAAATTATAATTACCCATGCCATTATTCAACGGAGACAACGCACCTCTTATCCCATTCATACCCTTAACAGCAGCTCCTCCACTAAGGATATCAAACTCCGGGGATACGTTCTTTAAAGGATCATCATTCATACCCCTAAAATACATGGGACGCTCACCTCTTACAACACGATCAAGATCTTCCTTATACAAATCCTTTATCCATGAAGGGATTTCCTCTTTCTTATCTTTCTTAGCCATAAATCACGTTTTCTACAAAGATATACATAATCGGATGCAGGATAAAACAATAGGCGGGTACATGATTCATATCACCTACCCTCCTACACCCTCAATGCATATGATAAGCCGCCAGAGCTTTCTTGGCCGAATCCCTCGACTTGTACTTCGCCGGCCATAACTTTCCAGTTTTGTTACTAACCACCCTCCAACCACTTCCTACTTTCTTGATGCACCCCGATTTAGGGCACTTGCCTGATTTACTAACAGCAGATCTATTTTTCACCATATCATTGCGTATTAACAGTTATGCTATAATCTTGTAAGTTTATATCAATATTGACAATCTTCGAACTACCAAAATCATATACACACAAATTTAAATTTCCATATAAAACACCAGCGATAACATCGGCATAGAAAGAAGCCTCATCACCACCCACAGCATTATAAAAATACAGATACATATGCTGTTTATTAATAACACAGCTTTTTATCTTGTCAAAACCTTCCTTGGTAGTATTTTTCTTAAAATCAATTCCTTCTAAAATATAACTTGATATATCCACTCCAGAAGAACCTATCTCCTTATAAGTTCCATCATCCATCAAAGCCTTGGTCCCTGCACCGGCCGTAGAGAAGTTGATGGTCCTGTTATCTCCGACTGGGTCACCACCAATCGTTAAGGATATATCCTTGGTTTGGTTAGATACCGATTGTACGGTATGACTGGTGACAATGGACGTATGGGTAAGGTCGCTGGATATATAGATCGTTACATGATAAGATACAATGGTTCCAGCTCCCGTATTGCATCCAGAGCGCAACATGGCTTGAATATTCCCGGATGAATCCTTAATTAATATCAAGTCCCCAACCCCATACGTCGATGATGCTCCGGATAAAAGATATTGAATTGGTATATCAACCTCACATTTAGAAGCTATTATATCATATTTTGCTTTGGTAAGGGTAAATTCCTTATCAAAACCCAAATTAAATAATATAGTTCTAAAATCATCCTCGCTATCGAGATTATCGCCCAAGAAGCCCGGCTCATGAACATCTATATCCTGCCATGTGCCGTCACCACGAAGAAAGGCTGTACGCTTCTCCGCAGCGGGAGCCGGCACCAATCCCGCAGCGCCAGCCCCGGACGCCGTGGCACCAACCATATCCTTGACCTTATCAAGCCTACTGTCTATTTGATTACCATCATACTTACCTTGAAAATCTTCCATATAAACAAATTATTAAAATTTATTGTATTTCAATATTAAATAAAACAAATTGTCAATCACAATATTCATTGTGATAAAAATCAACCAGTTTCAACGGAAATCAAACCATAACTGATATCATTTGAAAGTATAAAAGGGGAATGATAAACACCCTCCCCTATATGTTAATAAATCAAGGTGATTATATGCCTTTTTATACTAGAATCGTAAAATGGTATATATCTATACAGAAATCCGTACCGGGTTCCACCAAAACCCTCTACCTTCTGGTAAGCTACTTACACGGTATTATCATCATTATACTGGAAATAATATTGACGAACGACATATAACCATTTGTTGTATAAGTTTTTACACTTATGAAACAGGTCTTGAAGCTCATTGTAATATACCGAGCTTCGCTTGATTATATGTTGTTCGACTAATCTCATGACACATATATATAGATTATTATTTATACATAAAAATAATTCGGTACATTTGTGGTGTAAAGTTGTATATAATCACCTAAATCAATAAACTTTCTCCTCATTGCTAAACCAACGTACTATCATCTTGAACCTACTCTCAATGTCATTCACGAACCTTGCCAAGAACCAATCGCCACGGAGACGATCACGCCACCTCCGGTGATAATCGACAGCTCTAGGGTCGATCTTCCGGTCAATGTCATTCACATCCTTGATCCATACCGGGAGGTTATTAGTATCGTCTTTGACCTCGTTAAAATAGTCATTTATATTTATCTTCTGATCAACCTCCGTCACCAGTATATCACGACTATCGTCATTGGTTATAGGATACCTTAACCGCTGGCTCATATCGTTCTTGTCAGCGATAACCATCCGAAGCTCACCGCTGTTGTTGGTATCGTTATAAAACCATGCCTTATTGAATCCGGTAGTCCTAAGAATTTGGTAATTAACCTCATCCTGATACCTTCTGGCATCCATCCGATATTGGTAGTTCGTGAGGATCTTATTCACATACTGCTCACGGACAGGTACCTCTATGACGAACGGATATAGCTTACCATAAAATACCTGATACGATTGATTGGTTAAGCCATGAGACCACAATCCCACTTCCCTACTATCACTAGAATAGTTCTTGCCAGACTGGAAATAATGCTGGTGCTCGATATAATAATCAGGGGTGTAGGACAAATATGATTTCCACTCACCCTTCAAGCAGTTATATCCAACGGTGAACGAGACGTCCGTGAAATGGCTGGCGTCCTGTAGCTCCACCGCCTGCCCGTTCCTGTAGAACCGGCCGCCACGGAATTGGTACTCGCTTGGATTCCCTACCGGTATATAATCCTTCTTGGTTATCAGAACCCTCTTGAACCGATTGTCCCAGCCCATGGACAGCCCTATACCAAAAAACTTGTTATCGATATCATAATAAGACAGCTCAGCGTCCGTATCAACGTTATATATCCGGCTACGGATGATCTTCATCTGAAGATGCTCCTTAAACCAGTTTCTAAGCCCCGGTGTGACCTCCGTAAGATTCTTGCCATTAGAATCTACCTTGAATACCTGACCACGCCTTAAATCGACCCAAAAATGCCCAAATTCACAACTGATCATATCCCGGCTCTGGGTCCCGGAATATCCTAACATCGTATTATTATACTCGATACCACGAGAGGCGAAAAGACCACCTGTCCCTAGCTCACTATTCTCCGGGGATATTCTCTCCGCCAACACGTCTATAGCGTTGTACAACCCTACCTGATTCTCGAAGCGGGCTAATATCTGATCCGACTCTATCCCCTTCATGCTTATAAGTTTCCCGAACGAGGTCTTGAACTCATGGTAATCCATAGGCTTGTACGACAGCCAAGGATCGGTCATGCCGTTCTCCGACACGTCGGCGGTGCTCCATATGACACCGTTGGGTCTTTGGTAGGCGCAGTCCCAAAAATTGCTATCATACGTCTCTGGTAATGACCTTCCGCCTAGCGTAAAACGATTCTTGTACACAGGACTCATCTTAAACACATTATCCCTTGATATAGGAACATTACGCTCCTGAGTCCATGATATATAATCCCCTACCTCCGGATAAAATCCCTCGTAAGGCTCAGGTCCGGCTATACGGAAATTGCAATTGATCTCAGACTCCACAAGGAACTGAGGTATACCATAGAAGTATAGGAAGAAACGACCGCTAAGATACATATCTCCGGTCTTGCAAGCCATCTCGTAAGCGCTCTTCCGGCTAGGGAAAGAGTATAGCGATCCAGTATCCGTATCGGTCTTATTAAGATAATCCTCCCCGGTATCATAATTAACAAAATAACGTGGATACCCGATATTCCGATAGTCGTAGTAAGGGAATGGTATCATATCTCCCTGACCAAACTGGGTCAAGTAAAACATAGGCATTTTTCTTTTAAGAGAGAATCTGGATATAAACACATCACCTCCAAAAACAGGTTTACGCTTATCCTCATCCATCAACCCGCACCCGCCTAACGACACCCACCTGATATCCTCTATCTGTCCGTATTGAGCCGGAGAATATTTCTTTATCCTCATATAAGGACAAGACACAAAAGATTCACGTGTCATAAAATGAGGCGTCATTCCAGCCACCTCATCGTTACGAATATTGCATTCATCCTGAATACGACTGGTATCATAACTTGATACTAATTCCGGATATTCAAGCATATACTTATCCATGCCAAACGACATGAATAACGAATGCTCACGATCGAGATTATTTACAACTATAGGCTTACCGCCTACTACTTTCCCTTGTGATGAGATATCCGTTACCGGATACAATCCGCTTTTAATATACTTAGCCGTAGATAATCCACGCAACTCTGATGCCCCTGTTTTTTGGTAAAATAGATTATAATGAGCGACAGAAGTATAATAATAAGCGTAATTCCATCTAGGTCCCCTATCTATCAAGGCCGTTAACCACTGATACCTGTACTTCCCTATATCCACGACAGACTGGGAGGTAGCCTTGGCGATACCTGTAGCCAGACGGATAGCCGTCAGAGCTATACCCACCGGGTTGGCCAAAAACATCACGCCCCCACCGACATATTGTTGGGACGCCGATTGATATGTATACTCAGCTATAGCGGATATTAAATTAGCCATAGCCTCCACCGTAGCCAATGACGTTGCCATACTGTAAGCCTTGCTCCCTAATATCGTCCATTTAGGGTGATCCTCCACCTCCCTGAATATACCGGAGGATTTACCTAATTGATAACCATCAACAAGGCACTCAGTGGGAGCGTCAGGCTTATTAAAGGCAATATCAGGGCTTAAGAATGAATACCAGATATTACCCTTCCTGTTAAACGGATGCGTTATAAAATTCTCACGATTAATATCCTTATAGATATACATATCATCAGACAAATCGTTGTAAGGATAATTAGGATAAAGGTTAGCCGATCCGTCGGGATCATCGTACTTAAACATATCATAAGCCAGACCGGTACCGATAACGCTCTTATCCAATGTCCTATCGCCCCTATACAACTCATATCCTATTATGGAATCCCTTCTAGCCTTATCTATAAGGCCATTCTCTACCGCTATATCCAGAAACTCATTAACGATATCATCATCAAGCATCACCCCCATAGGATAAATATAGGAGTCAACTCCATATTGACCGGTCAGTTGAGACGGATTACCCATAAAAGGAGCGACAGAGTTATCCGGGAACTTGTAATGACGTATAGGTTTCTGACAAAATGTGGTTGACGTATTGGGGTACTCAGCGTTATCCCCATTACCGGTGAAATAAGACTTACCCTCAACGGATTTAGGAGACCCATAGTATTTCGTCAAAGAATCTATTATATCCTTCCTCTTTGATCCTCCCGATGATATCCCGATCTTGCTAGAATCATATAGCTCAAAGTTAGCCGGATACTTATTGGTAGACTCCCAATATCCGAAATCACCATACTGATATGGTCTGGGAGCGCAATCAGCGGGTTTATCTCCACATGAGATGCATTTCGCCTCATATGTGACAAATCTCCTTAATTTCAGTTCTTTTGTAAAGAAGAATACATATTTCACCTCCAGTGGCCGAATGCCAAAACAGAACGGGGCGGGGAAGATGGCGGTGCCAGCCGTATAAAATCCGGCAAGTTCCTTCATGTCCTGCCTCATGGCGAAACCGGTGAAGAACACGCATACCGCAGGCTCGATGCAAACGTATATCTTATGGAAAGTGGTCTTGTCATCATTCCAGAACAAATACTTTGGCATCATAAATATCTTATGGTCCACGTAATTAACTATAACACCTTTCTTGGCGTCATTAGCCAAAGGATTAGGAGCCACGGTACCTTCCTTGTCCGAGAAAAACGTTATACGAACCTTATTGTATGATGATGAGTCGCCGATCGGATAATTATAGTTACCCATCATCTCTATATACATAATACCGTTATCAGGATCGGATAAACCGCTTACGTATTTTTCGTAATCCAACTCCACCCATCTAGCGTATGAGGATACATGTGGATAGAACTTGAAATAAGTCAAGTTGCTTCTACCAAACCAATTGGTCTTGGCGTCAATATCATTCTGCACAGACACACGATCTTCCCAATCAGTAGATATGCCGGTATTGAACTTAGAGTTATCACCATCACCAAAAAGACACATGGCATTCTCAATACCAAATTGACTCTCGTATTGAGGGAAGTACTTTTTCATTGAATCCATCAATATATCAAGCATAGTCTCGGTATGCTTCTTGCCTTCCCATCCATCGCCTTGGAATAAGAACGTACACTTACCCAATGACCTACCTCCTTGGAACGTGGGTAGTTGCACATCATCAATAGTAGGATTCACGTAAGGATCTCCTACCGAACAACCATTAGTACATATACCCTCATCATATAGCTGCCGGACATTAGACATATCCTGACACAAGACCAAGGCGGAAGAATCTATATCAGACGGGAATTTGTCCTCATCCTGACCATCCAGCCATTCCTGAACCAGATCTATGATATTCTTGCCTCCACTAGAGTAATTATCGAAATCACACAATACAGAAAACTTCCTTTGAGACTCGGCGTTACTTTGTATTAATGTCGTAGGTTCGGTCTCCACGTAATCACTAGCCAGCTTATACGTAAAATCAATCCTAGAATCTACCAAAGAGTTTTTATCCAATATAGTCCTGGTCTCTATTCTCTCGATATTATCACATCCACTAGGGAAATCAGGAGCCTTTATACCATCTTGATCTTCCGGCAACGATATAGCCGCACATAACTCATCAGTAATGCCTACATTGGATTCTATAAGATCACACAGATTCTCTATATTGTCAGCGATATAATCAATAGCATCATCTACCGTAACATCTTCCCCCATCGTGTTGATAACGAATTGGGTCTCTCCTACCGTGGCATATTCCTGCTCTACATACCTGAGTTGCTTGACATCTAGCTGATTCTTGCATTCTCCTCCAAAATCATCAAATCCCCAAGACGGATCGTTTATAATCTTGGCTGTATTCTTAAACTGCCAAAGATAACGGCGGCTGTTCCCGGCGCACTGCGGATTGTTCTCCAATACCGACGCCGCCGACAGATCTTCAGAATTGCCGTCCTCATCAACGATGACCTCCATCTCCTCCCTTGTAGCCGGACGAGGAATAAGCGGGAATCTAGCCGTCCTGTATCCTGTGTTGGTAAAGAATCTTATTCCTAACGGATATACCTCATCACGCATGAATGAAGCGTATTTAGAGCAAGCTACCCCATCCTTGTATAGATTCTCAGTGGCTATGGATGTCTGCCATTTAACAAAATGTCCCAAGAAGTTAACAACCGGCTGTAAATTCCATTCATTCTCAACGGTCAAACCATATTGAAGAAGACGATTACCTACGGAAGTCATTCCTCTGGCTGTCTTATATACCGGTATCTCCTTGGACAGCTTCTCCATTGTCGTACGCTCGCTATACTGATCCGTAAGATAATAGATAGTCCTTTCCGTTATCGGATGTATACCTTCTATGAAATACTCAAGAACCGGGCTTTGCTCGCCATTATATCCAACGGTGTTCTGTATAACACCTACCTTATAATGAGATACCTGCTTATCTATATTGGATACAGTAAGCCGGATACCCATGTTGGTTGATTTGCCCCATAAGCCATCACGAATGACTATATCCTGACGATCGAATATCATGATAGGGTTGGTCAATGAGCAATATCCAGTCTTCTCTATCCCGAACTCATCGCACAGCGCCACGCAGAACTGGTAGGTCCCGGCACGCAAGCTTCCCCCGAACTCCACGACCTCAGGCTCCACGCATGGGGCCGTCAGCAGCGGGAATACCAGTAGCTTCTCGCAAGCCAGCCTACACCTCTCTATTGGCTTATCATCCCCACATGTCTTATATCCATGATAATGATACCAGAAGTCACCATCATCATCCGGATTAAGTGCCTTGTCAACCATAACATATCGCTGGGGGTTATATCCATCAGTCCAGTATATCACCTTACCACACTTCTCATCCTTGATCTCTATATCGAAGATCGGGTGATGAATGGAAAAGTTAAGACAAGGATCATCAACCCCATCCTCTATCAACACCTCCATCAAATCACATATCTCATCGAAACGACCATCCGACTCCTCAAGCCTCTCTCCAAGGATACGATGAATATCCTTCCCCGATCCGGATAGTTGATCCTCTACGGTCTTGACATAATCCAATGACCTCATGAACGTGATCTTAGAGGTGTTGTTATCAGGATTCACCAGAAAGAAATAAGTGTTATCACCAGCTATATCATTCTTATACCCAATAACCTTATAGCCATCAAATCGCTTACATAAAAGGGTACTAGGCTCGTTCTGGATCTTAAGCTGGCTTCCATCGTCACCCTCTATGGTAGCGTTCAAGGCGAAACTGTACTCAGACGGGGATAGGTCCTGTGGATGCTTATCCCTGTTCATCCCGGAATCGGGAACCGCTATGTTAGAGTTATTTTGCACGATCTTATCTTTTTCGCAAATATAATAAATCCGCCAGATAATCACTTATGTGACGGATTCTAATAAACTGTACGTATTATGCAAAACATTCAAATCGCACAAAAATAGAAAATCCTTCTGACTCTTACAAGCCAGAAGGAAAATCTAAACACTTTGCAACGTTTACCCCTAATGAAAATACAAAAACATAATAATTATGGATTTTTCCCCATGTAGCTTGATTGCTTGTCGGCGTCCTCTACGGATATGTAGAAGAACCCGTTAGTCACGTATCTCTCATTGACATCCACAAAATCGGTAGATCCTTTGTCTATCCCTTTCTTCGATCCCTCATCACACACAGCTACCAGACTATTAAAGTCATTGGAATAACCAACGACAACACCATGTATGTCACGATTCCGAGGATCGAAAACATATCTCATCCTACATCTGTCATAAGCCAATTCCAGAGGGCTTTTGTTTATCTTACCATCAAACCCCATACCTGTGGTCAAGGCGATAATGCTTCTTGATATATCACTCATGGTAGTGTCTTTTACCGGCACCTTAGGCATACAAGCACCTTCCATGACAAAGTCCAACGCCTTGTCTAGAATCTCGTCAAAATCATCGTCTCGAACATAATCCTTGAACACCTCCAATATATACAACCGGACATGGAGTTCATTATTTACATCATTTAATGCGATCATAATATTAGTTTTCGGCAAAGCTAGATTATTCCTGTGCAATAAAAGATCAAATATGTCATAAGTAAAGGACTAAAAAACAAAAAACTCCCCCATCCTAACGGATGAGAGAGCTGATAGATATTTGTATTATGAAAAAGAATAATCACTCACCTATTCTTACAATACAGTCACGAGACTCCTTGTTGTAGATCATCGTGCCTACCTTAGAATACAAGGTCTTTATATTTTGCCAATTATCCTCACCATGGGCGGATACATTAGTGGGAGCGTCACCGGTATAAACCTCCTCGCCTCCGATATTGACAAAATCATATCCACGTTTTTCCATTGTCCCACCCTTATAGGCGGTAAATTTGATAGTGACATTTCCGGTGCCACGTCCTCCATACCAATTACCGTATATACCACACTTGATCTCAAGGGGGAGCTTATCATAATTATCCCCGTCAAGCAACGGTCCCATCTGGATCAGAGCCGCCTCATTCCCTGATTCCATGTTATCTCCACCGTGGATAAGATAATCACCTACCCGTTCCTGCGTGGTCTGGTACTGTTTACTCCAACCAACCAGCTTGCCGTCCACGTCCGGGAGGCCGGTGTTGTCGAAACCGGTTGCCGTGTCGAAGTCAATGCCGTCCTCGTCAGCCCAGATATACCTAAGCACAAGGAAATCGAACTCAGGGATGATCACCACCGGAACCGACTCCTGCCTGCACACGAACGTCTTCTCCTCCTTGGTGCCTTCTTTTATAACCTTGTACGTAGCCTGACGTATCTCTCCAGTCTCATTGATATCAGCGGTAACTCTAACCTCAGCAGGACCGGTACCACTTGTCTTATCTAAATGTATCCAATCAGCCATATCATCGTATTTTGTTAAACCAGTTTAATATACTTATCAAAAGCGTTGGGCCACATACGCTCATAAGACAGCATCCTCCTCCTATTATCCTCAGCCAGCTCCCGGTAATCATTCAAGGTAATCATCGACATCTTAAGCTCTTTCATGGCCCTAGCGAACTTACCCGGCTCCTGCTGAGCATATAATTTATAAGCATCACCAGCGCCTTGTATCAAGCCATTCACGGCGGCATTCTCGAAGATCTTCATCTTGATATACGTCTCGACATAATCCTCAAGGTATCCTAACGCCGTTTCAGGTATATATGGGAGACCGTCGTCATCCTTGGGTGTAGCACGATATATGATGTAAACGAATCCATCAAACCCGGTATACATAGTATTGCCGGATATAGTTATATCATAATTATCCCAATCATACTTATCCCGATACTTGTCGGCGGCGCAATCACGCCTCAACCCACGACCTATCGATAACCTTACGGGATGATAGTAATGAAAACGAACCTCATGAGACCCGATATATATCTTCTCCGTGATCGTCTTCTCAAACTCCTCCTTACAGCACTCGGTGCAGGAGTTCCAACGGAACCCACGCTCGGTGCGCTCGACCCAGCCGATCTCATGTTGGAGGTCAGCCTTAGCCTTGTCGCCGCCCGGGATCTCACAGACAAGAGGCTCACACCTATAGGCGTCAAGCATATCGAAAAAATCGGAAGGCAATACCGCCTGTTTATTACTGGTCTTGACAACCGCCTCGGACATGACCGCTATAACACCCCCGAACCTTTTCAAGGCGATCTCAGCCCACCTATAAACAGACGAGGTATCTATAGCCCCGCTATCATCGTATTTATGTAAATCGGCCTTGATCTCGGCCAATAAGCCCTTTATCGTCATAACAAACTCTTTTGTACAAAAATAGACAATAGTATATATCACACAAAAAAGATCCGATCTATTCTCACGAACAAACCTAATTCGATCATAAAAACAAATATTATAGTTTATACACCCATTTAACTCCAAATACCTTACTCTCCGATTCAACTTCCCTGTACAAGAACTTATATCTCCTTCCAGACTCCATAGCCAGTCTGCACTCCTTGTTTAACGCAGGAGAAATATAGAGATGGAAATACCTGTTCCTTGGCATGAAATCAATACACGTATGGACATAAGAATATCCACCCGTCCCACGTCTGTTAATAGTACCGGTAAGCTTATTTAGATATATCTTACGATTAGGATTGATCTTATGACATAGATAACCGATGTTATTTATATAAACCCCACCCTCATTATCTAAGTACTTATCACGTATGACCTTCCATATCAAAGACTGACATTCAAGAATATCATTCTTCTCTACAATCGTATGCTTCCTCCTTTTCCCGTTCTTAGACATAATAGATCTATAAAACCGGAGAAAGTACTGATCAAGTATTTTAAATGACTTTGTTTTCATATCGCAAATATAACAATTTTGTCCTTATTCAAGAAATATTTGATGGCGCTTGGTGTAAGTGTAACGGTGATAAGGCCGCACTTACCGCCGCGGCACAGGCTGACGCACAGAGACTAGCGCAGGAAAAAGCCAACGCTATGG